GTTGCCAAAACAAATTTACCGAATCCGTCAACTGTCGCGCCTCAGCCTACTGCAGTTGCCAAAACAAATTTACCGAATCAGTCGACTGTAGCGCCTCAGCCTACTGCAGTTGCCAAAACAAATTTACCGAATCCGTCAACTGTCGCGCCTCAGCCTGCAGCAAATTCTATACCAGTAACACTTCCTAGAGCTACAGAAAAAAAATTAAAGAAAATATTATCTACTACTGGTTATAAAGAACATATAGAAAGTTTGAAAAATTTAAGTATTGCAAACTGTAAGCAAATTGTTCAAGAATTACAAACAATTGTAGATTTAAGTACAAATTCCCAAGCAAATAGTACAACAAAACAATCAACGCAAAAAATCAAAAATCCTAAAAATATGTTAAACCCAAAACATACCCCAGAAAAAATAAATTTTAATAGTGACATTGTATTAAGTGCATTATCTTATTGCTATTACAATCCAGATCTAAATGTGCAAGATGTTCTTGATGTCATAGATCTTGTAAATTTATATTCTCAAGATAGGGCTTCTATGAGACAAAGAAGTACAACTATTAAAAAAAATACTACATTAAATGATGTTATAGATCCTTTAGTAATTCAAGCATATAAAATGTCTTGTGATTCATTAAAGACAAAATCTGAAATTACGTTTAATGAATATATATCACATATGAGCTTGTTAATTAGAATTTTACAAGAGATGTTCGATTTCATTAAGAATATAAATAATAATGCAAAATATACAATATATTTATTTGATGAAATTACAAAAGATAATTATCATAAAAATGTGAATGTCTTCACAACGGATAGTATGACACAAATTGATAGAGGAATAACATTCGATGATAAAAAGGCAGTAAAAAACAATACTGATGTGCTCAAGAATACTTATTTAAATCGCGCAATTCATTTAGAATTTTCGCAAAACCCTAATATTCTATTTAATAATGTATACAAACATAATAATTACAATGATACATTTGAATTTCGAAGATATATGTCTATAGTACCCAAATTTCATTATCTAAATTCAAGCACTTTGAAAAAACATGAAAATGAAATTATTATAAAACTATTTTCGGAACTTGACAAATTTACTGTGGATTTGCCTATACAATATACTATTAAAGAAATTAATAAAGATATTTACATACAACTTTTTGCAAGTATATCATCATATACTGTCAAGAAAGATTTAAATAAATTATTATATGTCCTTATTAACAATAATTATAACAAAAAACAAGGTATTGAAGATTATTATTATTATTTTCCTTATGATGGTCCTGCGCCTGCTATAACTGTACTAAATGCAGTAAATTATGTGAAATTTTTGAAATCATATCAACCACTTGATGTAACTAGTACACCTAATCTTTTATCAAATATAGATTCTTATTATAAGGGCTCTTCTCCATTGTTTAGCAGAGTAGTTAATGAATCTTTACAAAATCATATCCTAAATGATGTCAAATTAACAGAAAATACCGCGAGAAAATTAGAATATGTTTTAGCATATTCTCAATGCTCTCAAATTCCGCTCTATTACAAAGAAGACATATATGTATTCCATGGAACTCAAAACTTGATGCATGCAAAAGATGAGCAAGAAATAAATCTTATATCATTCTTATCTTGTTCTTTTAATATATATATATCAATCGATTATGCTCTTAACAATCTTATTGGGTCTACTAAGAAATATAAAAAGGGCATAGTTTACATATTTAAAGTCAATCATCGCCAAAATTATGTAAACTTCGGGGATACGCTATATCAAATAATATTATTGCCCGGAACAAAAATCAAAATACAATATGAAATTAATATAGGTAATATAAAATATGTATTATGCCATATTGATGATACTGATGTATTAAATTTTGGGAAAAAATTATTAGAAGATATTAAACAAGGAACTGAATTATTAAAAATCGCATATAATATTAATCATTTCAAACTATCTGGTGATTCTGCAGTATATCCTAGCATTATGAATATAACTTTCCCAACAAATCCAAATGATATGAAAAAATTTAGAGATCATGTGGATAATATTTTCGTAACAAAAATTGGAAATATAGATTATATATATACATCGTTAGGAAAACTAATCAATAATTATAATATGCACACATATAACAACATACAGTTTACAATACATCAGCATTTTTTCAATGATTGTTATCATTATTTTAATGTAAATTGTGCTATATATACTATTGGTTATGATGATAATAATATTTATACTGTATGGCAAGTTGATAATAATTTTGGTCCTGCATATAATGATTTCAAATATAATATGAAAAATTTATTAATAGATGCTTTATTAGGAAACATAGATTGTACAAATAGTAAGAATTATTTAGTGCTAAATAGTGATAAAGCAATTAGCAGATTAATGACATTAAAGGGATGTGGAATGTTCAATACCTCCGGATACAGAAAACCTAGATTTAACAAGAAACAAGAACCATATGAATATTTAGGTATAATCAGTGAAATTATGGATACAATGCCAACTTTGCAAAATATTGATAGGTTACAAATGCGAACATTATTGAACTGTGATAACTTTTTAATAGGCATCAAAAATTTTGGTGAATTTGTGAATCATATTCACGAGCAATATATAAGTTTTTTAAATACTAATTTACAAATTCCTACAACATCACAAGAATACATAGATTTAAAACAAATGTTAGACGATTTAAAGCAAATATTGAATGCGCGTGCCAAATATTTTGAAACAAAAATGGATGATATAATAGATAATATATTGCAATATATTCAAGAAACACATACAGCTAGTGTATTAACAGGCGGTGATATAACTACAGAATTTAATATAGATAATCAAATAAAGCAAGTATATAAAAACAATAAATCAAATAAACCTTTATCATCAGAATCTCACATTTATGTTACACAAAAAAGTAGATCTAGAAATAATATATATAATATGATAAAGAATATTCCAATACCAACTGATACAACATATAAACTAAAGGATTTATCAGAACCATATAAATCATATTATATGAAAATCATTGAAAAATCTCAGAAAATAAACAAAACTTATCGTTCAAAAAAGAATAGAAGCAGAATGAATAGCGCTTCTGCAAAAACTACAAAATATGATTCCTATACTGTTGATACATTTAATGAAGGATATTGTGTATCAAATGCGAAATTTGCAGAAATTATGAATAAATTGTCAGTATCTACATCAAAGAAGGATTCAGCAAATGTTGCATAAATTATCTCTTAAATACTTCTTTTTATGTAACATCTTTACCATATATGTGTCCTCAAGTTTATATCCAAATTTGGCATAGTACCCTCTCGCACCTGTGCCTGATATTACCGCGATTTTAGTACAACAATTTTGCATTGCAATGTTTTCAGCTTCATCAAGTAGTTTTCTTCCATAACCTTTATGTTGTTGTGATAATGAATTATGGGATCCTACAATGCTAACATCAGAGTAGACATGTAGTTCTCTGATTAAAGCAGATTCTTTCAGAACAGGAAGTACATTTTTAATATCTGGGGAACTATTTATTCGCAACCTTATAAAACCTATCAGAAATCTACTTGTTTCAAATGATATATAGTATTCGTCGCCATCAGATGATCTATAATATAATTTTTTCAATTCAACTACATCATCTGGACCAAGTTTATTTCCTCCAATTTCTCTACATCGAATACACTTACATTTCCAATTATTTTTAACCATATCAACTTGCAACATTTGACGCATACTCACAAATTTTTCATCATAACCTCCTGATATATATGTACTAGGGATGTCACGAATAATCCGATTTAATCTTTTATACAGCTGTATTTTTTGTTTAAAGTCTTTAATCAATTGAAATAGTAAATCATCATCATAAGGAATATATTCACCAGAGTCAAACCATTCCTTGATTTTTGTGAACGGAACTACAGCACACGGATATATTTTCAATTGATCAGCTTGCAATCTATCATCATAAAGTACATTTTCTAACATTATTTTATCTTTTTCATACGAAGAACCGGGAAGATTAGGCATTATGTGAATATCAACTTTGTATCCATTCTCTTTCAACATTTTTATAGCCTTATAAGCACATTCAATTGTATGCCCTCTATTTATTTTTTTTAGTACATTATTATCTGTATGTTGGACTCCTAACTGGATTCTTGTGGCATTATATCTTCTGAATCTTTTAATTTCTTCCAATGATATGGTATCCGGTCTTGTTTCAAGTGTTAAACCTATGATGTGCAAATCAGCGTGTTCATTTGCAGCAATTTCATCTTCTAAACTTAACATAGGTCTTTTATGAATCTGATAATATATATTTGCTGCATAATAAAGTTCTGTAACAAATCGTTCTTGATAATTTTCGGGGTAACTGCACCATGTACCTCCTAATACAAGTAGTTCAATTTTGTCAACTGAATGCCCCATTGTGATTAAGGCAGTTACACGATCATTAAATTGTAAAATTGCATCGAAATTATTTGCATTTGCCCTCAGCACAGCTGGTTCTTGAAAAAGGTAGCTTCTAGGTTGATCTATATATCCGTTAGCATGACTTGCCTTTTCATTTGGACAATAATGACAATTCCATTTACAAGAGAATGATGCTATTTTTTCAACTCCATCCGTATCAGTATATCTTGGATGTGCTGAAGTCAAGACAGTTATAACAACGACACCTGAATTAGATTTACATTTCTTTTTAGTAAGAATAGCTTTCAGATTTGCATCATTATATCCAATTTGTTTATACGCCTTTATGAGATCTGAATTAGATAATATAAGCTTGTATTTTTTTTGAATTTTCACACGAAAAGCAGTTAAATCTTTAGGATTATTTATGTTAAATTTGTTTTCATCTAATTCTAATACAATTTTATCCCAAGTATCATTCTCATACTTAAGTGGTATAATATCTTCAATATCCATTTTGCAACATAAAAAAAATATGTTTTAGAAATAATCAATTTTTATATTATGCAGAAGTTTTATTTTCAATAAATAGCATATGCTGTTTTGAGTTCAAATGTCTTCTTATATGATAATCACGAAATGCAACATATTGCGTACCACATTTACATTTTATTAATGATGTTTTCTTTGTTCTTTCATATTGTTCTTTTTGTTTTTTTTTGATTTCTGGATTTGTAAATTTGTCTCTGCATTCATTACAATGAAAATAGTATATTTTTTTGGCTTCATTTTTATATGAAAATTTTGTGACTTCAAGCATACGATGGCAAAGAGTACATTCCATTATAAAGGATAAATACATTATCAAACAGTCTAATCATTTTTTTAATTTCGGCATATAATAGGATGTCATTTATTCATAGAAATGATTCAGTTGATTCTTATAAAGATTACACATACATTATGTACATTTTGTGCGACAAAACTGCATCATTCTATTCAAAAATAAAAAACGTAATCAATATACCCATAGTGATATGCTCAACTGGTCTATCTATATTAAATACTGTGAATTTTTCAGATAATGTTGACAAGATGCTTATAATTAGTTATATCAGCACTGCATTTAATCTTCTTATAGCATTATCAATTGCAATTCTTAATTTATATAAAATACCAGAGAAGGAATATTCTTTTAAATCACATTCAATGAATTTTTTGAAACTCAATAACAAAATAAATGCAGAAATTACAAAATGTAGAACTATTATGGAGGAAATTGACATTGTATCAATCATAAATGAATATAATCTTTTATGCGAATACATTACCTTTCATATTCCTTCGCATATTCGTAAGGATATACAAAAAAATTATAATAAATACAAATTTCCATTACTATTGACAAATAATAAGAAAGATACTGATAATCAAGAAACATTATCTAAATATGTAAAGTATATGATACAAAAATCTAAGCATAATCTCAATATTCCTAAAGATATTGATAAAATATCAACATTATCATCGGATTGTATGTCAATAGAGATGGATTCATCAGTATCTTTGAAAGAAAATACTATTATACCAATAAAAAAACCAAAACTGGTTATATATTCTGGACATTCGTCATTTGATGAATCACCTTTTTCAGTTTTAGCACAAACTGTTCAATATTCACCTTTATTTGCTGCAAAAACAAATAAGAGAAGTATGCCAATTAAGAAAAAATAAAGCATAAAATCATATCAAGATAATACTTGCATAATCATAAAACTTTTTTTCATACTCAAGTGGTATATGTTCAAATGAAATCAGTTTCATATTAAATTTAAATTTGTCTTCCAATTTATTCTCAGATAACCACAGTTTTAATTCTGTATCACTAAGTTGTGCAAGTTGCGAGGCCTTTTCCTTTGTGATAAAGGAGGCTATTTTTTGAATATTATCACTCTTGTCACCGTATATTGCCTTTGCATATAAATCTTGTTTGGCATTTTTTGTACCTCTTTGAGTAATATCTTTGAATTGCATATTCATAATTGTTATCCCAACATCTGCTAATTGTAGATAATCATTATCATTTGTAATTATAATAATAGATGTATTCAACAATGATTTCAACTTATTCTGAAGAAGATAAATAACATCATCTGCTTCTAATCTTTCAAACCAAATTTTCTTGATACCCTTTTTTTGCAAGTAATCAGTAAATACATTGAATATTTTACCATTAAAATTTGCGTTTTGAATACGTGTTCCTTTATATTCTTTATATATATCATTCCGCCATATTTTGCATCTCTGACAATCTGAGCAAAATATAAGATTATTAATATCTGTATTCCATTTTTTGCAAATTTTCTTCAAATCCGATTCTACATGTTTGATAAAACTTGTCACAAATTCTTGATTTTCTGTTATTGTTTCTATATTGAACTCTTTCTTCTGAAATGTAAACCATCGCATTGTCGCAAAATATCGATAAAATACATAGTAACTGCCATCAATTAGAACAACAGACTTGTGTTTTTGAAAGTCTAAAACTTGCTTATTCATCAGCAATGTAGATTTATATTCACTTAATGCTTATAATCATTTTTTTATTTAGGCAAACATATCTTTTTGATAAGCACACACTCTATCATATATATCGTGTTATCATATTGCACAATATGTTCTTCGTTTGTATCTGGAAATAGAGCCAAACGAATTATTTTGTTTATACCTACATTATCAATTAATTTAAGTGTTTTTATTTCAGCATAATATTTTTGCTGACATTTGAAATGTAAAGCTATATATTTGTTACAAACTTTATAATTCAAGAATTCCATACCATGTTTCTGAAATAATATTTGCATTTTATTAACAAAAAGATTATACCAAATTAGAAAACTTTCGATAGAATCATCATTCCATACATATTTATGTTTTAGATGCGCCAATGACCTTCCTGAATCAAGTGAGGAATTCCAATATGGTACCAACGCTGGTTTGAAAACAATTTCTATTTCAACATTAGTTTGTAGTTTTTGGCCAATTTTTCCATTCAACTTAACACACCTGCCAGTGTCTGGATTCAAAATTTTATCACTAGGACAAACTTTTTTTGATAATTTCATACCAATTTTGCCATCTACTTTGACACATCTCCCTGTTTTTGGATTAAGTATTTTACCAGATGGACAATTTTTATTCATCTTGCATATATATCATAAATTTACTTCAACAAATGTGACGATGCATATAATTTTGCATCATTCCATCCATCATTGAATAATTTTTGTGATCCCTCAAAATCTAAGTAAATGCGCTGTCTTATTGAATATTTTCTCCCCCACACTTTGCTATTTATACAATTATCATAACATTTTCTATTTTTTCGGATTTCACCATCTATGTACCTTTCATTTTTGTATAATTTTGTGAGCCTATTACCAGAAATTAAAGGGATATATGAACTACACAAACAATAATTTACAAGATCTTCAACGTCTGTAAACTTATCAATTTTAACATTTTGCAATCGAAATCTATTATTAACTCGTGTAGTTAAGATAGATACTGGAATATTTGTTACATCAACATCTTTATATCTTTGAATGAAATTTTTTGCTACTCTTTCTTGAAATTGTTGCATGCTTTTTCTATGTAGTAAATGAAGCGTAGTATCTTTTTCACCAACTAAAATAGACCATAATAAATCGTGATTATCTATATTTGGTTCTAATTGATATAACACAGAGCACCACGCGCCTCCTGATATACCTAATAAACTGTAATTAGTAGGTTTCATATAATGCTTAATATATGCTAATGCTCCCAATGAATAAGAAAACAATACACCGGTTGAACCCACATTCATTTGAAATGAATTGATAGTTTCAGATAACACTAATAAGAGTAAACACAAATATTTAGTTAGACTCCACATCCTAATATGAATAATTTATTTTATTTACCTGTCTTTAATTTCAAGACCTTTGGTATTATTTTTTTGACATTTGTTAAATCATCTGTAATCACAAATGGTTTATCATTAATTATTTTTATTCCAGAAACCTTTGTGTCTGTAAAAATAGATTCCATTTTATTTTTAATAGTAAACTTTAATATTTCATCCAAGATGAATGCAATAACAGATGTTTCCTTATTATGTTTTGTATCTGTCATTATTTTTCTGAATAACATAGCTTCCAAATTTTGACAAAATAAGGATAATGGCTTAAGTTTCATAGCATCAGTTTTTGTGGCATTAGTAATAACTCCTTTCCAATCCTGTTCAATCATAGACGAATGTTCTTGTAACATAAAAAACGGCAGTATTCTCCGGTAATCTTTTATAGAAAGATTTACATGCATACCAGAACCATCATATTTTTGAATAAGTCCAAAATCATATATCATCATATTATATCCACAATCTTTCAGATAATAGTCCTTACCATATACATTATAATGATAATATCCTGATTGATTTTTAGTGATATGAAATAAAAAGTTGCCCCAATGACAATCATTATGTATGAATGTATAAGAATGAAGAGTAGCAACAGATAAGATACATTGAATCAATATATTGAAAATAACCTCGGTATTACTCAAACATATATTATTAGTGACTATATCTTTCAAATCACCATGCGCTAATTCATTTAGAACCATATAATAATTTTTATTTTTTATAATATCAGGCACATTTATATTATCATTTTGAATGCATTCAAATTCTTTATATGTCAAAAGAAAATGTTTGCTTAGTTTCATTTTGACAATTTCAGTTATAAATTTGTTCATCCTCACTTCATTTATATTTTCCTTAATTGTTGATATCATCAATTTAGTAACAAGGCTGAGTATTACATTTTTAGCAACTGTTTTATATATGATACCACAAACACTGGGCGAACCTATTCTTTTAATAAGATGAAGCTTATCACCTATTTTGAAACCATCGACACCATTATATGTTTTATTTTGCAAACATTTTACTTCTGTTCCTTGTAGAAATTGTTGAATATATTTGTAATAAGCAAGTCTATTTTCAATATTGTTAAACCTGCTCAAAATTTTTTGATTCAGAAATGCTTTTATTCTTTTAGCTGCATATTTCTGTTTGAATTTCTTTATTTTTGGTGAAAGACTATTTGGTGATTGTTGCACTATAGGTAATATAGTCATATCTTTTAATTCATTTTGTATCTTATTATCTGGTAAGATATCTCGTAGGAAAACTCTGTTTTGAGGAGAACTATGAATAGGACTCTTTACAGATTTCACTTTTTTATCTGAAATTCTTTGTTCATATCGACTACAAGCTTCATCTTGTGCCTTTTTCTTATCGTTTTCATACAATTCCTTACATTTAGGCATATCTAATCCATTTCTTGTGCACCATGCAAGAGTTTCTATGTATGCATTTGGTTTTACACAATTGTCTCTTTTTTCATCATATTTACATTTAGGAGGCTTGCATTTACTATTCATTCTACTAATAAAAGATAGATATATAAAAATAAATTCATTATTTCTTAGTCCATATAGCTTTTTGTGCAGGTAATGTTAGCTCTCTTTTGCGCATATAGGTTAAAAACTTTTTAACAGTTTCTTCATTACCTGATGCAAAAAATGCATTTAGATCATTTAAACAATTTTGATTATTATTAATAGTTGCCAAGATTAAATTTCTCATTATTATTTTATGCGAGTCCGATATAAAAGGAGGATTATCTTTTAACCATAGGTTATAAAATGCTGTATATGTTTCTTTATTGACGGGTAAGGTTTCTAATGCATTATTTGCATACTTAATTACAATATTGCCGTCTGCAATTGTAACAATTTCTATTTCGCTATCACTATATTCCATTAAATCCTATTATGAATATATATATTATTTTTCAATAAAAATATAGCCTGTTAAAAGATTGCTAGTACCGGCAGGACTCGAACCTGCGCCCGCATAGACGGAAACGATCTTAAGTCGTTCGCCTTAACCATCTCGGCCACGGTACCATCACCCTATAGAGGGCTATATTTTTTACAAAAATGAAGTATGTTTCTATTGCTTTCTTATCGAATATATATATATTGTTAAAGCTTTATATATTTTTACTGACTTAAGAAACTTATATCTTACAGTTATATAATAACAGTGACCTAAAATGTCCATAAAAGTAGGTTTTGCAAATGACAATTATCTATATGATAATTTACGCCAAGACAATGTTTTGATATTAAATGCTTTTACTAATTCAAATGTTATAAATATCAATCATCATGCAAACACAACTGATGATATGTTGATTAATTACAAAAATAGGATTGTTACAGGAATAAAAGGAACATCATATATAATTGATGACATTTTGAACAATTCACGATTATTGCAACTTAATAATTCAGATATTAATCTAAATAGAAATGTATCAGTAAATGCTGGTCTTAGTGTAAATAATACACTTTTAATCAATTCTAAATCTGTAAGTATAAATAGCAATGTGATTATAAATTTAGATAGACCTTTTGGTTCTTTAACTATTTCATCAAATTCATATGATATTTTCAAGTTCAATCATGATGGTAATACAACCTTCGCTAGCGACGATTTTATGATAACAAATTATAATAAATCTAGAATTATAATGCAAGTAGATAATACAAATACAAACTTTTATAATGATGTATACATACGTAATAAGATTCTATATGTTGATAGTATTAGACCATCAGAGGGTGTTGATAGAGTGAATATTTTTGGTGCAACATATACATTGGGAATTATTGATAACTTCAAAATTGAAAAAAATTTATCTATTATTCAGAGAACTCAAAATGAACGGGATACAATGCCTTTAGAAATATGTAAGCGATATGGAAATGCAAATATTGTAAATATTTACAGTTGTAATTTTGACAATACAAGACCAATTGGTTTCAAGAGTAATTTAATTATAAATAAGGATGGTCTTATTGGTATAGGAAGTCCATTACCTGATGCAACTTTATCCATTAAAACAGTATCACCAAACATAATTTTTTATACTGGCAATAGCAGTGGAGATGTTTTTAATATGACTCAGCGAGGCGATATTGGTATTGGGACAAGTATACCAAGGGCTCAAATAGATATCAGAAGAAATGATGATCTAAGCAATGAAAATATTAGGCGCACTCCTATGGTAAATTTAGATATGCAGTATAATGCCAATTTGAATTATAGTAATGTTTACACCAATAATAGTACATCTCTTCGTTTTGCTGAACCAAGTATCTATCCAGACAATGATATGAAACTATATTTAGATAGTGAAGAAAGTATTAATGGAACTATTTTAACAGTTAGAAACACAATTTATTTACTTAATAAAGAAATTATTGATAAAATAGTAAACATATCTAATTTAATATTATATAATACTGGGACTGAAAACCTTTCAGACCCTCCTGAAATAATTACAGGTAATACACAGATAACAAAAATAAACATTTTGAATAATTTGATTTATCCATCAAATAATTTAATGTATGTCAAAGAAATGAATTTTACTCCAACCCCAGCAAGTGCTAGCACAAGGATATATGACTTTAATATTAGGCAAATGACATCAAATACATATTATAAATCAGAACCATATAATAATAATGATTTTCTGCCATCAGATGGTACCTTTAGAAATATAAATACTTTCACAAAATCTTATGCTAATATCCAAGTTACGTTACGATTTAACTTTATGTTTGAAAAAAATTTTGGGTTAAAAACATTTGTCAACTACGAGAATATTCCATATACAATATTGTCAAGAGTCCTTGTACCTGCACCCAATTTTATGAACTTGACATATAATAATAATTTTATATCATCATTATCACCAGAAGGAATATTATCATTGGGAGCTCCTGTACCAGACACTATAAAAGATAACTGTTTACTATATACAAATAAAACAATATATACACATACTTTAAATACTCAGCGTATAGATACATCTTTAGCAAACAGTAATATCAGTCTGACAAATAAAAACTTAGTGGATATTAACAAAATTACAAGTACAAGTGCGGATATAAATAGATTTTATTCAAGTAATTTATCATTTAATAGTGCGACAGGTAATAATGTATATGTACACAATGGGACCTATGATAATTTATTAGTGTCAAATCTCTCATATCATACTCTTGAAAATAACTATTTATCTTTTACAAATAGTAATTCGCATTTTAAAAATAGAGTTTCTATTGGACAAACAGATGCATCAAAAGAATTACAAAGTGTTACAGCTGTAAAGATTACCATTGATAATAAATTAAATTTATATGCAAGTAGTAATAACATTATAACACATCGCAATGGTATATTGGTTACAAATGATGCTACATCTGGTAATCCATCTATTACAGTACAAACAATAAATAATAATACAATTCCATATTTTCATATAGGTAATACAGAAAGCTCTTATTATTTCAGTCTTAGGAAAGTCGAATATCTTAGTACAAGTTCAAGCGTCACAAACAATATGCAATTAATAAATAACAATATTGACGTAAATAGAGGCAGTTTTTTCAATACAAATAATGAAACACCGCATATTTTACAACATATCCAAGAATATAACTTATTAACATTTGGTGAACAAAATACAATATGTATTGACACATTGAATACACAGGGGTCTAGTAGTATATTTAATAACAAGATACCAAAAATCTCTATAGGCATTCCATACAACTCGTTAGGGCGTAATGTAAAAGATTATCCCAGTTATTTTATTGATACTATCAAACGAGAAGACAATCCATATATGTTGAACATTTTTGGAAATATGTGTATAAAGAATATAAATAACCATCCAATATTTGCTGTACAATCAACAACAGTAAATGGTAATCATAATGTATTCACATCCATAAATGGTGAACCTGATACAAATTACCAATTAAGAATATTTGGTAATATGGCAACGTCAAATTTAGAGATTTTTGATGACATAACAATAAAAATAAATGGTGTACAGCGAAATCTTAAACGTGTTTTAGAAAAAATGGATGCATGGATAAGGACTCAAAATCCCAATTATGATGCTTGATGTAGTGTATACATAAGCATATACGCATCTGAACTTCGTTCAAATGTCTTATTCATTTGTTCATCAGATATTTGATTTACATTTAAATCATCATATAAAACATATTTGTTATCTGCTTTGCATATTGCACAATAATGTCCTCCAAACATGCTTCCGAAGTGCAAAGCTATACTTGTGCATTCATATGTATAGTTTTGCATAATATCTGTTAAAATTGAACCCTTCTTTATACATAATGTCTGATTAATACTGACATGTGTTTGAATTTTTGTGTTCATATCAGAGAATCGTTTAATTATAAAGACAAGTACATTTGGCATCTTCCAAATTTTTAATGATTTTGTATATTCAGTATATTTATTGCACTTATCACATTTACGATCACCACTACACAGTTGTGATTTTAGATAATTGCGAAACATACTTGCAACAGAACATGTTCCATCATTTGTTATATCCAAAGGAATACTTATAAATGGTTCAAATACATAGTTCACATCATCACATTCATTGCATTTTATGATACTTAATAAAATCCCCTGTGACGTATCTAACCAAATACTTGTCTTATTATTATTAAATCTATTCATAGTCAGTTGACATTTTTGTTGCAAGGCTATATTTGTTGCCAATGCCAAATTGTCGAGTACATCTAAGTTTATTTTTGTATCTGTATCATTAACTATTGTTTCATCTACAATATTATGTGCTAATTCTGTAGCTAATTTATCAAATAGAAACATCCATAGTTCCCCAACATCTATTTGTTCTCCGCGTTGAAAAATACCACTGAAATGGTTGTATAAATGCGCAATGAATTTATTTGGACTTAGTGAATGATTCTTATTATGCATCATATCAAGGATTTCCTTCAATTCTGAAGATAATGTTCCATCTGGAACATTACCACATAGAATGACATTACGTAAATATGTTGTTCTGCAAATAATTTGTATAAGACTATTCACAGCACATGTTGATCCAAGATTTTGCAGGCCTTGCATTCTTATTAGATGTAATATAATTTTCTTATATCACACCAATATCATTTTTTATTTTATGACTTAATCATTAGAATATGAAAGAATTAAAATCAATAGGAATAGCATCAGTTAGCATAACCTATATTATTGCAGTAGGGATTTCAGTTATGGTCCTTACTTGGATACATAAATTGGAGGATACAGTATGCAAATGTAGTATAGATTTCAAACGTGATTATATTAAATATTATTTATATGTATATATAGTTTTTTATACATTATGGTTTTTTGCCATTATATATATGATATATTTTTTCAATTTAAATAATATATTTGCCAATGGGTTAGTATCATTAACACTTACTTTAATGCAAACACTCTTACCAATATTTTCTATACTTAATATTATATTTTCAATTATGTATATATGGCATCTTAAGGAAATTGATTGTAAATGCAGTGAGGATATACGCAGAGAAATATATTATATATTGAATTGGATTAGTGTAGGGTTCATTATAATGGCTGTAATTATAATATTATTTGCAGCTATCGGAGGTATGTTGTTTATGGGAAGATTAGTAAAAAATAATTCTAAATAATAAAAAAATAAATATATAAACTTTATGTTTAATCTACTTCATCTACTGTGGGCATTGGCCCTGAACTAGTTGTTGCTCCTGTAGGAATAGGTCCTGTTCCAGGTGGAGGTGCACCATAAAGTTTTGTCATTAGAGGATTGATTTTATCTTCAAGTTCCTTTTGTTTGCTTTTATAGACTTCAGTATCCTCTTTAGTATGTTCATCAAGCCACTTAAGTCCTTCTTCTACAATAGGCTCAACCTCCTTTTTGACTTCATCAAATGCAGGGCTCTTTTGATCTGCATTTTCAGGCTCTTTAAGAACAGAATTCTTCAAATTATACAGATAATTCTCGAGCCCGTTTCTTGATTCAATATTCTCACGCAATTTATTATCCTCTTCCTTGAATTCTTCTGCCTTCTTGACCATCTCTTCAATCTGTTCCTTAGACAATCGCCCCTTATCATTTGTAATGACAATCTTATTAGATTTTCCAGAGCCCTTCTCTACTGCACCAATATTCATAATACCATTTGCATCAATATCAAATGTCACCTCAATCTGAGGTACACCTCTTGGTGCAGGTGCGATACCATCCAAATGGAAGCTACCTAACAAGTTATTGTCTTTAGTAAACTGCCTTTCACCCTCATAAATCTTGATATCAACACCAGGTTGGTTATCTGCATAGGTAGAGAATACTTGAGATTTCTTTGTAGGAATAGTAGTATTTCTCTCAATAATCTTTGTCATCACTCCACCAGCAGTTTCAATACCGAGTGAAAGAGGAGCAACATCAAGCAAAAGCAACTCATTGGTCTTTTCATTTCCTTGTCCAGTCAAAATAGCTGCTTGCACTGCTGCACCATATGCAACTGCCTCATCTGGATTCAAAGATTTGTTCAATTGCTTGCCATTAAAGTAGTTTGATAGTAGTTCCTGAATACGTGGAATTCTAGTTGTACCACCTACCAATACAATCTCATCAATATCACCCTTACTCATTTTAGCATCTTGTAACAATCTATTGAGTGGCTCAATAGTTCGTTGGAAAATAGGGTCAGCAAGCTGTTCAAACTTAGCTCTACTCAATTGACAAGTGTAATCAAGACCATCAAATAGTGACTCTACCTCTACAGTTACAGTAGTAGCTGATGACAGAGTTTTCTTTGCCTTCTCTGCTGCAATATTCAGTCGCTTCAAAGCCCTTGCATTTTCTTTAATATCCTTTTTAAATCTCTTTTTAATATCATCGCACAAAAAATCAACAATGCAATTATCAATGTCAGAGCCACCAAGATGCGTATCACCACCCGTAGCCTTGACCTCAAAAATTCCACCATCTAGTGTTAAAATTGAAACGTCATGTGTTCCCATTATTATATTATCATAATGGCATTTAACCATTATTTCTCATATTTTCATATGAGTTTAGACTATATCTTATTTGATCTTTTATTTTATTAATATTGCATATCCAATTCTTTGGAGTTACTAAATAATATTCTTTATATTTCCCTTTTTTAATTTCCTCATTTACAATGTTTTCTTTTTCTTTCCATTTGCCTGATGCAATTTCATTCATATGCCATATATGATTGTCTTTGATTTCTATGAGCAAATTTTCTATTTGAAAATCAACTTTATATTTTCTCATTTTATTTTCAAACATATATTCTAATACAGGGCCGTTCTTAACTGTTATATTGTTATTATTACACCATTGAATAAATTTTAATTCAAGTTTTGATTGATATAAAATAAATTGATTTATATTGTTCTTAGTTACCCTTATTTTGAATACTTTGTTGCAAAATACACAATCAGTACATAATATTTTATGACAATTTTTGAATTTTTCTAATGTTTTTGCTCTCCAAGTTTTTTGACAATTTTGACACTTAAATATTGGCTGATTTGCTTTAATTATCATATCATTGCATTTGTCATAAAATACACTGCTGAATAACATTTGGTTATTTGTCTTAAATATTGGCCAAAACTCTATATTGTCATCTACAATAATCTTTCCATTTTGTAAGCTTACTAGTTGTTTAGATATTCTTTTATAGTCATCCATATTTAAATGATATTGAAAATACTTATTTTTAAAATCATCATCAAGATCTTGAAATAAAACTAGACTTTCATCTTTTTTATCCTTTAATGTCAATACTATGCCATTATGATCTGTTTTTTTGCTTTCATATGCTTTCAAAAATTCACTATGATTTTGTCTTTTTCCAAGTTCCTGATTGCAACATAAGTTACATCTATTTGAACATTTATTTATTTTTCTTAGAAATTGTGTAACTCCCACTTTATGCACGCTCTCACATGTTACACATTTATATTTTATTAAATATGTGTGTTTTTTAGACAAATGTTTATTATTAAACACAATATGATAAATACTATTTTTCTTAGAAGAATATTTATTGCAACTGAACTCTAGACATATATTTTTTATTTCAAGTTGATTCCCATTGTCATCAGTAATATCCAGAATATTATTTAAAATCTTTTGTCTCTCCTCCATTTAGAATCATGTATATACAATTATTATAATCTTTATATGACCAAATGCTGGCACTCGTGAATATTTCAGGTCATAAACCTTACTTTATTTAGTCGTTGAACTTTTCAGATGTCACCATCTGACTTAGCTGCTGATTGTCCATTTCAGTGATTATATTTAACAATATAATATGTATCTTTATCTTTTTCAAACCTTCACACTTATGCTCGCGCATTATGTTGTGGTAGATAAAGCTTTAGGAGTTTCCAGCAATTCACCAGCTTCCATCACAAATCATGTTGATTAACAACAAGCAATAAGTGACGTGTGGGTTTGCACCACAGGTGGCAGATAGGACGTTTTACCACCAGCATCAAAAACCAAAATATTCTTTTCTTTCTTGCTATCAGTCTTGTCTAGACCATAAGCAATTGCTGCAGCAGTCGGTTCATTAATAATCCGCAAAACTTCAAGGCCTGCAATCGCACCAGCATCCTTTGTAGCTTGTCTTTGTGAATCATTAAAATACGCAGGTACAGTAATAACAACCTTCTTCAAAGGATGGCCCAGATAGCTTTCGGCAGTTTCCTTCAATCTTTGAATAACCATTGCAGAGATTTCCTCTGGATGAAATTGTTTATCCTCCTTCTTGTATTTTACATTAATCATAGGCTTATTATCCTTATCACCTGTCACATTAAAAGACCACAGTTTAGTATCAGCCTGTACAGTTGTATCAGTAAATTTCCTTCCAATCAACCTCTTTGCATCATATACTGTATTTTTAGGGTTCATTGTAGATTGATTCTTCGCAGCATCACCTACTAGCTTTTCTTCATCTGTAAATGAAACATATGAAGGGATGATTCGCGAACCTGTCTGAGAATCAGGAATAATTTCTACTCTATCATTAATCCAAATTGCAGCACAACTTGTGGTTGTACCAATATCAAATCCTGCTGCAATAGTATCTTCCTTTGTCATACACTACTTTCTTGGTATAAATTAGACATAAAATCTTTAAGTACTTTATTCTTTATACCATACTACTCTTCTTATTTTTAGAATATACACATAATAATAATGTAAACTTGTTAATCTTATTTCTTGCTATAATATTATATGATTTATCTAAAAGCTGAATATTGAATCTTTTTAATTTAGATTCAATATTATCTAGAACATATGTATTTGTGTCATTTATAGTACAGCCAGTTGCAGTATACTCAGTTTTAAATGAAACAAATTTACTTGGTATAGCGCTTGCTGTATCAAATTTGTCACTTAAGTTAAGTGTAATTTGTTCAAAACAAGCTACATTTTTTCCACCTTTACTGAAATCATTAGTATCTGCTAATATATTGGTATATAATCTATTGTAATTGTTAAGATTAATGAATATAGGGTCGCCGTCACCTGCATTATAGACACTTGCCGATGGATTCAACACAACCTCACACTTCATTATTTTTATGTAAACAGCATTCCTAATTGCTTCTTGTATATCAAAATAAAAATCATAGTCTATGGTATTCATAAACTGTGCATTACTACTGTTGATATATATTAATCTTTTATCCAAAATATCATCTGCCATCTTCTATACAATAAAATGAAAATATATAAAGATATTACGCGTCATACGCTATAAATGATGCATATTACAGATAGTATCAAATGTATCTATTTTAATTTACTTTCAAGCTTCTATATTGCAGTGAACATATTGTTTCCATATTATAATGAAGAAATATTGAACCTTCAATACAAAGTAATTGAGCATATAAATGAGGATATTATCTTTGCATTGAATTCTCGAAAGAGGAAAAGATTCAATTTATTCATAGAAAATCTTATCAACAAAAATAATGAATTAATTGAAAAGATAAAGAAACAAGAAGAAGAAGATAACAATATTAATAATTATGAAAAAATTGACCAAGAATTACAAACTTTTCAAGAAAATGAAACAGATACTGATACAGATGACAGTCAGGAAAATTGTAAAGAAGATTAATTTACATATTTGACAGTTTGTCTCTTTCCCCAATTTTTTTTTAACACATCTTTCAATGAATATTCTACACCATAACACGTTTTACTTAAACGTTTTTGTACCGATATGTTTTTCAATTTAGCATCTAATGACCATAATATTGATGGATTTATATAATTTAATAATGATAATCTATATAAAAAATACATAATTGTATCAACTGATCCTATAGTGTACCCTTTTTTTTTTTTCATAATAGAGAAACAATCATTGCCAACATCAATCACCTGACAAATAATACTATCATTCATTTTAAATATCCAATTATCGCCAAGTAAGTTTGAAATATGCTTATCTTTACTTACATGTAATTCACTAGTATTATAGAGTTTAATTATTTCTTTTTTTGTTTTATTTATGTCCTTAGATAAGAAGATAATATAATTATGAGGCATCATTTCTTTCAATTTCACTTCATGCAATTGAAGTGCCCATTCATTCACTATAGGTAATCCTTTATTTTTAACATATTTTAATATTGTTTTATCAATATTAAAGTCTGTTTTAGTTATATTATTTTTACTTTGTAATAAATGAATTTTAGATACAACGAGCAATAATCTATCATATACTTTTTCCCATCTAAAATAAGATGATATTGGTCTGGATAATTCATAATGTAAGTTAGAAATCAAGAATACAAATGGTACAATACTATAATCATCCTTGTAATTTTTATAAATACTAGTTTTTAATTCATCTTTATGGATTTTAAGCAAATTATCATAAATATCTGCATTAATCTGAGTAATATCTATTATTTGAATAAAATTCACGTAAACCTTGTATGTATTCTCATGTAATGCTTTACGAACCTTTATAAAATTATATTTCAGTTTTTTCAATTTATTAGCTAATTCTAATGCATCATTTTTAGCATCTTTTGAAAAACAATCATAATCATTGATTGTGAAATCTTTATAAAATTTATCTTTTTTAGGTAACAATAAATTTAGAGCAAATCCACCATAAATCAATAATTTTTTCTGCTTTATAAAATCCCCTACTATTTTCATAATATCCTTTGTATCATCATATTGTTTTTTTAAAATTTGATGATCTATTTCGTTCACTATGTTCATTATATTTTTTGAACTCATTCAGTCTATCCTATATTTATTCACGATTTGTTATTTTCATTATGTTAATGACATTTGATAGGCTCGTAGTGCACTTAGTTCATCCATTTGTGTCTGCTGAGCTTGCTGAGCTTGCTGAGCTTGCTGAGCTTGCTGAGCTTGCTGAGCTTGCTGAGCCCCCGAACCTGCACCCAAATTTTGACTTGCAACTTGTAAATCAGTACCAACAAAAGTTGTACTTGCCGGAAGAGCACTTGGTGGAGGAGTACCTGGTGGTGTTACTCTATTTACTGCATCGTGTCTCTTTATATCATTAGCTCGTAATTTCAAAGAATCATATACAAAATGTTTGTTAAAAATTTCAAGAATATTTTCTTTTTTAACCCCTTTAGATGCAAGTATTTCATCTTCAAATGTTTTATAATGTTCATCTATCAACAATGCTCTAAACAAATCCCTATCATTTTCTAAAAACATAAAAAGATCCCGTAATGGCAATAACATAGCCTTTGGTGCTTCTACATTTAATTCCTCAAAATATATGCGTGAAATAATGGTCACAAGGTCATGTTTAGCGTATGCATATTCAATATCAGCAGATACTTCATTTGTCTGTACTTTAGAATTCATCATATATTCAGTAGAATTATATAAAAATACTCTTAGCAAGCTCTCGTCTAATTCACCATCATTAAATTGTTGTATATGTTTGCTTAACTCTTCTGATGTTGGATTTCTATTTAATATCTTTTTATAACTTGCTATGATAATGTACTCTATGTTTTTTATTTCAAAATTAGATATTTCTTTATTATATACATTAAAAGCATAAGGTAAATTAGCATCACTAATTATATCATCTGGTTTAGGTTCTGATGATAAAGTTGCGTATAACGCATTTATTGTCTGTTGATAATATGCATTATCAGCTTCTGTTGCAAAAGGCTCACATAATCTTAATGCTACATATAATATATAAAAAGTAACTACTATAACAAAAGTAATCAGAAAATATACTTTAAGCTTCATATCTTATTATATATAAATAATATTATATGAAAAAACTTAATAATGTACTCATCATAGGGTGCAGTATATCTTCTTTATATGGTGCTATAAAACTTATCGATATAGGATACAAAATCACACTTATCGAAAAAAAGAACAATTATCATCCTTTCTCACAAGCAGCATATCATAATTTTTTGTTATATAATGACAATCATAGAGCTTACATTAATTTACTCAGGCGTTTTGACATTAAAGGAAATAAAATTGCAGAATTTCAATTTAATGAAAAAATATTTTCAATCATTAGTAATGTTATTCAGAAATCTAAACTTATACCACAAAATATCATAATGACACATACATTTACAAGTCTTTGTAAATATCTTATATCAGATTCTGAATATGCAGAGCTTCATTCATTTGAAAATATATTTAATGGTATATTTAATATTATGAATGCACTTGATTGTATTAATATTTTTAGCCATGATTTAACATATGATACTAAATATTATTATTTAAAAAACGAAGATATAAATGAATTAATTCTCAAAATGATTCGTTATATTGAAAGTAAAGGTGCTAAAATTATATATAATAATGAGGTAAAAAGCATAAAATACATAAAAAAAAAATTTATCGTGACAACAAATACACATAATATACTCAATAGCGACCTTTTATTCACATGTATTTCAAAACATAATTTAAGTACATTTTCATTTTGGAATAATGATCAAAAAATGCTATTGAATTCTGTAAGTGCCATAAATACTGCTGTAATAGGTAATATGATTAATAAATTATTAATAATATCATCCGCCACTAGTATTCATATACAAGATGATCAAAATACTAGAAATATACTGCTTGATAATATGCATGTTGTCTATCCAATTTTTACAAGCAAATCAAAGTACATTTATGTATGGAATAATGGTGTTAATAATATAATTGTCCGTGAAAAAATCAAAACAATGTATAACGATAAATTCATTATATGTAGTGAAGCATTTTCCAAAAATCACCTATTCATCAGTTATTCATTAGAATATGTAGATAGTGCAATCATAAAATTATATAAATATATTTCTTAATCTTAAATCATATCTATCTACTTTGCCTTAGTTGCCTTAGTTGCCTTAGTTGCCTTAGTTGCCTTAGTTGCCTTAGTTGCCTTAGTTGTCTTAGTTGCCTTAGTTGCCTTAGTTGCCTTAGTTGCCTTAGTTATCTTAGTTGCCTTAGTTGCCTTAGTTGCCTTAGTTGCCTTAGTTGCCTTTTTACCACCATATCGTAGTGGTTGTTTAAAAACTACCCTCATATGAAGATAGGCATCAATACAAACACCAGCATCATTATACTCCATAGGTATTTTTGATTCACAAATTATATCAAATTGGTCAAAATTACCAGTATACTTAAAAATCATATCACCATTATTGTCGTAACTAGGCGTAACTAGTATATCATTATTTATATCTGCTAATCCCAAAATCAAATCAAAAATTGATGATATTGTTGATTTATTTTTATTTCCATATATACAATCGTATACTCTTAAAATAGATTCAAATTTTACCCATTTGAAATTAATTTCTAAACAATTATCAGTGCTGTGATAACCAGATTGTTTTATTACACATAATATATTATCACCGCGGGTAACACCTATATGTATTTTATCTTCACTTAAAGCTTCTTTTTTTGATGCCATATCAAAACCTAATTTTGCCATATTTGTTATTAGTTGCATTAGAGATTCCTTATCTAGATTAGTTTTTTTATACAAATAATTATTTTTATCTGGCATAACGAATTTAGAATTTAATTCATATGTTTTACCAAGATATCCTTCAAGCAAATTAATAGCAGGTATATCTTTTCCTAAATCATCCATTGATAAACCCATTTCTTTATATTTACTAATACTTACATTATTCATCCTAATAATTATGAAGAATTAAATTATAAAATTATATAAATATACTTCATGATATTATGATAATGTACTCTTTAACCAAGTTAACTATTCTAGCCTTTAGTACTATAGGTCATTTTTCTGCAGGTAATTATATAAGAAATAATGTACTTTCCCCATTCACATTATTCACTATAGCAAATGAATGTACAAGATGTATAGCATTGTATCATAATATATATCAAAGAACACATGGAAATACAACATTGAATAATTTTATAATTATGACTAACAACAAATGTACTCTTCAAAAAGGCATAGAAAACAATAACAAAAATAAATACTATGATTATGACATATTTTTTGTATCTTTTGAAGATGCAATAAAAGATAAAAACAAGAATTTCACAAAACTATTACAAATGTATAAACATACCTTATATAATAGTATTTAACATCTATAATAAGTAACTTGTTTTTCTATATCACTATAGGACATTATCTGTTCACCAATGACTGGTTCTGTAGAATACCATTTATATTCTTTTTGTAGTCTTTTCCAATATTGGTCAAGGCACAAGTGATGCTGTTTTTTTCCAGATTCTTGTAATAGTTGCGCTCCTTCTCTAAAATTGTCTAATAATATTCTGGCAAATTTTCTATTTACACAGTATCCAGCTGTCGTTTGGACATCTGTTATTCTTTTAATGTATTGACAATCTGTCTTTTCAGATATATATATATTTGCAGATATCAGAAACATATCAAAATCATCTTTATAAATATCAAAAAATTGGTCAAGTAATTGATTTACAACTTGTATTGGATACCTAATATGAAAGTCATCTTCTACAATCAGACAATATTGTATGTCTTCTGGTGTTTGTAAAAACATTTCCAGAGCTTTGATGTGCGACAATGAACACCCAAGTTCACCAAAATGTTCATAATAAATTGCATCTACTCTATTAATTTTCTTTGCATCTATTCCTGTTTTTGCCAATTCATTTATAATATGTTCTTTTCTATCTGTCCTGTGTGCTAAGTTTATATAATAGACTATATCAAAATTGTTAAAACCTTTGTTGGGCATTAATATTTAAAATGTTAAAAAGTCTTTATACCCTTAAAGATTTGAAATGGCATAAAATAAAAAATGACGCAGGCTATAAAAAACATATCAATTAAAAATGCCATTATATGATGGGTTTGAAGAAGATGCATATTCAGATACATCAACTATAATAGATGATGATATCTCTGAAACAGATGATTTATCAGTGAGACTCAAATATTCAATTAGACATACTTCCATAATGTTAAGATGGATGTTCAAAATACAATAATAAAAATAAATAAAATTTATGCCATTTTACACCTTCAAGGGTGTACATCTTCAATGTTGTAATTATTTTTTATCTATTTGGGTTAATGTGTTAATGTAATATATCAGTCATAATAAGTTAGTATCATCTTTTATTTTGCAGACCATAATAATGGTTACTACTTTTTACTACTTTTTTACTACTTTTTACTACTTTTTACTACTTTTTACTAGACATATAAAAACATATAAGGATGAAAATATTAAAATTTACTATGTTCTGGTGCGAATCTTGTCAATATAATAGCAATAGAAAATACAACTTGCAAAAACACGTTAAAAATGTGCATAATAGAGATGCAACTGATAAGGAATTATGTGATACACAAATATTTGCCAAAAATACACAAATATTTGCCAAAAATACACAAATATTAGCCGAAAATGACAAACAAAATTTGCATTGCCCAAAATGTTTCAAGAATTTCAAAACTTTTCACGGATGCAAAAAACATCAAACAATATGTAAAGGTGTATCCAATATTTTAGAATGTCACCATTGTCATAATGTATTTACTACAGCTTCTGCAAAGTGTAAACATCTCAAGATTTGCAAGATAAAAGAAATCAAGGAACTAGTGGCCACGCATGTAACCAATAATAACAATACACAGAACACGCAAAATAACATTCAAAACATTATAGTAAACTATCATAATCATAGAGGACCATATAATCCATATACAAATTATAATGATGTAGAAGATAATGCTGAGAATATCAATAACTTTGGTCAAGAAGATATTACATATATCACTGATGATGAAATGATGCAAATAGCTCTTGACTATGATATAAAGGGTTTGATAACTCAAAAACATTTCAATCCAGCACATCCTGAAAATCATAATATACGCAATAATTGTAATAAATCATACAAGATATTGAAGAATAATGAATGGACTGTTGAAACAAAGGACACAGTACACTCTATTATATACTCCAATTCTCAATGCGAGATTCACGATTATGCATTTACAAACTTGTTACATAAGATATTGAATGAAGAAAAGACAAATGAATATTTAGAAAAAATAGATAAATTAGATGACAAGGCACGGAAGAAAAGGATGTATAATTACATAGATGTAAAAATCAAAGAATTAATGAAAAAGATAGCTATATCAAAACTAGCTAATGGTATTGATGTGAATGAAAGTAACATCATAACATTAGAATAAAAATAACTCAATAATACTAATTGCTGGATCCAAAGCCACCTTCAGCTCTGTTAGTGTTTATTCCGACTTCATTAATTTCTATCATTTCTGGGAAGATTTGTTTGCGCATAATCAGCTGACAACATCTATATGGATATTCAATATTTGCAGAATCATCTATTTTAGTTAATGCTACAAACAGTTCGCCTTTATAGGAACAATCAATTATACCTATAGAATTTGCTAGCATATATCCAGATTTGCTAATAGACGACCTAGGTAACATTTCTACATAATAACCAACTGGAATATCAAGTCTAATGCCAGTATTATACAAACTCGTATGATTATTCAATTTTTTACACAATCCAATAATTGATACATCAAAACCAGCGTCTGAAAAGTTAGCCTTCATTGGTGTTACTGCATTATCAGTAATTTTCGCAAACTTTAGAATAGGCCTTTCATTATTCAGAATAGTTAAAAATTGTACATATAAATCATCCTTCATTCTAACAGCTGATCTTTGATATATTTGTCCTAATAGATCAATTACATTTACATTACTATAACTGATTTGCTTCAAATTAAAGATGTTTGTAGAATCATTTGGAATACCAAAAAACTCAGTAAAAATATCTAAGTTTTCTTTGGAATAATCTGTGATTCTACAAATATTATTTTCAATAGTTCCGTGTTTTTCAAAATATGCTTTCAAAAATTCAATTGCATTCAATCTATTATTTGATTTGATAAAATGACTTATTTCAATATTGTACATATTAGCCACCCCTGTCAGACCTAGATGTTTATAAATATTAGTAATTTGTTCAGATTTGATGACAAATGATTCTCTATCAAAATCAGATGCAAATTGTTTCAGTTCTAATTCAAAAATACTAGGTAATGGATTATCAATTTGTACTGTCAATTCTTTTGCATCTTGTTTTTTGATATTAAAAATAATAACTCCTAACAAATATGCCTTAAGTTGGCTATCAATAGTTTCGAAGTAGTTAGGATCTGTCATACTTTTTATATCTAGATATAATTAGTGTTTAAGTAAATTATTGTTAGGATATACTTGTCTAAAAAACCTGAGTACATTATGATGTATATCATCTGTATTATCATACTGGAACTTATCAAGCAATTCTTTTGATTCAAAGTCACTATGTATCCAATAATGTACTAAATATGCATCACCATAATTGCCATTCTTAATCATACTAGCCTCTGTAGCTGATGACGGTAAATCTGTAAATTTAGGATCATTAATTGGGTAAACTAGTTTTCTATTCACGAATTTACAAGATTTCAGAATTTGATCATTACTCTGCATAGATTTTGAAATCAAATCAGCTCCAAATGCATTAAATACTTGATAAACAGCATCTCCATGTCGATTTATCAAATTCCTAACTTCAACAAGTGCTTGTTTGAACAATGGATTTTTAGCAGGTGTCGCAAAAAATGCATTACAAAGTACATTATCACTGTTAAAAATCCTTTTTGTCTGTTCAGCTGGCTCAAGAGCACAGTATACACTATCTGTATTAAAATCAATTAGATCATCAAATTTCTTAAGACACAAGATATCCAGATCAAGATATATTCCTCCATAATGATACAATATAGCAATTCTAGCTATATCCGCCTTTTGCACACCATATTTACATTTATTGAAGATGTCATAAATATCTGGATATTCTTTTTTGATAAACTCATCAATAACAGGTGACCCTGGTGCGTGTGTCCATAATTTGAACTCGAAATCTTGATTTTTCTCCTTATTTTGTTCATTTATTTTTTGAAAAACAGATGGAATACTATCTGCTCTCCATGTCTGATGAATAATTTTAGGTATCATATATAGAATAGAATTGTAATTAAATCTTATATGATTTATTACCATCAACAAGTGCTATAAGAGTTAATGAGTAAATCAAAAAGCAAACGCATATGCAAAAATAATATCTTTTATATCATATTGTTTTACATAATCATAAAAGTCTTTAATTTGTTGTTGAATATTTATATCTTTTCCAAATCTTTTTATTGGTTCCATGTCTTAATTTAGCATTTTTTAGAGTAATATGATTATTATTTATTATTCTATGTAGATGCATTAAACTAACATCAAAATCTTTGAAATTATCTTTTAATATTGATAATAATTCTTGAATAGTGATAGTTTTATTTTTTATGATTTCATTCAATATAAATTTAACATATATTTTTATAATTTTATATGACATAGATAATCTATTATGTCTTTTTATTGATTGTTCTGATGTATATTTTCTAACCCATCTCATAAGACTTCTTGGAGAACACTTAAATATATTACACTAATTGACACATATATAATTCAAATGATTTACTTTATATCCATTAAATCCATCACTTCTAGCAGATGATGTATATGCTCCAAAGTAAGGTACATATAGATAATCACCAATATCAAGTTCAGGTAATAATATTGAATTCGCAACTTCATCTAATGAATCACAAGTGTTTCCAAATATTTGGGATTCATAGAGTACATTATCATGTTTTGCTACTGGAATAATTTTAGGTGTCTGATGATCAAATATGATACAATTAAATGAACCATATACACCATCATTAATGTAGTAAATAAATTTATCCTCTATTTTCTTTTTCCCAACTACACAAATGATAAGTGTATATGATTTTTGTACAAAAAATCTTCCAGGTTCAGCAATAAACTGTATATTATCATATTCTGAAAAGAATGTATCAATTCCATTATTTATTGTTTTAGCAATCTCTTCAAAACATACACCATCAGTATGTGCCATAAATCCACCACCTAAGTCTATCATATCAATTGCAAATCCTAAATTAATTGCAGTAACAGTAGCTTCTTTACATATTCTTAAAGCATCAAAATATGTGTATGCAGATTTGCAACCAGAACCAACGTGAAAAGAGAATCCAACTAAATTCATATTCAAATCTTTTGCTAGTTGTAAGACTGAGAGTACATTATCTTGTTTACAGCCAAATTTGATATTGAATTTACATAGCGACTGGGAATCATCAACTGCAAGTCTTAAAAGCAATTTGGCATTAGGATAATATTTTTTTATTTTGTATAATTCTTCTTCACAATCAAATGTCATTAGGTTTACCCCTTTTTCTTTGGCATAGTTCAAATGAGAAATATATTTGCAAGGATGTGCAAAAATAATAGAACTAGGATCATTTGTTAAATTCAAAATTTGTTCTATTTCTAGCTTTGATGCACAATCAAATTTGCATCCTAAACTAACCAATAGCTCAATAATGACAGGATCTGGATTACACTTCATAGCATAATATGGTTTAACAAGAGGTAAATGTTCCTTCCATCTTTTAAAAGCATCAATAACTTCTGACAAATTAACTATATATATAGCTTCATCATTGTTGGCTTGTATATATTTACATAAATTCATATCATTTGTAACATCTATATTGTATTTACTTATCAAATCATTAGATAGCATATATTATTCTATCAAGAAAAAAATAAAATATGTCTTATACCTGAACACCCAATTTACGTAGAAGTGAATTATAGAATGTTTTATTGAATTTGGCAATGGTGCCATTTTCATAATCTTTTATAATTGAAACATTCAAATTTAGTGATTTTGCCAAATCAACTTGAGATAGTCCTTTTGCATTACGTGCTTCACGTAAGATTCTAGATTGGTCAGGAGTGATTTTATTTAATTTTGGAACATCATCTTCATTCAATTTGATGAATTCTTTTGTACCGGCTAGATTTTGTTTTTGTTGTTTAGCCTGTTTTGCCACTTGTGAATTGCGAATCACCACAGGCGTCCAATCTTGGAAATCATAAGCTCTTTCACCTCCTTCCGTTGACATACATTATATACATGTAAACTTTTTATATAGTTTTCTCCAAGGATAACAATTTGTTACTTAGAATATAAAATAATAATAGACCGTATAATTCTATGATTATATGAAAAGGAAATTCAGGCCAATATTGTAACATCCATTTGCAATTTACTGCTTCATTTACAAATAACAACGCTAGACCTATCAATCCAATAATATAGTACGAAATAAATGTACTATATTTCGAATATACACATAATAATATAGCAATAAATATCAAAGTTCCTGATAATATCATGTATATACCACCATAATTCATACAAACAATAATATCAAATAAAACGACAATTGCTAAAAGTGCTATTTGATACACATTTAATGATGATTTTGATAAATATAATAATGCAAATAATGTGCCAAATGCAATATTATACGCCAAAAAATGTACTATTGATTGCTGAATATTTCCAGCAATAAATATCATATGAGACATAGTATGCCATAATTCAAATAAAAGAAAAGAAAAAAATACATATTTCAATTGAATGCTTTTAGCTTGAAGTAAACAATAAATCAAAAATAATACAATAATTATATTGACAGCCGAAGAAAAGGGCTGTGCTATTCCATTTTCACAAGGTCTTTCACAAGTTGAAAAGGGAAATGTATATTCCTCCATAACTTATATGAAGGAAAAATGTCAAGGCAATGGACTAGATGTAACTTGCACACCACAATATTCTTGAGGATATTTTTCATAATTTTGCTTTTGATATATGCCTATATTTATTGCCTCTTCTAATATTTCTGCAAACTGTTGCCAGAACTTATCAGTATGGCCATATTCATCACATACTATATGACTATATTCATGTAAAGCTACAAACATAAGCAAATTTATATCAGCTAATTTGTCACCGTTCCGCAAGCATAAGACTATTCTACTGCCCTTATTTTCAGTATATGATGTGTATTGTGAATGTAGCTCTCTCTCTTGAATAACATCGGGATTAAAATTATTCTTTATTCTGCTTACAATTGGATCATCAATTGGTCGCGTTTTAACCAAATGTTCTGATAATGTAATTAGTCGCCTTCTGATTTCAGCAATCATATTTGCGGCAGCTTGAGCATCATCTCTATCTTGTACCCAATATTCTCTGTTATCAATAGAACTTCTTATTTTTTCTAGGTTATCATCAAAAAAAGTTGAATAAATGAAATATGATAATACCATCAAAGTTGATAGTATCACAAGTCCTTCAAACCCAATTTGCATCTCTATATATCATATGGTAAAAATAAAAAAATGATACTTAAAATTATATTGAATAAATTATCCTAGAATGGAATTTCCTCGCAAAGAAGCACCTTCACTAGATTGTGATGAAATACAGTTTCAAATCACAGACTGGTATATTCCAGAATCAGATAAAAAACAGAGACACTTTGAAGAAGGACAAGAACCTGATGTTTATCAAATGATAATGTATGGCGTAACACAAGATGGATATACTGTTAGTTTACGTATTGAAGGATATGAGCCATACTTCTATATTAAACCCCCCGAGCAATGGGAAGGTTATTCTAATAAGTTATTTACAATGGCAATGAAACGCTTAGAAGCAACAATGAGGGATACTACATATCCTTGTATATATAATAAAGATGGTGTTGAGGTAAAATATAATAAAAAGATTATTCCAACTATATATGAAAATCATCTGTCCAAAATTGAAATGGTCAAAAAAAAGGATTTTTGGGGATTCACAAATAATAAAGAATTTCGATTTATAAAAGTTACTGCAAAATCACTTGTATTGTATAATAATCTGAAGTATTATTTTCAGTCACTTAAGAAAAAAGGGTTCAAATTGTATGAAAGTAATATAGACCCATTTTTAAGATTTGTACACGAACAAAATATAAAACCATGTGGATGGATTTCTGTAACAGAATTTAGTGATGAAACAGATGATAAATATAATACTAGATGTGATTATAATTTACAGACCTATTATAAGAATATAAATCCATATGATAAACATAACATAGCACCTCTTCTTATAGCATCATTTGATATTGAATGTATGTCAAGTCATGGAGACTTTCCGGTAGCTAAAAAGGATTATCGTAAAGTTGCACAAGATTTAGCCAGTATTGCTAAGGCTGAATATGAAATAACAGTAGATTTATTAGCTTATTGGCTGGAAAATATTTATAAAAGAGATATTATTATTGATGATAAAATCACAATACACAAAGTATATGCCAAAAATAATATTGATTTCAGTTTATATAAACAGGAACTGATTGATAATGCACAAAATATTATTGATATACTTAATAAAATATGTGGTATGAATGCTGATGTATGTGACATTGATAGTGATATTGAAACAGATGAGCAACCTATGAAAAGTATTACAGTAAAACAACAAAATGCTCTTGAGTCAGAGCTTAATAATATTTTGACAGATATTTTACCAGAATTGAAAGGCGATAAAATCATTCAAATTGGAACCACCGTACACAGATATGGTTCAGATAAAATTATTTATAAAAATATTATTACTTTGAATACATGTGATACTATAGAAGATGCAGATGTGATATGTTGTGAAACAGAACAACAATTACTATTAGAATGGAAAAAACTTATAAATAATCTTAATCCCGATATTATGACTGGTTATAACATATTTGGTTTTGATATGGAATATATTTGGATGCGTGCAAAGGAAAATGGTATTGTTGATAAGCTATTCAAAGGATTTGGTAGAAATTTGACTCGTAAATCTGATTTATTGACCAAGAAATTATCATCATCTGCTCTCGGTGAAAATATCTTAAAATATTTTGATATGGATGGTATTGTTTTGATAGATCTTTTCAAGGTAATGCAACGAGATCATAAATTAGATAGTTACAAGTTAGATAATGTGGCACAAATATTTCTAGGTGATAAAAAGGATGACCTTAAACCGCACGAAATTTTCGAGAAATTTGAGGGAACATCAGCAGATCGTTGTATCATTGCCAAATATTGTATTCAAGATTGTGCACTAGTCAACAGACTTTTACATAAACTTAAAATTCTTGAAAATAATTTGGGTATGGGCAATGTTTGTCTTGTACCATTTAGTTTCCTCTTTATGCGTGGACAAGGTATCAAGATATTTTCATTGATAGCTAAGGAATGTATGGACAAAGGTTATCTTATACCTGTGATAAAATCTACAATATATGATGATGAAGAGGAAGGTTATGAGGGTGCAGTTGTTCTGGACCCTAAAGAAGGAATGTATCTAAATGACCCTATTGTTGTGTTTGATTATGGTTCATTGTATCCATCTTCTATGATAGCGCGTAATTTATCTCACGATTGTTATGTACTTGATGAAAAATATAAGGTAGAAGATCCTGCTATAGACTATGTTACTGTATCTTATGATATATATGAAGGCTGTGGAGATAAAAAGAAGAAAGTGGGAATTAAAGAATGTACATTTGCTCAATATAAGGATGGGCGTAGAGGAGTAATAGCTGACATCTTATGTATGTTACTTGCACAGCGCAAAAACACACGCAAGAAGATGGAATATCAAACTGTCAAAACAAAGAATGGACAGATATTTATTGGGATAGTGAATGAAGATGGTGAATCATTTACAATTATAAATATTGACACGAATGCTAAAAATACAGTTCATAAAAATGATATTTGTAGTATATCCGATACTTATAGTAAATTTGAGCAAGATGTATTTGATGCATTACAGTTAGCTTATAAGATTACTGCAAATTCATTATATGGTCAAATAGGTGCTAGGACATCCCCTATTTATCTGAAAGATATTGCTGCTTGCACAACTGCAACTGGTAGAGAAATGATAATGAAGGCCAAAGATTATGTTACAGAAAAATATGGCGCAGATGTAATATATGGTGATACAGATTCTATATTCTGTAAGTTCCCCTTAAAAGATGAAAATGGAAATCCAGTATATGGCAAACAAGCACTTCCCTATGCTATCAAAGTAGGACAAGACGTTGAAAAAAATATAGCAAGTATAATGCCATATCCGCAAAAATTGAATTACGAGAAGTCTTTATATCCATTCATCTTATTTAGTAAAAAGAGATATGTAGGCAATTTATATGAAACAGATGTTAATAAATTCAAACAAAAATCAATGGGAATTGTTCTTAAACGTAGAGATAATGCACCAATTGTGAAAAAGATTTATGGTGGCATTATTGATATATTATTGAATCAACAAGATTTAAATTTATCATTAGAGTTCCTACGAGATGAGTTGCAAAATTTAGTCAATGGAAAAACTCCTATCAATGATTTAGTTATATCAAAAAGTTTACGAGCATCTTATAAAGATCCATTGAAGATTCCTCATAAAGTTTTAGCAGACAGAATGGGTGAAAGAGACCCCGGAAATAAACCTCAAGTAAATGATAGAATTCCGTTTGCTTATATCAAAGTTCCAGATGCAAAATTACAAGGCGACCGTATTGAACACCCTGAATATATTATACAAAACAATCTTATCCCAGACTATTTGCATTATATTACTAATCAAATAATGAACCCAGTGTTACAATTGTATGCACTTTGTTTGGATGAACTTCCCAATTATGAAAAGACTGCAGAATATTGGTGTCAATTAGAGGAAACACTTAAGCAAAAGCCAATGTATCAAGATGATATAAGGAGACAAAATAGATTGATCAATTTGAGGTTACAAATGGTAAAAGAGTTGTTATTTGATGAGTTCATAAATATTTTGAAAGAGCCAGTTGAGAAAAAGGTCAAAAAGACAGTTTCAAAAATGTCAAAGGTTAAAGAAGCTGAACAAGCATTGAGTCCGCGTCAGGTGAATAGAGGTGAAGTAAAAATAGCAGATATAGTACCAGATGCGAATACAGTATTACAAGCCACTATTGCAGTTACAAAAAAAATTAAGAGTGATATAACAGTATCTTCTGCTAAAATAGTAAATACTGCTAAGAAACAAACAAAGGGCGTGAAGAGCGCGAAGGGTCAGAATGGATCCAAAGTATTATGGTCATATGAACATGAAAATCTCAAGCTAAGAAATAAAACAACAGAGATAATTGCTATTATAGCAGAAATGATAACATTTGTGAAGGAACATAAATGTAAATTAGAAATATGTCTCAAAAATAATAAACAATTTGTATCTGAATATAAAAGATGTCTTGTTGAATATGAGGAGATTCAGAATACTGCAAGTATGTATTCTGCAGTAGAAGATTGTGACTTGGGTATTATGAAAAGCAGTCAATCTATAGTTGCATTTGAACCCCTATTTGTAGCAAGAAATCTAATAGTTTTCAAATAATAGAAATACTATGAGTGAATTAGGACATATCTTTTTATCTATGAATCAAAAAATAAAGAGTCTGATGCAAATGTTATGGGAATCAGAACAGGAGAATAAACATATAAAAGATGAACTTGAACAAAAGGATAAAATTATTCAAAACTTAAATATTGATATATATTTTAGTGACTTAGAAAATAATGAACTCAAGAATCTAATAGATAGGTCACAAGATGTTGAATATTTAACTAGCTTACAAAATAGGATTTTGGAAGTAGATAAATCTAATCAAATACTGAGCGAAATGCTACCTAAAGAATTTAGTTTTTGAATATTATATAAGCGTATGTTAATATTAATATACAAAATGTTACTGTCCAAAACAGTTATACAAATCCTATTATGTCTTATGAATATAAGCATTATTAGTGCATATAATAGACCCCTTTTGCAGATGAGTGCAACTAGTGACTACTTGAATAATTTATGTAGACAGCCTATAACAGGTAAACCAGATACATCTCTTCTTAAAATCAATGAAGTTTTATCTCTAAAAACAGTTACAGAAAGTAAACAACCTCAACTTGAAATTTCTAATATGGTGTTTAATATGTATGCAGTTGATAATGTGTTCTTCAATAGAAAATCTAAAAATATTATCTTTTCGTTGAAGGATAATATGCAGGATCTATTTGTATATGACAATAATATCCCATATAAACTTTCGAATGAAACAAAGATTTTTGCAACAGCTTTCAAACAATTCCTATTTATACCTATGAAAGGTGATAAAAACATTGATGCCATAATGTATAAAGACACTTAAACCACAATTGATATAAACATTAATGGCATCATAATAATATAAAATGACCACGCCTACACCTTCGTATTACACATTGCCTAGTGCAATGTCTTGTCCAGTACTTCCAAACAATGGCCAAGAAATTTCTACATATCCTGTTGTCCCAACTGTTTATTTTGTAAATAATGTGCCATATTGTTGCTATCCTGAACAACCTAATATTTTATACCCAGTGTACCCTGTTTATATTCCAATGCAACAAGGGCAACCAGAACATAAAGAACGTGTTCTAGGTGATATTGTATCAGCAGTTGGTGATGTAATTGAAACCAAAGTCAATAGTCTAGAAAATTATGTTAATAATATGGAGCAACAAACTGTAAATGTTACTCAAGAAAAAATCAAAACATCATGCTTAGCCTGGTGTTCTTAAATGTTTTTATATTCTAATACTTTGATTACTTTTTCACGAATTCCAGATATACTTATCTCGTCTGGAATTTTATTGTTAAGAACAAGTGGTTCATTAAACATTTCCATATATTTGTCATTATCATTGTCCAATTCAATTATTTTTTCTATCAGGTTTTTGATAGATTCCTCTGAAGTATCTTCTAAATATAAAAATGCTTTAGGATTTAACCATTCTAAACTCTTTTTGGCACCCCAATAAATAGGAATTGTACCACCTAACCAAGCATTTTGCAGTTTTTCAGTCAGATAAGCTGGTTGAGATGTATTTTCAAAACAAATCATGAACTTATAATTACTTAGAAAATCAAAATATCCATTTTCAGGTGAAGGTGCAGTGAACCCGCAATTGTTAAGTGCTCTACCGCAACTATCTACTCTTTTATATTGACTTAATAAAGCAAAGAATGTATTTCTAAAATGACAATTTCCGTTAGAAATTACAAATGCACAAAATTTAGTTTTGAAGTTATATTTTCTAGATTTCATATACAATGGCCAATAGTTACTTTCATATGATGTGAGACTAAATAAAGGCATAGTTACAATGCCCCTATTTATATCATCTTCTTGCATTATTAAATTAACATCATATAAATCAGGATCATTATTATATGCTTCACCAGAATATGAAACCCTCAATTCATTTTGCTTTGGTTGTAGAACTTCATTTCTAAAATTAAATACACTATATATATGTATCTCTTTATCAGAAATGCTCGGAATATCTTCAAATATGCTTTCATATATTTTATGAGTATGATCTTGTGTTTCAAAACCTGTCCAATAGTGATGGTAATGGCATTTTTTCCTTGACATTAAGGCTTTTGAAAACTATATACAAATAGTTCTTATATATTAAAAATGATGTGTATATTTAAATATATTTATTAGGATGGCTCCAAACATAGTCAAAGTTGGAAAGTTTCGTCTACGTAAAAAGTTAGCAATTTTTGATTATGATTGGACTTTGGTCAGACCCAAAACAAATGGTACATTTAGTAAACATATTGATGATTGGGTCTGGCTAACCAATACAGTACCTGATGTACTTCAAAATATATATATGAAAGGTTACAGTATTATTGTCATATCTAATCAAACTAGAAATACAAAAATGAAAACAGAACAAATAGTAAATGTAATGACCACATTACAAATTCCTTCCTTAGTAATGGTTGCATATGAAGAATGTGATAAAAAACCTAATACAACTATGTTTGATATATTGAAAACCATGACATCTAAATCATTTGATATGACTCATTCGTATTATGTTGGTGATGCTTTGGGAAGACAAGATGATTGGTCAGATAGTGATAAAACATTTGCTGAAAATATTGGGTTAAAAGTATTTCCCCCAGATGAAATATTCACATCTAAACAACATAGTGAAATAAGAATAAAATCTAGAGAAGAACAAGAAATCATTGTTATGGTTGGATATCCGGGTAGTGGAAAATCAACAATTGCTGATTCAATCGGTGATAAATACAAAGGTTTACACGGAGATGAATTATTGACTAGTAAGAAAATGATAAAAGAAGCAGAAAAAGTTATAACTGATGGATTTTCTGTTGTATTTGATGCAACGAATCCAACAATAAAAAAACGTGCTGAGTACATAACTATTGCAAAAAACTATAAATTACCTATAAGATGTATTGTTATGAAAACAGATATGATAGAAGCAATGTTCAGGAATAACAAAAGAAATAAGGTAATACCTAAAATTACATATTATATATTTAGAAAAAATTATGAAGAGCCATCAACTGACGAAGGTTTTGAAGAAGTTATATTCTTATATTAGACTATTCAATGCTAATATATATAAAACAAATGATAGCATAATTTTTATTCTTTATAGAGTTCAGAATATAATCATTAGATGATAATAAATGTTTTTATTTTTAGGAGGGATTTAAGGACTCAAGATAATCTTGCTTTGAATAGTCTTTTGCATAAAGGGGGCAATATCTTACCAATTTTTATATTTAATCCTCAGCAGATTGATGCCAAAAATAATCCATATTTCAGTAACAATGCAGTACAGTTTATGATAGAAAGTTTAGAATCTTTGGAACAAAATATTCATATAAATTATTTTGAAGAAGACGACATAAATGTACTTGAACATATAAAGAGAAAGTACACAATAAATACTATTGCATTTAATAAAGATTATACTCCTTTTGCAATAAAACGGGATGAAAAAATTATTGAATGGTGTAAACAAAATGATATAAATGTACTTACAGAAGAAGATTACACACTATTCAAAATGGGTAGTATTGTAAATGGAACTGGAAAACCATATCAAGTATTCACACCTTTTTACAAAGCTACTTTAAAGTTAAAGGTACCTAAGCCTATTATATCATCACTTGCGAAAGTACATTTTATACATTTGGTCACTAAATTTGATAAACGCAAATATTATATACAAAATAATCAACTGGCTGTTAATGGTGGTAGAGAAAATGCTTTAAAGCGACTTAAATTGAATCATAAATCATATGCTAAGTCTAGAGATTATCCATCTCTAGATAGTACCACAAAATTAAGTGCTTATATCAAATTTGGTTGTGTAAGTATACGAGAGGTATACTATTCATTCAAAAACAATCAAGCCTTATCTAGAGAACTAATATGGCGCGAATTCTATGCCAATATTCTTTATCATTTTCCACATGTTCTTGGCAAATCCTTCAAACAAAAATATGATAAAATAAAATGGTCTAATAACAAAGAATGGTTTCAAAAATGGTGCGAAGGTAAAACTGGTTTTCCACTTGTAGATGCTGGTATGCAACAATTAAATCAAACAGGTTGGATGCATAACAGAGTACGTATGATTGTTGCTATGTTTTTGACAAAAGATTTATTAATAGATTGGAGATGGGGTGAAAAATATTTTGCTACTAAATTAGTTGATTATGATCCTGCAAGCAATAATGGTGGTTGGCAGTGGTCGAGTAGTACAGGCACAGACGCACAACCATATTTCCGCATATTTTCTCCAGAATTACAAACAAAAAAATATGATAAAAATTTTGAATATATAACAAAATGGAATCCAAATTATAACGATATTGAACCTATTGTAGACCATAAAGAAAGAGCTAAATTAGCAATAGCTACATTCAAACAAGCATAGACTTATCGCATACTATAATGATAACTATTAGCAGATAATTGGTATATATTGATACTATCAATCTTATCAGCAGTAATCGTATCTGGCATTGCATATAATTGTTTTTCAATAGTTATTTTATGTGTATTATAATAATCAACATATACATTTTTTAATGATTCATTTATTGAGTTTGCCATACAATTATATAATTTATCATCAACAGACAAATATCCACACTCTAATGGCCAATATGCACCATTTTTATTATATGGTATTGATTTGACTATTATTTGACATTTACCTGACTTGACAAGTTGTAGAATATCACTGCATGAATTGTTTGCAAAATCTTGTTGCATACTAATGAAAAGATAGATAATTCAGAATCTTAAGTGCCTTTTCTTTTCCGATTTTATCTATATTACATAATGTACCCAGTTTGTCATCAGTTTTTTCTAAAGCTTCAATCAAACTACGCATATTTGGATATACTTGTTGAATATTCTTTGCAATAACATTGGATATACTAGGTATCTGTGCTAATTGCATTATATAACAGTTTTCTGGTGTTATATTATCAATTTTTTTAGTTTTTAATTTTATACAATCAGTATATGATTCTATTGTATTCACGAAATCTGTGGGTTTATCTATAATTTTTGCACATAATGTCAGAATAAATGTACATGTATCATTGGTATTTTTTGTAAATACAACATGCAAATTATCACGATACATTGTATGTAAGTATACCCCCGACAACAAAGATTGATGCCTATCATATTTACTGCTGACAATATCATCTCCTTCAATGATATAACTTATGTTTGCATTATCTAACGATAATAATCTAGCTTTTTGTTCTCTATATCTACCATCTTTCACAGATGCCAATAAGTCATTTACTGTTTTTCTTTCAAAGACAAAATTTTTTTGATCATATTGAAGATGAATGTCGCCAATATCTAAAGTTTTTACTTCAAATGATATTGATGCCTGATACTTATCCAAATCTCTGGCTTTAAATAATGAAATCAACTGTGATTCTCTTGTATCAATATAAATAGTAATCATTTACTGATATTGATGATTAAATGGTTTATATCATTTCTTGTCCATTACATATCTAAACAAGATATCAAAATACAATGCTAATAACTCCAATCCCTAGTGTTGCTATAACTAGATAAATCTATTGGATGTGGGGATTTATGAATTCGTGGATTTTTAGAACTGCTATATCCTATGCGACCAATTGCATTGAGTTCTTGATCATTGAAATAAAATTTATTCTGTGCAGATGTTATCATATAATTCACCCAACTCAATGAAGGGGAACCATGTATATTATACGGAGGTTTAGCAATTATACCAATATCACTTGCATTTTCTTCATATGCTTCTGGATAAGGTATCCATCCATTAGCTGATTCATCGCCTCTAAATGTATATTTATTCCTCAAATGCATTACATAATCATCTATATATTTATGTAGTTCAATTGCATTGTAAATTTTACCATCTCTTAGGCGTAAAAAAGGTCCTTGTAGGCCAATCACTTTATAGTATTTTTTCTCGATTCTATTCTTATCTCTGTCACTTATAGGTTTATTAGTATGAGGTAGAGTATGATAACCACTGTGTAACCACTTATAAATATGTAATACATCGTATACTCTATTATCTAGCAATATACTTCTGTCTATTGGTATTTTGCTAAAAGAAATAGCATCTACTACATATGAGTTTTCATCTGTATCAAATACATACCTGGGTCCTGATTCTAACAAATTATGTCTATTTTTCTGCTGTTTGAGATTATCCTTTGTCACTACACCGCCACGCTTTACTTTTGTATTTTTACTTACTTTAGCTGGCTTCGTTAGCTTCGTTGGCTTTATTGGCTTTGTTGGCTTTAACATTACGTTCTAATACATCAACCGAAAAAAACAGTTAGCCACATTACACCATCTGAAAGGAAAAATGAGACAAAAAGCTCAATTATTTTTATGCATTATAAAACTATGTTTCAGATAATTTGTTAGGTGTTCTTTTGTTATCTTATTTTTGATAATCCAAATAAAAATGTAGAAAACACAACTAATAAAAATAAAAAATGATGTATATAATCAAAAGTACATTCCATCATCCAACCATAATGTGGGAGATTTTCAAGAAAAAGAAGGGCAAGGAGTTTTACAGGGATTCAATTGCATTCTTTGCATATAATCCAGATGATTTCATCGATGATTATGATGAAGATTATTTGATGGATGATGAGGAAATCGCTTATCATGTCAGCAAAAAAATAAAAAAACTGAATAAAGTGTAAGAGTTTATTACTAACAATGGACAAACTTGTAGACTGTCTGCAAGAATTGAGCGTAAAACAAAACAATACTCTAATTGAATATGTAATGAGTTTAGAAATAAATAACGAAACAAAAAACCATTTGGTACATCTGATTGAAAATGACAGTTATGATAGTTACATAGATATCTACAACATATGTTTAGAAAATGATATAGAATTGCCTCCTATATAATATCAAAGATTCAACTTATGAACCTTTCTAATATCAAATATGGATGATTATTTTTATTCTTGTTAAATGTACCTAATTTCATTCTGATATGTTCCCCATTATGCTTTATTATTATACTAAAAATTATATTTTTTATCATAGCTATATTTCCAGTTTTATGAATAGTAGAATAACAATAATTGAACAAATCTTTTTCATTCATATCAATAGTAAATATTACATCTATATTTTCATTATCAGAGCTTTTAGCATCTTTTAAGTTCTCGAGTTTTGTTTCCAATTGTACATTTTTGTTTTTACATTGCAAGTATGTCATTACATCATTACGATTTTTTATATATTCCAATATATATTTATCAAATATCCTGACATTATCGTCATCATCAAATGCTGTCAAACCACCATCAAAATGTTTATCATCGACAAATGAATTATATAACTCTGGGTTAAATTTATCCTTATTGGTATATTTATAATAAGTATTTTTGAACTGTCTTACAAATAATAATATGTCAATTCTTAATTGTTTATCATCAATATTTGCATTATGTAATGTTTCCAGTCTATCATCATCTTCAGATTGTAATGTCTGATATGTTTTAGGGGGCTTATCTTGATGAAAATAGTTATATGTATATATTTTAGCATCATCATACAGTTTACCAAAATATCTGAACATAGAGCCCGAACTATTCTACATATTATTATTATTTTTTATATCAGTCACAAAAGGTGGTTCGTATACTTGATATTGAGTGTGACCTAGTTCAAATCTATCATTTTGATCAAAACATTTTTCTAATAATTTTTCTTCATATTCCTTTATTGTTTCTTTACTTGAACATAAGTACATATAACAATTGCATATATCTTGTAACATACACAAGTATCAAATCTTTAATTTATATCCAAGATAAAATAGATTAAAATAATAGAATATACTAATAGAATATGGATTTGGAAGTCATTCCTGATAATTGGATTATGCCCAATCGAATTGCCTATAACAAGTACATTTATAATACATTCAACCTAACAAAATACTTACCTAAATTGAAATCAGAAAAGGGCTGTGAATGTGATAAAACAACACAAGTATGTGATATATCATCAAAGGCAATCTCATTATTCCCACAACAGAGAATTGTTAGAGATTTTATTCAGGTCAACAGTCCATATAGAGGCATTCTTCTATATCATGAATTGGGGTCTGGAAAGTCTGGAGCATCCATTGCAGCTGCCGAAGGCTATGTAGGTAAACGTAGAGTATTTGTATTAACACCAGCGTCTTTGGCACAGAATTATGAAAATGAGTTGATGAAAATATCTAAATTAGGACTCAATCTAAAAAAATCTTGGACACAGATTAAAATAGATACAAAGAATGCTAATATAATGAAAATGCTGAAAGATACTTATGCCATAAGTAGTGAAATTATAAAAAAAGATGGACTTGTTTGGATTCCTCTGTATGCAGATGATATACAAGGGGCTGATAAAATAATAGAAAACAAAACATATTCATCATTATCTGGAGACAATAGAACAAAGATTGATGAGACTATCATACATATAATTAGGAATCGGTATACATTCATCAGCTATAATGGTTTGACTCAGAAACTTGTCACTGAGCTTGCTAAAACAGGTTTTGATAATTCATTCATTATCATTGATGAAGTACATAATTTTGTAAGTAGAATAGTAAATGGTTCGAAACTTGCAAGAGGAGTTTATAATGCTATAATGTCAGCAAAGAACGCTAAATTAGTATTACTATCAGGTACACCTATTATCAATAATCCATATGAAGTAGCTACTCTAATTAACCTAATAAGGGGTCCTATGAACATATATGAATTTAAATTATTGAAAAATTCAGCTCAACCAAATGATAAAGAATTAATGGACAAACTGATTGCAGATAACCTGTATCAATATGTCGATGAAGTACATTTTAACAAAAATAAAAACAATATATATCTTTCATTATTGCCAGAAGGTTATTCAAGAACAAGTTCAAAATCTATTGAAGTAATACCATCAAAATGGTCAATGACAATAAGTAAGCTTTTGGAAACACTTATTGCATCTATTAATGCAATAAAATCAGTCAAAATTGGAAAGGTACCAGCTACTTCAAGTTATTATGCGCTCCCAAATAACAGAGATGAATTCAATAAGATGTTTATTGATTCAAGTGACGCAGATAATCCATCTGTAAAAAATATGGACCTATTTCAGCGACGTATTTTAGGTACATTAAGTTATTATCGTATTTCAGGTACAGAATATTTTCCACAAGTTCTTCCAAATAATATACAATATTTGGATATGACTGATCATCAGTTTAGTGCATATGCTGATGTTCGGGCGAAAGAAAGAGCTATGGATGACGCACAAAAAAGACATTCGGCTGATGTAATGTCTGAAAAATCATCTGTATATAGAGCTTTCAGCAGAATGGTTTGTAATTTCGCATTTCCAGAAGAAATCAAACGTGTATTCCCACAAGACATCAGAAAACTTATGAAACAAGAACTTGGTAAAGATGATGATGATTATGATAGTGATGAAGAAGAGTTGGATAAAGATGCTAAGAAGAATCTTAAAAAAGTTAAAGAAGAGTATGACGAAACATTGGATAAGGCAATTAAGAATATTTCTACAGGTGATTATCTACAACGCAATAAATTGTCAACTATGTATAGTCCAAAATATGCCAAAATGCTTGAAGATATAGAGGAATCATCTGGAACTGTCCTGATATATTCACAATTCCGAATGATGGAAGGTTTGGGGATATTTGCAAAAGCACTTGACAAGGAGGGATACAAAGAAATTGTTATAAAAAAATCTGATGAAGGGTACATTTTTGAAGATCCAGAAGTTTTTGATCCAATCTATGATGGAAAAAGGTATGTAGTTTTTAACAGTGATAGAACGAAAACAAATATTCTAATAAATCTTTTTAATGGAGCATTTTCTCTTTTACCAGAAAGTATTATACAAAGATTGCCAAGAGAGTACATTAATGATAAAAATAGCCAACTGTATGGCAAACTAGCGAAGTTAATAATGATTACGCAATCTGGCGCAGAGGGAATATCATTGAAAAATGTACGTAGAGTACTTATAATGGAATATTTTTGGAATTCTGTAAGAATCAATCAAGTTATAGGTAGAGCAGTGCGCGCATGTTCACATGAAATGTTGCCCCTTAATGAAAGAAATGTACAGATTTTTACATATATTATGAAATTTACTAAAAAGCAAATGGAAAAAGATTTCACATTGAGAACAGTAGACAATGCATTAACAACTGATCAACATATTTTACAACTTGCTACCAAAAAAGATTATATTGTTAATCAATTCTTAAATATGCTTAAAGCAGCGTCATTTGACTGTATCACTCATTCTATACAAAATAAACCAATTGAAAATGGATATCGATGCTACAATTGGGCTGTTAATGCGCCTGCATCTGATCTAGCTTATATAGAAAATATCGATGATGAAAGTAAAATACAGAAACATCAAAAATATCAAGTATTAAAAAGAAATAAAGGCATTGTAGTTTCACACAATCACGAAAAATATGTAATGATTGATAATAAGTTATATGACTATTTTAGTTATAAAAATGCAGGAGTTCTCATACCAATATAACAAATATAAAAAAATGATTTCAATGTTAGGTATAGAAGTAACTTAGTAATGACTAGATGTATTTTTAGATACCAATATAATGATGGAGTAAGATGTACAAAGCATTCCTTAGAAAACCTACAATATTGTAATAGACATAAGCATAAGCAAAATTATATATTCGAATTGATGAATATGGCAATCCAGAAGGAGACCTTGACATGTGATAATGATTTATTTGAAGTATTCAAATACATTTATGAAAATGATACATTTGATATCAAATCAAATACAATTAATAATGATGATAATAATAAAAAAACCCTTTTCTTTGCAATTGTAGCATATTTATTATCTAAAATGACTGTTTTAAATATTTTATATAAAACACTTTATTTAAATGGTCGAGTAAATATAAATAAATCAAAATCAAGGATAATATCTTATCTGCATAGTATATTATATAATACATATTGCATATCAAAAGAAGATACCAAAATAAATGAAGTTGTTAAAATTCAAAGATTTATAAGAAGACATTTGTATAGGAAAATTGTAGCATACAATATGTTCCCAGCTGAAAATACCGAAGACCCATTTACATATGATAGTATAGATGAGATTGATTGTAATCATAAATTCAGTTATCAAGATGATACAGGACATATTTATACATTTAATGCTATTGAATTAGAATATTTTGTAAGACAAAATGGTAATTGGAATCCTTATACTAAAGATGAAATACCTGAGTACATCATTAATAGATTAAAAATATTTATTCAACATAACAACTTGCAGTATAAACAAGAGAATGATTTTATTTGGCAGACATCATTACATGCATATACAGAAGTATCACAAATTATGGAAAAGGCTGGATTTTATACAAATGTAGAATGGTTTAACTTGATTTCGTTTGAAATTGCAAAAAAAATTATCAATAGTTACAGGAATCATTGCCGAGATTTAGTAGATAGAAATACATATTTTCCCGTTGGATTCGAGCTAAATGATTCAACCTTTGCATTCGAGTTTTGCAGAGAGGTAATAAATTTGTTCAAAGATGCAGATGATCATTATTTACTATGTTGTAATTTTATGAAAGCCTTAGCTGATAATATTCAAGAATTTGCATTACATTTACCTAGATGGTTATTAGAAGATGAAACATCTTATACAAATAGAATGCCTACATTATTTATGTATGTTCAGAGTATGCTAGATGATATTAATGATATAGGTGATATAGATGAAGAAGATATATATTATGACTTGATAACTAGACGTCAACTTAGTTTAACAGCAACTGTCACGGCAAATTTTGCAAGGATAATATATGACAGATTTTAATTGTTTTATATTATTAAGATGATGGTGACACCATATGATTTACAAGATAAAGCTGTATTGCCTGCTAATATGAAAAAAGAAGAAAAAATTGATTATGCTCCGAAAAAAGTACATAATGAATATAGTACTAAATTTAAAGCAGCTATTTATGCAGCTATTTTATTCATTTTGCTATCACAAAACATATCATATAAAATTCTAGATTTAATAGTGAAATTATTTACACAAAGACTGGAGGTTATAGACGAAGATAACAATCCCCAAATTATTGGAACAATCATATTAGCACTTATTATAGGTTTGATAATCTTTTTGTTTTGATTATATATTATTTTTATAAGTATAGAATGGATGATATTTACTATTTAGTACATGCTTCTAATACAAATTTGGAAAAAGCAAAATTTTTGAGAGCACCATCTTGTAAAAAAATTGAAAATAATGATCAATATCCGGGTGTGTATTTTACATTAGTTTCAAAATATAACATTGATACTGAACTGTATTTTCCTGCAAAATATCTTTATATATTTTCGAAGGATCTCTTGAAACAAAAAAATTATCATATGAACATTCATGATTCTAATGGAAGCATAAATGAAAGTCGAACTTATTTCCCTTGGCAGTTACAACAATTTGTAGATAAGATAAGAAAAGACCCGCATAAATATAATATGAATGAAGTTGTATTCCATGATAATATCTCAATGGATTTATGTTGTCAAAAACTTAAAAAAAATGTAGATATCTTACCTCATAAAGCTATGACTACTACAGCTACAGTCGATAAGGAAAAATTACCATTTTATTGTTTTATAAATGAGGATACATATACAGGCCATCCTCCAATGAAGAGTAGTTCAATAAGTTGGTTCAAAATGCTTGCCAAAGTTGCCGGAATACAAAAACAATATTCTACTAAAGAAGAATATATAAAAATTATCAGAGCCAAATCAGTATATTTATGTAAAAATAGACATCTTCAAAAAATAAATGTTCTAAAGAAATATACAAAATCCAAATTAAAAAATATTTTTTAAAGATTTTTAATTAGATTTATCAGATTGAAATTTATTTACAACTTTACTTAGTCTTCTTCACAGTCTTTTTCACAGGTTTTGGTTCATCTGGTGTAACAACAGCTGTTTTCTTTACAGGCTTAGGAGGCTCTGGTTCAGGCTCAGGTTCTTCTTCCTCATCTGCTGATTCGGGAGGATTTGAATCATCATCTTCTTCGTCGTCCTCTTCATCATCATCTACAACTACACTAAGTGTAGTATTCTTTGCAGGTGGCAAATGATTCATTACTTCACTATCAACAATATCATCTTCTTCATCCTCTTCGTCAGCATTTACTTTTTCTGTATCAGAATCCTCAATGAATGAGATTTTGGTATTTTGATGTAGCTGAAACTTGCCTGATAGCACCTTCCAACTACATCCATATTTACCACCAGCAAACCAGATACCGGTTAGCTGTACAATCAATTGTGTCTTAGCACCCTTAATCTTGCTCATAATTTCTTGAAAACTCAATTCAGTATTTTCCATATCATATGCATCAAAGTTAAATGAGTTAGTTTTTACATCATATGGTAGCTTTGCCTTGAATGTAGGTGGATACTTGCCAACTGCTTTACCAGTACTGGGATCCTTATCAATTTTAATAATAGGTGAGAATAGCTTTGATACAAACGACTTATTACCATCAAAGTCGTCCTTAAACCAAGCCAATCTATTATGGAATGCATCATCAACAATCTTGTTCTCAATCTCCTTCAACTTATCGTGAAAGACCTTGATCTTAGCATTATCATCAATTCCTCTAAATGAAACTGTAATATCATACTGCTTATCAGTATCAGCCACAGGCAGACCCTTCTTGACAGCTTCTTTTACTTTATACGGTTCTCCAAGACCATATGGAATAGACAGCACAGGTGTCTGCAATGTCAATTTGTCAGAACCATAGAATACTGACACAGTCTTGGCACCAGAAGCCAATGAACGCATCTCTGAATACTTGAGCTTGGAAACATCAATGTTCTTAGGAAGTTGAGCCATTTCTTAGTTTATATATATATAGCAATTAAGTCTTATATATGTTTTGTTTTCGCTTGGATACCAGATTAACTGATGAAAATCATATCCCATAGTGATAATCATTTTTTTATTTTATCCCTTGAACAAAAAAAATGAATTTGTATTTATTCTCATATTACCAATCATAGTCATCATCTTCATAATATTCATTCTCTAAATATTCATCCCATTCATCATTAATATCATAGTCATCATCATAATCAGTGTCTGATTCATATTCAAGTTCTAAAATTTCATTGTTATCTTCTTCTTCATAATCCATATCATTATTACTATATCTATCATCATCATATGGATTTGTAGGAGGTGCAATCAGCTGTGCATTCAATTCAGCCAATCTTGAATATTTAATATTAAGATCTGCATAATGAATATCAATATCGTCTCGATCTTCATCTTCGCGTTTATAGTGAATAGGTTTCGACTCATATTTCACAGGAACATAGTTATCATATATATGAGATTTATAATACTCATAATAAGGTCTCTTATCTACATTATCATAATTTACAAAATTATTGACTATCCATTTCATTCTGTTCTTCATAATATCTGATGAATTATCTATTTGTGACATAACAAAAGTAGTATTGCCATTTAACATAATAGAATCAGGTGAACTAGAATTATAAATTGCTGTATTTGCAAAATTATGGAAGTTCTGCATCATCTTAACATATAAGTATAATACACATAAATCTTATATCAGTTTTCGTAATAAATCCTCTATTTTTTCTATATCAACATTTGGTGAATGTTTATATTCAATATATACACTATTTCCATATTCATCATTTCTTATTACTAATGATATACGATTTGTAAGGTTTGTACTCGTTAATGTGTATTCACATACATAATCAATATCATTTATACAAGGAAACATATACACTGGCACTTTGGAATATTTATATGGTATGATGTAAGTTGATTTGTATTTTTTAGGTAATTGTGATATTTTAGTATATGCTATTTGATTATCATCAGTTAAGTCATATAAATATGTCAAATGATTCTTATGATATGAAATATATTTTGTTGTTTTCCAGTTTTTATATTTACTTTTGAATTCTTCGACAAAAGCTGGTTCTACTAATATATCTACAGTATCTCCATCATCTTGTTGTTTAATATAATATATTTCGATAAAATTTGTATCAGGTGTTGTAATATATGATTCTAAATGAAACATAATTATCTTCATAAATATTCATCCTATATCATTTTTTCATTTGTTAGTATATAAAAAAATGAGTCAATATTTGATTAATCTATTCAACATCAGTGTTCTGTGATGTCTAATAAGCACCCTATACGTGACAAATTCAGAGATATTTTGATGAAACAAATAGGCTTATCTGAATTAGATTCTACAGATTTGGAAATTGGAATATTTAATTCCACATTAGATTATGCAAACAGCTTAAGTATTCAACTATCGTGGACATGTCAATTATTTATGGAGACATATATTAATAATGCAAGATCAGTATATTCAAATTTAAAGAAAGACAGTTATATAGGCAATATTACGCTTATTGATAGATTACAAACTAGAGAATTTGTACCACATAAATTAGCATATCTATCAGCTGATGAAATATTTCCAGATAGATGGAAGTCTATTATTGATAAACAAAAGCTTCGTCTCAAAGCTGCATACGAAGTGAAACAAGTTTCTATGACAGATAGTATCAAATGTGGTAAATGCAAAAATAATAAAATTTCATATTATGAATTACAAATCAGGTCTGGAGATGAAAATATGACGCAATTCTTCTGCTGTATTACTTGTGGTAATAAATGGAAATCTTAAAAATAAAGACTGTTCGAGGTGCTACAAATATTTTATCTCATTACATAATTTCCTATTTATTTGCTTTGTTTGATTTTTTCAATGCATCTCTTTACAGATGTATGAATATCAGGTATTTCTGGATATAAATCATACAATTTATTTGAATCTAATTGACAATTTGAACGCTTAGATTTTAACATTGTATTTTGCTCTTCAATAGATATATTGTTCCATTCTAATGTAGGATCTACAGATTCTTTATACATATCTAATATTTCATTATGTGATATGATACCTTTGTTAACCAAGTTATATGTGCCAGTAATATTATTTTTCATCATATCAAATATAACAGGTAACATATCAGATATTACTGTCATACTATTTGGCATTGAGCATATATTCCTGTATGATACTATTTTTGTGATAAAACTTCTTGGATGCATATAATCTGTTATAGGCATTCTAATACGAAGATTTAATACATTGTCACTGAACATATGTTGAAGTCTGTCAGTATATCCTTTAACTATTGAATATGATGATCCAAAGAAGTTAGGACTATCATATTCATCATATTTTGTTAGGTATGGATCATCTGATGTAAATATACACCCAGTTCCAGTATATGTATAATGAATGTTGTATTTTTGACATAATATTGATAATACCAAAGGAGCATATAAATTATCTCGAAGATTTTCTGTCAATTTACCAGGCTGTTCTAGATAATCAATAGTGTTAATACCTTCGCCATGTGTTCTACCAATAAATGATACAATATGTGTAGGATTATGCTCTTGTATTTCTTTTTCAACATCTTTCTCATTATCTGCTCTAGAATCTGATAATACAATCTCTACATTATGATCTTGAATGTACTCAAGAAATTGTTTACCAATCCAACCCTTGTGACCAAAAAAAAGCACCTTCATATAAACAGTATTTGTAATATTCTTTATATCTGCTCGTATATAAAGAAGAAATCTTACACCAACCGAAAAGAAAAATGAGACAAACTCATTATTATTTCAATTGACGTAAATGAGTTCCTCTAAGGAACCTAACTACCATTTGACAGCTTTTACGCGGTTGGTAGTATTTTTTGTTTTATTACGCTTTTATTAGACTTCTTAGATTTTAGATCCTACTAATAAATGCTTTTCATCTTGACAATAATTGATACCAAGACTAATGTAATAAAACTGAGTAATATTGTAATAGAACTAAAGGTTTTCAATAAACCTAAAATCCAAACACACCATTACAATATAAGGATATAGGTCATAAGACTGGTAGAGTGTCTTCGCTATTCATACTACTATGATGTTATATTCTTATATCAAAATCATATAAACATATATGATTATATTATGATGATAGATATATATAAATGTCTAATATAGATGCTAAAATAGATGACTATAAGCAAATGATTGCTGACTTGGAAAAACAAAAGAAGGGCGAAGAAGAAGCATACAAAAATACAATTGATTGGAATATGGAACAATTAGATAAATATGTAGAAGAAAAAGAATTATTTATCAAAAATGCTAGAAAACAATTAGAATCAAACATAGTATCTTTAAATTTGCTTAGTGAAATTTCTAACAAAGAACAAATAGAATTTGAATTATCAGGAATTCGAATTAAAACATATAATAATTATTCTTTTCAAATAGAAAAACGTCATACAATTTATCATCATATTTTTGAATTTGTATATAAAATTTTGAAATATCTTTTTACATCAAATAAGAAAATGTCAAATGATTATGATAATGTCATATCAAGACTTGATAAATTAGAAGTTAGTAATAAAAATATTAAAGAACAACTAAATATATTGGAAAATGAAAATAAGTATTTGAAAGAAAAGTTATATGATTTAATATAAGATTTTTGTCTCATTTTTCTTTTCGGTTGGTGTAATTATACTTTAGATTTTTTCGTGATATATAAATTTTGCTTATTTTGTTTTATGAAAACGCGTTTATTTTTGTCTGTATGTTTTTTGTATAATTTACCATCTATGAAAATCTTGCCACCCACCATCATACCTCTTGATACTGATTCTAAGTTATATAAAATAAAATTATAATGTAAATCATTACAACAAACTAAATAAAATGTATCAGATTGTGGTTGTGCAGGAAAATCATTTATAACTTTAGTCATATCATCAATACATTCATTTTTATTATAAGATAATATATGAATTTTAAACCCTATTTTATCGAAAATATGTTGAAATATCTTTACTTCTGTTTCTGCTACCCAAATACGATCCTTTTGAATATGATTTGCGTATTCATTTTTGAATTCATCAAAGTTGGAAGGTTTTGTGGGAAAAACCTCTTTCATCCACCCAGGCATTGCATCCAATATTGCAATATAAGTTTCTTCATCATATTCAATTAAATTATTATAAATACTAACCAATATATTTTGTGAATTACTTTCATCTATAATTCTTACTTGAGATGCTATATAGTTTCGCATACACTGAACCCATAAATCCTCTCGCGAATTATCATATTTCTGTAAAGCATCTTTGTAAATTTCTGGTTGTGTTTTATATTTTTTTCTTTCCAAGAAAGAATCTGTCAATCTTTGTATATCTTCTTGTGTCATATTTTTATAACAATCAAAATTTCTCATTATAGGGCTTTCCAACATATTGTGTAAATACGCATATCCATATATTGCACGATAGAAACAATTACCATCATCTTTTACATCAATGACTGCTTTATTCATCTCTATATAATATACTATATTTAAAATATTTGTCTCAATAAATTGTAAAAAATGATATATGATATAGAATACATAATATAACAATGTCTCTAAACAACGAGCAAATAATTGCATTAGATACTGTTAAATCCGGAAAAAGTATATTTTTGACAGGAAGCCCGGGTACAGGAAAATCTTATACCTTGAAACTAATCATAGAACATTTGAAAACAATTGGTAAACAATATGCGGTAACATCTGCTACTGGTTGCGCTGCTGTAATTATTGGTGGTCAAACTATACATTCCTATCTTGCATTGGGTATTGGTAACAATTCAGTTGATAAAATTGTAATATCGCTCAAAAAAAATAGGCTCAAATATAAACATGTTGAAGAACTGCAAGTGCTTATATTAGATGAAATAAGTATGATAGATTCTACAACATTTACTAAAATATCAGATATATTAAAAAGTGTTAAAAACAACAGAAGACCATTCGGAGGAATTCAAGTTATTTTAGTTGGAGATTTTTGCCAATTGTCTCCTGTAGAAGGAGAACACGCATTCGCAAGTGATGTATGGAAACAACTTGAGTTAGATCAAATAGAATTAACGCAGATCATTCGTCAGAAGGACGATAAAATATTTCAGCAAATTTTACAAGAAGTACGGTTTGGTAAATGTTCTAAAGATACTACAAGGATATTAATGCAATTACAGGAAACAGTTTTCGATGCAAAAAAAGGAGTTAAACCTACAAAATTGTACCCATTAAATACTGATGTAAATTTGATTAATAATTATGAATTTGAGAAATTGTACAAAAAAAATACAGGAAAACAGATTAAGGATGCAAATATAGTAGAATGTTGGCCCATTAATCCTAACCTAGAATATGAAATAGACCTTTTAACAAAAGTTGATTGTAATGTAGACAAGGATATTTTCAGATATCATGCTTTAACAAATGATAAAAAATGTACTTTAGATGATTATAGAATAGATTTATTTAAAGGCTTGCAAGTTATGGTAACAAGAAATGTAAATTTCGAAAAGGGTATTATTAATGGCACAACAGGTATCATTACTAGTCTATCAACTACTTCAATATGTATCAAAATAGCAGATGGTACACATCATATTATATATTATCATAAAGATAATAATGAGAATAATGCGACATATGTAAAATTTATGCCTATCAGACTTGCTTATGCTTTGTCAATTCACAAGTCACAAGGTGCTACATTAGATGCTGTTGAAATTGATGCAAGTTCAAATATATTTGCTACAGGACAGCTATATACAGCTATATCGCGTGCACGTAATTTAAATAGTATCAAGTTGATAAATTTTGACAGACATTCTTTCATTTGTAACCAAAATGTTAAACAGTTTTATCAAAAAAAATAATTACAATGCCAAAAAGGGCACTTTTTATTTACAACTATTTACAAACTATTTACAAACTATTTACAAAGTTACAAGTGTAACTTTTAATCATCATACTTCGAGCCGAGTGCATCACAGATCTCATCCTCAGTCATTGTGAGGATGTTGTATCCGTTGCACTCCAGCATATCATAGAAGTGGTAATGTTTTCCCTCAAACATTATGTGTCCGGGGTCGTGCTTGTTGGACTTTGCCATAGAGTCCCAGATACAGTTCTTGCTGAAAATACGCTTGAATTCAGCCAAGATATCGCTTTCAATCTGGTCGAAGTGTATATCGCATACAGACCAATAGGTGCGATCCTTGTATTCGGCGATGAAGAGTATCATGAAGAAATTGTAGAGCTCGACTGATCCGTCAAGAAGATTGTTAATTATCTTGCGCTCAGTGCGTTCACATTCCCTCTGTTTCTCAGCATCATTTTTGTTCTTCGCAAACACGAGAGAGATCGTGTTGCTTTCAAATTTCTGAAACATTTGCTCAGCTTGGGTTTTGCTGTGCATCATAGCTTCAGTCATCATTAAGTTGCTGTAGATTTGTCGCTTTTTGTCGCTTTTGTCCTCTTTTTATCCACCAAACATTTTTCTCAAATGTCTAATCATTTTTTTTCATTTATGTTATTTTTTCAAACAAATATATTTGTGACAAAAATTTATTATATACTAAAAAAATGAATACCAAAATAGAAATACATAATTGGTAGAAGTAAAGAACTGAAACCCATCCTTCGCAAAAATGGAAGCAATCGAATTTGCCTGCGTGATCAACGAAATAACAAAATCTCTCCAGATTGAAATGGATGCTGAAATAGCTGGAAACATATTTGATATCTATCAAGGTTCTTATGATAACTATACGCTCTTTGAATTACTGCATTTACTAAGAAAAGGCAATCACGAAATCACTGTTCCTTGGAATAAAAAAGCTATTATCAAGATGATAAAAGAGAAGAATCTTGATATACCCAAGAAAATGGAACCTATGGAGCCTACTAAATGGGAACATTACAGAGTTCGCAAAAGCCTTGAGGTCATCAATATAATTGATTCATATATAGAATTTGATGATAATGGTTTCGATATATTTCAAGATAGTAGGGGCAATATTCATAAACTTGAGAATATCTGTAGAGAACTTGATGAAAATGAAGAAGAATACATTGCAATGTACTTTGAAAATATACAGGACAACAGTATATCAAGACTAGAAATAGAAGATTTCATCTGGAGCTTAGACAATGAAGACATAACAATCTTACAATACGTAATGCATGAAAAGTTTCTAAATGAAGAAGAAAAAGAACGATGGAAAAATCATATTAGATATATGTAAATAATGTAAATAAAATGCCAGATATATTTTTGGCATTATCAGTGACTGAAAAATAAAAAATGACATCAAATAATTAGAATTATATCATTTGATTTTCATATGCACAAAGTTTGCATACTTTTCATAAATTCAATTATCATGATTTCTCGAATATTTGGCGCACGTACTTTACATACAAATAATATAATTAGAAGGACTCTAATTTTTGATGACAAAATGCCTACAGTATATACAAGCAAATATTTACATATTCAAGATAATCTCAAAAATAGTGTATATTCAATTGAACATATTTTCCCACGATGTATGTTAAACAAAAAAGAGCATAATGATATGCATAACACTATAAAAACTCTAAACGATTTAAATGTGAATAGATCTAATTATAGATATACTGATGTGTTTATTCCAGACAAAAATTGGCTTACATTAGATTATGATAACTATGTTAATCATAAATTAAAATTGTTCATTCCAAACAGATCATCGCGAGGATTTATATCGCGCGCTATCTTATACATGTGCAAGGAATACAATTATAGCCCACATAAAATAATAGATAAAAATGTGCTTTTACAATGGTTCTTTACATTTCCACCTGAAAAACAAGAAAGACATCATAATGAAATTGTATATAAAATTCAGAATAAAAATAATATATTCATTAGTAATTATAATAAGAAAACAAAGCAATTACTTAAATACTTAGATGATTTATGATCAGACACAGTACCCATATCCTGACACATCAATATATGGATGGAGTGGAATATATGTAACAATTATAGGTTGCTGTACTACAACTTGATTTGTGTAAATGTATTGAGGTTGTGCTGGTGTATATGATGATGCGTATGTATTTGGTGCTTCTACATATGCTGGTCTAAATTGTGCACTATTATTGCATGACATTTGTTGCTGTGGATATTGTGATGCTTTTTTATGCAATGAAGGTGCAGGAATATCCTGTTTAGTTTGAACTTCAATTTCTCGCTTTTGCATCTTGGGTATCAGCGAAGGTTCTGTAGTCAGGTCAAATGTACTACTTAGACAAGGATATTGTTCAAATCTACCTTTTTTTAGTTCTTGTCTGACAGCATCTACAAACACAAAGGCATCAAAAATGTACCTTCTATTACTTTGTAAAACCTTAATAATAGATGCAGTCAATGCACCAATGTGTTGATTATCCCTTAATAAATTATATGCATCTGCTGATGTTTGTGAATCTCTGCAACCTGATATTAAAATAGTAGGAGATCTAATAGTACATTTTTTATTTTCAACAAAAGATTGTTTTTGTTCATTCCATGTATATGTTAAATCTAATATTGACCCACTGTGACAACAGTCAGATACAAATAAAATCTTAGTTTTTGGATTAAAACAGCTCATTACCCTATGAATTACATCATCTAATAATAGTCCCTTTGTTTCATAATCGGATGGTACTAAACCCTCGTCTTGACCATCTGACTCGTCGCCACTAACATCTTTTTGATGACTACCGTGTCCACTATAATGTACCCAAACATAATCAAGATTATCTCTATATGATGCTATTGCTATATCATATAATTTTTGTAATATTCCATCATATGATGTGTTTTTCCTATCAATATCATCTGTATATAACTCAACTGGCATTTGTTCATCAAACATACTATATACTAGCTTTGCAACTTGTTTTACATCATTTACACAGCCATTTAATTGTCCTTGTTTACAATGGGCATAATTTAAACCAAATAATACAGCTCTTCCACGCATTATGTTCTTTATAATTAAGAGTATAAAATAATTATATGTATAATAAAAATTATTTTTTACACTTGATATATTTCACATCATGTGTGGCTAGAGTACATTTTTCTTGGTCATTTTGAATATTAGGTTTTGATTCTACTATATTATGTCGGACACTCGAAATGTACTCTAATCCATTGATACTACTTTTATGTTTATTTTGAATATCATCATCAATCTCATTATTTTGAATTAAATCTTTCTTTATATCCCTATATAATTGCATACTTATTTCATCTATCTTTGTTATTATTTGCAATTCCTTTGTATTCCAATTTCTGGCAATATTTCTCTTTTTTATATAAACCATATTGATTGCAGCCACCCATAATAAGCCAATTCTATGATTCCTTGTTTTTTTACAATAATTTATATTAAAAAATTCATATAATATATCCATATCTCTGTCTTGGTATAATAATGATATAATACCCCATAAAAACCATACTGCGTCATTGTCACTTTCATAAAACTTGGTTTCAAATGTATATTTTTTACGAATGATATAATCAAATGATTTTCGTATTTTGTTAGAAATATCTACTAAAATATCTTCATTACTATCAGCAGAAAGACTATCTAATTGTTTTACTATATATACATATCCAGTAATGATTTGCAATGCAACAGTATAAGTATGACTATCAATTGGTGGTAAGACACCATTGAATAAAGTAGTTCCAGTATCTGATAATTTGAATTTATCTAATTCAAACATGTCTATTATTTTAGGTCTCAGTAGTTTGACATTTGTGGTACCAGTTTTTGTTATAGGGTTTTTAACATAAATATCACAAATGATACATAGTTTGCAGATGATAATGTAAACATCTTTGATAAGTATTTTTTCATTATCTATAAATTCCTTAATATTATAGCATACATTAACAAAAAGTTGTATATCATATATTGATATAAACGAACCTATATAACTGCATACTGCTATAAAAGTATTAATAATAATCCCAACTGATTTATCTGTATCCTTATCTTTTAATAGCAATTTTGTTACCAAAAAGATGCTTTCCTTAATTTTTGCATTACATATACTTTCATACAACTCAACACTATGATTGTTCATTTGTTGAAAATATTTCTTGTTTATTTTTATCAATAAATTCTTTATATTTACTGATAATTTTATAATTCTTTACAATAGTCACTTCCGATACATTGCATACATTTGAAAACTGTTTTTTGGTAAACCCTAGATTTTCTGACAATGAATAGTAATATAATATGCCTGCAGCTAAAGATGTCGGAGAATTATCGCTTATTATATCATGTTTTTCAAGAAATGTGACAAGCTGTTTACAGTTTTCAATATCTTGTCTTTTCATTGATAACTTGCTACCAAACCGTGAAATGAAATCTTGGGGCCCAGATGATGCTACATTTATTTTCAACAATGTCTGAAATCGAGCATTACCACGATTAAGAACTACGGGACTTATATTAAACATAGCTGCTATCTCTTTAGAACTACGGGGTACATTATTTATAATACATGAATGATATATACAAGACGCAATCAAACCTTCCTTATTATCACCCCTAGATATCTTTTTCTCAGAAGCATTTTTATAAAGGACTTTAGCATCATCTATAACTTTTTGTGGTATGCCATGATTTGTAGTATGTGCTAAGATTTTACTAAATATATTCAATAATGTACGTTCATTATAAGGCATCGAATTCCAGAGATGCCACATTTTGATGCGCATTATATCAATATTATCACGTCTACTACCGCCAATCATACTGCCTAGTGAAGATTTAGGCAATAGATTATTTGTTGGCAAACCACATCTAGACGGATCACCATCTCTGTTATCATCAGCTCCATAATATCGCCATTCTGCTGTATTATCAATGACACAACCAATCATAGCACAACAATTTTTGCATATTTGCATATTGTCTTCCATAATCATTTCATTGGAACCACAAATACATTCGGATGGTTCAGATTTATCAAGCTCTTCTATTTCTTTTTTAAAATCGTCTAAAAGGTTCCAGCAATCATCTATATCAGCATCCACCATTGTCAATAATTGACAAGATAGATTAGTAAATATATTTAATCATTTTTTTATATTGATTCAATATATACACAAAGAATATTATATTGTTTAAGCAGAGTATGAAAATATATGTACAGTATATCCTAATGTTTATGATATATTTTTTTAATGGCAGAACTGATGAAGATATTATAGCATTGTGTATAAGAAAACCATTTCGATTACAAAGATCAATAGAATTTTGTATGAATAATGTAACTTATTATGATATAAATTTAACAAAAACAAATAATAACTTATTTCTTCAACAACCTCTCAAGTAACCTATTGGTACCTAATAGAAGCTCATAAATATCTGAATTGGAAGGATTGGAAATACTAGATGGTCGTTTTGACATCTTCTTATTATATTGTCTTTGTTTTAGACGTTCATCTCTTGCATGTTTTTTATTTTGATATTCATTAATATCATTAGGTGTTAGATGTACCATTTCTGATACCTGTTCAATGGATAGGTTATCTTTTTCCATCTTTCCGATTGCATATATAATTAGACGAGTCCTAATACTACCTTCAGTCCTCTGAAGTGTCTTAGCAATATCTGCTAAGGATTTTCCAGATGAAAGTAAAGACAACATTTGATTATCTTCATCATCATCCCATTTTAGACCAGCGCGCGATGTTTCTGGATTCTGTCTTTGATCATGGAGCATTTGTTGAAATCTTGATGGCATTGTATATATTTTTGATGTAATATGTTATGGGCTTATTTGCTATATGCATTATAGAGATATATCCTTATATGATTTTAACATTCTTATAATGCTTTGACAATCCATAAAAATAAGAATACAACTACAGGATATGCCAATCTTAACATAAATTCTTGAAAGTTAGTCAAGATGTTATCTGACAAATATCTTGTTATATAATGTGTGCTAATTCTATCTATTGCTATGGCTAAAACTATAACAAGAGAAAAAACACCTAGTTTAATAACTTCTGAACGTTTCATTGACATTTTGTCCCAAAATGTATACTCTCTTCGATAATTTTGAAATGATTCTTTGCTATTATTGCCTTGATGGTTCCCATTTCCATAGAATTGATCTTTTGTTGCTGTTTGTTGGCTAGATGTAACAGATGGTTGCTCTTGTTGCTCTGTCTGTTGTTGTCTTTGCCTCTGCTTTTTACTAACAGGCTTTTCTTCTTCTTCCATATCTGATAAATCTCCATAAGGACTTCCACCATATACTTGATATAAATCTGCCATATAATACTATAATTCCATGATATTATTTTTTATCTTATCAGATAACAGAATAGTATATATGGCAGTTTATTCAAAATCAAAATCAAAATCAAATTCAAGAATGTTTTTATTAGTAGCTATCATTATTATAGTATTTATACTATCAATCTTATTTTATAAGAAAGAAACATTTGAAAATTCAAGTAAAATACAAGAACTTATAGATGGAGTTAAGGGTGGTGATATCGATAATGCTAAAATTACAGAATATATAAAAAATAATAAATTGTCCAAAGAAGAATTAGATGAAATTATAAAAAAATTATGAACTATCACTATCGTTACTATCGTTACTGTCGTTACTGTTGTTACTGTCGTTACTGTCGTTACTGTCGTTACTGTCGTTACTATCGTTACTGTCGTTACTGTTGTTACTGTCGTTACTGTCGTTACTGTCGTTACTGTCGTTACTGTCGTTACTGTCGTTACTGTCGTTACTGTCATAACCGCTATTATTTGTTTTTGCGAGACTATTCTGCACACGCTGTTGTAGTATAGTGTTCTGTAGATTTCGCTTATCTAATTCTTGATTCCATTTTGTAGCAATACGTAAATTTCTATTTTCAATGCCTTCATCATTATATTCTAACTCTCGTTTTTTATATATTTCAATATTATCCCTAGATAAAGTGTTTATCTCATCATCATCAGATTCTCCTTCCTGTTCTTCTTGAGTATATAAATAACTCATATAATTAGGATTATAATCTGGATTTAGTCTGGAATGTTTGACAATATTCTCATATTTTGGTTCAAAGTAATATAAAGCAAATACTATATTATGATTCACGCCTTTAAAATCATACAAGTTTCCAGCATCTGTTTCAAAACGCAATGTCATTCGTGATAATTTACCAATAGGATGGAATTCTCTAACAGGTACTTTCAAAAATGATGTTTTTTCATCATTAAAACCATAATTATTTACACGAATTTTTGCTAACCCTAGATTGTATTTTGAATATGATAATGATCTATACATATGTTGTTCAATTTCAGGACATTTAAGTACAATATATTTATTTCCAAGTAAATACATCATCCCAGGTGCATATATAGTATGAAAGTTATTAGCATCTACAGTATTCTGAACACTATGATATAATTTTTCGAGACCAAGTTTATCATTATATGAAACATATGTATATTTTTTCTGACCACGAAATGATAGTGGTTCATTCATCTTTGTATATGTATCAAATCCTAAAATTTCACTCATAGTAGATTGATGCATATCTAATATAAATGGTTTATCGCATCGGAAATAAATCAAGTTTGTTAATTCAGCCGGTGTATCAACAGGAATCATATCGAGTGATATATTAGCCAAACTTAATTTTATTCTAATTTCATCTATAAATGTACTCGTGATATAATCACCTGGTGATATTTCAATATAACTAAATAATGTTTTATCATATATATAATTACCAAACTCATCTGTATGTATATCGAGTTTCAATTCATCATCAGATGGTGAAATATAGTAATATATTCTATTATTATTATAATCAATATTATACATTGTTTTTGGAATACTTACATCAACTACTTCAATACCTATAACATTTCTGAATGGAGCCGTAAATTCCACAGCATAATAGGAAGGGTCTGGAAATACTCTTCTATCTCTTGATTTACTATCTACAAGAAAAGTATAAGACTGTTTGATACTATTTTGTTTCAAATAATTTATATCTTCTATTGACATTAGAGTAAGTATATAAATAAGCCTTTATACCTATGATGAGAAAAGATTATGACCCATTATTTTATATCAATATAGTGCTTTTCTTATTGATCATAATAAATATTATAATGATTGTAATGAGAGAACGAAAAAAACGTAGAGAATTTTTTGAAGATACCAGTTCAAGTACAGACATCATAAAAATAAATACAAGACCATGTACTTTACATTTGACAAATGATGATGAATTATGTAACAGAATGGCTGACATTTATAAAATGAGTGATTTACAAATACAGGTTGTATTAAATAAAATGCAATATGAAGGAAATATGTCTACTTACAGTTTACTACAATTTGTGAAGGATAATAAGAAAACATTACCAATCAATGCTTGTAAAGTTGAATTAAATAAGTTTAAAGAAGTAAATAATTTGCATTTATCAACTAGTAGTAATTTATACAAGAATATTTATAGAGATATTTCTTATAATAATAGTACATTATCTGGATACTGTTTATCAGACATTTCAGAATATTCTTCATTCAATATGTCAAATATCATCAATATTGTAAACCCTACTTTATCTTCCAATATTTTCTTTAATGCTCAACTAGACAGTCCTACTAATATTTATGATGAAAATAACTCAAGATATCTTGCATTAAAAGTTAGAAACAAAATCAATAGAGATGTACTTTTGAATGATATGCCATATGTATGTAGTGAACTGAAAACACCTTTGGAAGATAAACTACAATTTATTCGCTTACACTGTACCCTATATGATACATCAAGACTTGTTGTAGATAATATAGATTTTGTCAGTTATGATGCAAATTTAAGAAATATGCAAATTGTAAGTGACACTCAACCAGCTGTAACATTAAGCATACCTTTTATTCAATCAGAGCCCGAGATCATTCAATATAATAGTAGTAATATTTTAAATACAATGTTTTCATATATTTATGATAAAAAACAAATTCAATATGTGCCAATTAATAAACAGGTTTTCATTTACAAATTTACACAAAATTTCTGTAATAAAATTGAAGAATATACCTTATATGATAATATACAGTTTTCATTGACCGAATTAAATGTTAAGCCAACTGTCATCAAATATAATATTGATTTATCTCCAATTGTATCAAATTCAAATGTAATAAATAATAATATACCAACTGTTGTAAACAATAAGTTATCAAATATCCTGATATCTAATAACAATATCATACGTTCTATTGATGAACATACCAGTAATCAAATACTATTGAATGCAATATATGCCAAATTACGTGAAGAAACTTGTCCCTCATTAGTCAATAATAAAGAAAAGGCATTATGTACCTTGCGAACAAACGCTATTCAAGATGAATATAATATACACGAAATTGAGAAATATTCCTTGCAAGAAAATTTGCAGAATCAAAGAGTTGTATATTATGAACTTTTAGAGACAAAAAAGAGAATTGATAATACTTCATATACTATCGCCGATATTAAAGATATTGTTTCTCTTAAGGTTCCGATAATATATTCAAAATATGCTGATATGATATCTAATGATGATTGTTTGTATATACAAATTTAGTGTAAAAAGGGATATAAAATTATATTATATTATATATATACACAACAAATACATACAAGGGTATGCGAGTGATCAAAAGAGACGGTGATTTTGAAGATGTAAGTTTCGATAAAGTTCTTAATAGATTAAAAAATCTATCAGATAATATTGAACTTAAAATAGACATCTCTGAAATCGCACAAAAAGTATGCACGCGTATTTATGATGGTGTAAAGACAAGTGAATTAGACGAAATGGCTGCCTACTTGTGTAGTAGTATGTCAATAGAAAATCCAGATTACAGTATACTTGCATCGAAAATTATTATTTCAAATCATCACAAAAATACATCGCCATCATTTAGTGAGACTATACATTTGTTATATTCTAATAATTTAGTATCAGATGAACTTGCTAGCATCGTAAGCAAACATAAGGAAAAACTTAATTCATATATAGATTATTCTCGTGACTATTTATTTGATTACTTTGGTTTTAAGACATTAGAGAGAGCATATCTAATGAAGATTAATAAAAAGACAATTGAAAGACCCCAGCATATGTGGATGAGAGTAGCATTGGGTATACATGGATATGATATCAAGGATGCTTTACAAACATATGATTTGCTAAGTCAAAAATATTTTACACACGCAACACCCACATTATTCAATGCTGGTACAAATAGACCACAGTTAAGTAGTTGCTTCTTATGTAGTATTAATGATGATAGTGTAGCTGGCATTTTTGAAAGTTTAAAAGAAATGGCATTAATTTCTAAATATGCAGGTGGCATTGGAATTCATATTCACCAAATTCGCGGTAAGGGTAGTCACATAAGAGGTACAAATGGAGTTTCTAATGGCATTATACCTATGCTTCGCGTATTTAATAATACTGCAAGATATATTGATCAGGCTGGTAAACGTCTAGGTAGTATAGCTGTATATCTTGAGCCTTGGCATATAGATATTGAAGCATTCTTAGAGCTTAAAAAAAATCACGGAAATGAAGAAGATAGATGTCGTGATTTATTTTTAGCTTTATGGGTTTCTGATGTATTTATGGAAAGAGTAAAGGAAAACAAAAAATGGTCGTTGATGTGTCCAGATAAATGTAGAGGATTGAGTGATGTATATGGTGATGATTTTAAAGCATTATACGAGAAATATGAGTCAGAAGGTAATTATGTCAAACAAATCAATGCACAAGATTTATGGTTCAAAATTTTAGAAGCACAGATTGAACAAGGTGTCCCATATATTTTATATAAAGATGCTGCTAATAAAAAGAGTAATCAAAAGAATCTTGGGACCATCAAGTCGAGTAATCTTTGCGCAGAAGTCTTGATACATTCTTCACCGGAGGAAACTGGTGTATGTAATTTGGCATCTATATGTTTACCATCATTTGTAGAATCTGGAAAATATAATTTTGATAAATTGCACGAAATTACCAAAATCATTACCAAAAATTTGAATAAAGTAATTGATAAGAATTTTTATCCTGTTGAGAAGGCTCGTATTTCAAATATGAAACACCGGCCAATTGGTATAGGGGTTCAGGGTCTAGCTGATGTCTTTGTTAAAATGAGATTTCCATTTGAAAGTGCTGAAGCAAGACAATTGAATAAGGATATATTTGAGACAATGTATCACGCAGCAGTGGAAGCATCTATGGAATTATCTAAAAAGAGAGGTATAATTATCAAAGATATTCTCAATAAAAAATCAGATGATGATATTACAAAATATGTGAATGAATTCGAAAAGGATATTATCAATAGTAAGTATGCTGGTGCATATAGTTCATTCGAAGGAAGCCCCATATATCAAGGATTATTTCAATTTGATTTATGGCAACAAGAGCCATCCAATAGATATGATTGGAAATCTTTAAGAAAAGATGTTCAAGAATATGGAGTTAGGAATAGCCTGCTAATATCTCCGATGCCTACAGCATCAACTTCACAAATAATGGGATTCAATGAGAGTTTTGAACCTTTTACCAATAACATTTTTCAACGTAAGACTCTTAGTGGTGAATTTATTGTAATAAATAAATATCTGATTAATGATTTGATTTCTTTAGGTTTATGGAATAAAGAAATGAAAGATACAATTATTGTGAATAACGGAAGTATACAAGATATTCCGAATATTCCAGATAATATTAAAGAATTATACAAGACAGTTTGGGAAATTAAACAAAAACATATAATTGATATGTCAGCAGATAGAGGTATTTATATTTGTCAAACTCAAAGTTTAAATATATTTATGGAAGAGCCTGATTTCCAAAAACTGTCTAGTATGCATTTTTATGGACATTCAATGGGGTTAAAAACTGGCTCTTATTATTTACGTACAAGGCCACGTGCTAAAACACAACAATTCACTATTGATCCTGAATTAGTTAAAAAGAAAAAAAGATGTATTGAACAAAATGGTGATACATGTACAATGTGTAGTGCTTGATAACGTATTTATAAGTTACCAAATGCCTCTAGAAAGCCAGTTGAAAAAAGGGTCATAAAATCATTATATAAACTTTGTTTATCTGCATTTTCAGGCAAAATAAGTTCTGTTGCACACGTTCCGGCAGAAGGATATCGTGTACTCGGATGTATGATAATCTTGTATGATTGTGTAAATGATATAGAGTCTATAGCAGACCAAAATAAAAGAACAGATGATTTAAATTTCTTATTATCCTTAAAATCTTCACTTTTTGTTTTAATTTCTTGATTATCAATTGTACCTAAAAAAGTAGTGTAATAATTATTGAAGTCATTCTTTTTAGCCTTTGTCATAAGCTCTTCAAATTCGCGACATACTTTTGTTCTTGCATTATCTTCTTCGCGAGCATCATCTATTGAAATTGTTTCTCTTGTTTCATAATTAGCACCATATTTGATTGTAAGTTTATTAAATATTTGAGTTTTCAATGCAAGCTTTGTTAGTTTCGCCCGTGATATCATTTTGTCCAAATCATATAATCGAATTCTGTCATCAATATTATAAAATTTGCTTTGAAAAATACCTTTATCTATAAAAAATCCCTTTGAAAATGCATTCATAATTTTTTTATTATAATTATAGGTAGGAACAATTTGATCATTGTATATATTAGTACTATTACAATAATCGGTATCAACATATGATTCTATTTTTCTTTTTCCAACTGTTTCCTTGCAATAAAGTAACAATCTATTTCTTGTATCTTCGCTTGAATCAAGTATATAATACAAATGTAAATGTTCAAGTGTAATGCGCTCTATTTTAAACATTAAATGAGCAATATATAATTTTGATATTGCAAATGGTAGATGAATATTATATTTAATAAATACTACTAATAATTGTCCGATAAATTCTGCTTCATCTTCTGTTATATTTTCTTTAAAAATCCATCTATTTGCACCAGTTTGATTAATTACACGAAAATATTTAGCTTGTATTTGTGTACTTATATGATAAAAAAATTGTTTAGAAGGCCCCCCTGCATCAATTGTACCTCGAAAATCTTTAAATTTAATATTATATGGTCTATTTAATATAGGTTTTCCAACAAGCTTCCAAGCGTTAAATAGAATTTCAGCCTCTGTTCCCACAACGACATCCATAAAATCTGTTTTTGGTTGTAATGATGCTTGTGCCATATACATTTTCGATAAATATCTTTGTATTTTCGCTATTCTCAATATTCCATTTTTAGACTGTTCCTTCTGAAATTGTTTTTTTTCTTCAGGACTAAGTTCTATATATTTAATCTTTCTTGTAAAAGCTATATCTTTATTTTCCACAACACCTTCCACTGTTCTCATATAGATTGACAATAATTTATCTCTTAATTTAGTATTAAGAAAACCTGAAAATATATCTTTATGTTCTTTATGAAATCTAGGAATATATTTTTCATTTTCTATTGATCTATCTATTACACTTTTATCAGCATAGGCGACTGGTGTTTTTTTCATTGGATTAAATTTATATTTATCAAGATCTATATCATATTCCCGCATAAGACTGTTTTTGTAGGCGAAAATTTTGCTATAATATGGTCGAAGATCATATCTTTGATAATATAAAGGCATATGATTCACAGTAAGTTTAAGAAGTTTATGTAACATAATTTTAATATTTGTTTTATATTCATCTGAATCAGTGTCTGGACTTACAGAAAGATATGTTAATCCATAATCTCTAAACATAGATTTTGGTGTAGCAAATGACATATCTGAAACACCATCTGGATTAGTAAAAATTCTTTTGAGTAAATATATCAGTACATTTTCGTTATCACTATCTAATTCTAATAAATTTCCGATACCTTTATTCATCATATACATTTTCCAATGATTTGTAAAATCTTTATTAATTGTGGAATCAAAATTATTTGATATATATGATACAAGAAGTTTTTTGATAATTTTATAATTTTTATCTAAATGTTTATTTTGAAATATATTAAACCATATTGAACGTCTATTCATTAAAGTTAATAAAATTGTGCTTTTTGTTATAGGATGTTGCGTTTTAATAATCCACATAAAATCATTTAGTAAATCAGATGAATCTTGCAAAAGATTCATTAAAATTTTATATACTTTAGTAAATTTATCATTCATTATTATAGCTTTATTATCAACACTTGAATCAAAATCAAATAATATACTGGTATTTGTAATTAACTGAATATAGGCAAAAAATTTCAAATTTTTAATTGTTAAATGTTCAATAGTTTTGGTAAGTTCTTTATATATACGTTCTATTTCTTTATTTTGTTCAGATTGAGGAATTCTTTTTAAAATTTCCGGATAATTAAAATTGAAAAATATGTTATTCTCAATATTCTCATGAAATGTATTCATATCACAAATATCTATTTCTATATTATTACCATTATGTTTGTCATATATATACTGTATTCTATCATTAATTTTATATGTATCAGAATATGTTTCAAAATCAGGATCTACTAAAAATTCTATCACATCATCTGCTAAATTGAAATTATCTGGTTTGTATATGGCATCCTTATAACGTTTATCAATTGCTTTCAAATATGATACTATAGGTCTTTTATTAAAAGGTAATTTACATGATATATATGACATTAATAAAAGATATTGATATGCATTATGATAATCTAAAATATAATCTTGCTTATATTCAATTTCCTTATCATATACAGCAATAATATAGTCTAACCATTCTTGTAATGGATGTTGATATAATTCTGCAGCTTTTATTCGAAAATTATCATATTCTTCTGTATTAAATTCATTATTTACAGTATGTACATTAATACTAATATAAAATTTGCACATATGAAAGGTTGCAAAACACATCAATGTTATAATATTTAAATCATCAAATCTATCATTATTGTCAAAGTTTAATTTTTTTATTACTTCAAACAGAACCTTATAGTTTTCTGGATTTTGAAGAAAATATCTGTAAAATTCAGCAAGTTTGCTATAATGTTGTGGATCTTGTGTTAAGGCTAATTCTTCAATAACCTCATACTCATTATGAAGAGTACTATCAGTACTTGTTTGACTTGATGACAGAGTTCCTGCCTTCTTTTTCTTTGATTTAACAGTTTTTGTTTTAAGTTTTTTGCTCTTATGTTTACCACCTGAAATCATTGAATTAACATCAAAAAATTTGAAAAATTCTATTTTTAAATCATCACTTTCAGAACTTAAATTCGCATCTGACATATCATTTATTTTTTTAATGAAATTCTCCATCTTATTTAATTGAAATATTTTTATCTTTTGCATCAACCAAAAATGCAAAAGTATAGAAACAAAACAAGTTTCTTATGGATAATGATATGAAGATATTATAGAACAGTTGATTTAATGCATAAATTACTACTTTTACTACTTTGCAACTACTTTTTACTACTTTGCAACTACTTTTAGTAAAGCACTTAAGATTTTAATAAAATTTGTGTATAGCAAATATATAAAATTTCACTATGTACTGGTGCGGAAGTTGTGAGTATAAAACGAATAGAAAATTCAATTTACAAAAACATATAAAAAACATTCATAAGCGTGACGCAAATGATGAGGAATTAACTAATATGCAAATATCACCCAAAAATATGCAAATATCATCCCAACCTATGCAAATATCATCCAAATTTATGCAAATATCATCCAAATTTATGCAAATATCATCCGAAAATATGCAAATATCATCCCAAAATAAAATAAAAAATTCATCTTGCCCAAAATGTTTGAAAAACTTCAAAAGTTTCCAGAGTCTGCAGAAACATCAAAATATATGCAAAGGTGTTTCTAATCCGTTAGAATGTCACTATTGTCATAATACATTTGCAACACCACAATCAAAATTTAAACATCTCAAAGTATGTAAAATTAAGGAGGTCCAAAATTTAGTTCAAACACATATAATCAATAATAACAGCAATAATACACAAACTAATCACCAGACTAATAATCAGACAAATAACTATATAATAAATTATTATCCACCATCATCGCGAGATTATAATACATACGATGATGTAAATATCAGTATTGATGTTGATAATATAAATGATTTTGGCAAAGAGGATATTTCATATATAGACTCCGAAAAAATGAAAACAATAGCATTAAATTATGACTTCAAATCGTTGATATGTGAAAAACATTTCAATCCAGACCATCCTGAAAATCATAACATTCTCAACAATTGTAATAAATCATATAAGATATTGAAGGATAATAAATGGGCAGTTGAAACCAAGGACTTTGTGCATTCGCTTATATACAGTAACACAAAGGCTGAAATATACGATTATGCATTTAGAGAATTGTTGCATAAAATATTAGATGATGACAAAAGTACTGAATATTTGTCACAATGGCAAGTGTATGAAAAAAATTGTAAAAAGAGATTATATAATTATATTGATATACAAATCAAAGAACTTATGAAAATTAAGAAACTTGATATGATGGCCAAATCAAATCAACTTCAAACTGAAGCAATGAAATCAAGCTTAGATTATTCTAATACAATATAGAAATACATATAAGAATACAATACATATAACAAATGTATATAATTATATTTTGATAAATATAGTATGAGTGAGGTTTTGTTAACACCTAATGATAACAGACTGACAATATTCCCTATCCAATATGACGAAATATGGGATATGTATAAAAAGGCACTAAGCTCGTTCTGGACAGCCGAAGAAATAGATCTAAGTAAAGATATTGATGATTTCAATAAACTAAGTGATAATGAGAGGAAGTTTATCAAAAATATTCTAGCATTCTTTAGTTCAAGTGACACTATTGTAAATATTAATTTAGGAGAAAGGTTTTTGAATGAAGTTCAAATTCTTGAAGCTAAATTTTTTTATGCATTTCAGATGGCTATCGAGAACATTCACTCAGAGACTTATTCGCTATTGATTGATACATATTTTAAGGACCCTGTTGAGAAACACGAGAGTTTTAATGCAATTCAATATATACCTTGTATTCAAAAGAAGGCAGATTGGTGTTTTAAATGGATTAATGATCATAATACACCATTCTCGCAAAGATTGATAGCTTTTGCTATAGTAGAAGGAGTGTTTTTCAGTGGTGCATTTTGCAGTATTTTTTGGTTAAAGGAACGAAGTTTGATGCCGGGTCTTGCGTTTTCCAATGAACTTATTAGTAGAGATGAAGGTATGCATGTTGAGTTTGCAGTATTATTGTATTCAATGATACAAAATAGATTACCAGAAGATAATGTTCATCAAATTATGAAAGAAGCAGTTGAAGTAGAAAAGAATTTTATTATTGAAAGTATCCCTTGTTCATTACTTGGGATGAATGCAGAGTTAATGTCGCAATATATAGAGTTTGTTGCAGATAGACTATTATCACAATTGAATTATAATAAAATATGGAATGTACCTAATCCATTCCCTTTTATGGAACGCATTTCAATCGAAACAAAGTCAAACTTTTTCGAAAGCAGAGTATCACAATATAGTAAGGCAAATGTTGGTAATAAACAACAACATCTAGAACTTCGTAAATTCACACTAGATGCAGATTTTTAAATTTTTATAAAAACCCCTTTAATTCGTCTAGATAATGTTTGAACATTGCTATTTGTTCGGACCTTGTTTTATGCCACAGTGCAGGTCTTCTATAATTCACAAAATGGATTGTATCTAATTTTATGTATTCGCTATTCAGATGATAAGGTGGCATATATGTATGCATTAACCTACAAGAATTAAAAAGTTTATAAATCGAATATAAAAATACTGTACTAGCTATATCTGCAGAACCAGTCTCTGCAACTTGTATATCAGCCGGAATGGTTTTTGCTACACGATTGATACTTGGACAAGATATTTGAATACTATATAAAAAATAATGAAGGACCTGAAAACTATAGAAGAGGTCAAATATTATAAAAACTACAAACCACTTTCGAGTTGTCAAAATGTAGTTAGCAACTTTAATGTTGTCATTTACACTAAAAGAGAAGAAAGAAACATAACATAATTATTTATATAGTTTTGTCTCATTTTTCTTTTCGGTTAGTGTAATTAAATCTTGAGAATGTTTTGTATTACTTTTTGCCATTTGCATTACATCAGATTTCTTGTCATTATCAAGTGACTGTAATTGTTTGCAATATTTTTCTAACGTCTTAAATGTACTTGCAGAAGCTTTTATAGGAAGCCTCGTTTTGGATTTTTGTAATATATTAAGAATATGACATCATAATAGTATGAATAGTGAAGACACTCTACCAGTCGTATGACCTATATCCTTATATTGTAATGGTGTGTTTGGATTTTAGGTTTATTGAAAACCTTCAGTTCTATTACAATATTACTTAGTTTTATTACATTAGTTTTGATATCAATTATTGTCAAGACGAAAAGCATTTATTAGTAGGATCTAAAATCTAAGAAGTCTAATAAAAGCGTAATAAAACAAAAAAATACTACCAACCGCTTGTAAAAAGCTGTCAAGTGGTAGTTGGGTTCCTTCGAGGAACTCATTTATACTAGTTGAAAAGATTTTGAGTTTGTCTCATTTTTCTTTTCGGTTGATGTAAATAAAAAATATCTATTTTTTATAGAATATGTCAAATTTGAAACAACTTGCATATAGGGCAATACCAAGAGAAACATACCATACTGTTATGAATAATACTAATATGGAAGATAAGAAGGCAGTTCTAGAATATACAAAGAAATATGTAATGAAATATAGAAAATTTACAGATTGGTCAAAAACAGTAAAAATGCCTCGACAATACATACAAAAACTATTGATATTATTAAATCATTATACCAAAAGGGATTATTTTATCGCTTATAATATAATCAAAAAGAAAAATAGAGATTACACCTTGAAGAATGTTGGTGATTATTGGGATGAAATTACACAGAGTTTAGATGATAAAATATTATTTAATCAACAAATATCAGAGCATGAAACATTTGCATTATGGGAACAATTAAGATGGCCCAATATATTGCAAAGAACATTTTATTTTTTATGCTATAAGCGTTTGCAGAGGATATCATATGTGAGAAAAGATGATATATATTATGATGACCAGTATATGAATGCTGAATTATTTGAGACAATCAATAAAATCCCAGATAATGATTTATTACCACTTGTCATATATACTATGATCTACAAATTCAATAAACAGTTTGACAATCAGACAAGTCCTCGCAGATCTCCTGCAATAAGTTTAACAAGTACAAGAAGAAATAGTTCTAGTAATTCAGGTAGTTTGTGAACAAGTATTTACAATTTAGAGTTCATTAGAATAATCTTTGGCGAATATTTTCTAAATGGTGAAATCTAACAGGTTTAGATCTTGATACAATATGCCATAATTGGGCAGAGTTAGTTGCACGAAGTACATTTCTGCCTTCTGCACATATTTTATACTTTTCTAAAGCAGCATCAGCTATTACTTTGTCACGCATCTGTGCCCATTTACGCAGTAAATCATCGTTTAATTTAACAAGTTTTCTATGTTTTCTTGCTATTTCACCATCTCCTTGTCCAATACTGTGACCACTAATCTAGTGTAAACCAATAAGCTTTTTCTTTGTCTGCTAATTCTATTTTTTTGGCTTGAAAAACATGTTCTATTGTATTATATTTGTGCCGTTCATATGTGAACGGACATAAGTGAAAATTAGATAAAATTTTCCTCCAATCTTTGATTTGAGCAAGATCAGAATATAAAGAACCTACAGATTCATTAGCACCTTTTCCTGGAAGCATATCACAAGACTTAGAATAAAAATATAACTTATCATTTACTGTTAGTTCCATAGCTACTTTCAACTGTCTTTTGAGTTTTCTATCATTTTTTTGTTTATTGCATCGAAGAGTTTTTGAATTACATACTTTCCCATCTGGACATACATATGATTTTAACATTAGTAAAGTTCATAACATATTTTTATGAAGTCATCAATATTTATGGCATCTTGCGGAATATTATCTGTTATATGATCATATTCAACTATGATTGTATCTAAAATATGATAAGCTAAATATTGTTCTTGAATAATGGATGTTGAACAATTAAAACTATTCATCATAAAATGCTCGTAATCCGAAATATTTTCCTTCATTTTTTGTAGAGCTAATTCTTTGCCTCCATTATTGTTTATTATATCAGTATATGTATTATATTTTAACTTACTAAATATTAAATCATATATGATGGAATCTATCACATCTATTTTATATTCATCTGACTGCTTATACTTGATAATAAAGTTATTAAATGGCAGATAGCTGTTTTCGTGTAAAATAATATTTTTAATGGATTCAACATATTCAATTTTAACATATAGAGTTGACTCTTGTTTTTCTCGTTTTATATTATATAGTTCCTTCAATATATTACATCCTTGTAAATATATATTTTCTTGAATGTTTTCTTTATTATCATCCAATAAATGCATCAGATATGTAATAGACTCCATCTTTATATTTTTATAATCTCAGTATCTATCAGTTTTTGTTTTATTTAGGATTTTTCTAATTTATCAAGACGCGCAAGATATGGTTTTAATAGTTCAACAGTTTTTTTCATACCTATGTTAACAGCAATTTCTGTTATTTGGTCACATAGAAAAATTACTAGGATACCAATAAAAACGAATAAACCTATATTGATTAAATTCTTATAAAATATATCTTTTTTATCTGTATTTGGCAGTGGTACATCTGGTTCTAGTTTTTTTGTAACAGTTGGTGCAATTTCTGTTGTTGCTGTAGGTACTGGCGTTACTGGCGTTACTGGCGTTACTGGCGTTACTGGATAAGAATTTATTGTAGTTTGATTATTTGGTGTAACCACAGGTTGATTATGTGTTTGTTGCTGAGATACATAGTTTAGGTATTGTTCTAAATCCGCATCTAAGTATGGCTTAACATCAGTCATTGAGATTTTTCGACTAGGAGGTGGAGTACATTGTGTTGGTACTGGTTCAATATATAAATCTTTTGTATCAGTCTCTTCCGAATCATCTTTATTCTTATTCTTTTTTTTATGTTTCTTTTCCTTTTCTGCAGACTTTTCAAAAGAATCAACATTATAAACTTCCTTCAGAGTACTGTACATCATATTCTAATATACATAGTGGAAAAGAAAAAGATGGAATATTTTTATGACAATACTATATAGAATGGAATCTTTAGAAACAATATTAAAAGGTTTATTGGCTGGATTTTTGTCAGCATATCTCATCTTGTTTGGTTTGCGCCCAGCAGTTGCATATCCCGAAATAATATTAGAACTATTTGAAAACTTATGGATATTTATTATTCTTTTAATAATCAATTATTATGTTTTTATTTGGGATTATACCATTGGTGCTATATTATTATTATGTATTATAGCTCTTATATTTGATTATGTAGTATTTACAAATAAAGGATTTCAAAAGAAAATAAGTTCACATATTCAACACTATGAAGATTTTTTTGTGCAAAGCGAACCGCAATTCACTCCAATTACAAAAGAAGTATCTGCAGATAAAAAAAAGGAAGAAACAAGTTTTTATAATGTCATAATCAATGATATTCAACATATCAATGATACAATGTATCCTGGTTCACCATACCCTATAACATAATCTATGATATAAAATAGAAGGTTGATAGAATGAGTCTTGCATTTGATCCGTTGTTTTCACTATCTATTATTATGTTGCAAATTTCAAATAGATATATGAAAATAAAACTCACTCCAGCGCAAGAAAAAATATTAATGAATCCGATTGTTCAAACTGCTATGTATACAAGTATCATATATTTTACAACAAAGAATGTGATAGTTACATGTTTTATTGTTATTATATCTTATTTGTTTTTAGTCATTTTGTTTAATGAAAATCATAAGTTGAATATACTTTCAAAATCGTGGCTATATAAAGAAAATCTAATAGATACAAATGTTGTATCAGATAAGGATGCATATAAAACAAACATTGAAAAATATCATACATCATAGATAATAAAAAAATGATTTATTAAATAGAACTTATTTAAAACTTATTATAATAATAAGAGACATGTCAATCTATCCAGAGCTTTCATATACTGATCAAAAGGTAGACATACAAGATGTAAAAGGTATACAGTTTAGTGTGCTAGGACCTGATGAAATAATTGCACGCTCTACTGTTGAAGTAAATCGAACAGATACATACGCAGGAAATGAACCAATTGTAGGTGGCTTATTTGACGCAAGAATGGGTGTTCTTGAACATAATAAAGTATGTAGTACTTGTGAACAAAAGAACGTATTTTGCCCAGGACACTTTGGGCATATAAAACTTGCCAAGCCAGTTTTTCATGCAATGTTCTTTGATATTACAAGAAAAATCTTGAAATGTGTATGTTATAGATGCTCTAAGATATTGATATCATCACAAACTTCAAAACCAGAATTAAAGGCTGATATTCAAAAAATAATGAATATAAAAGATAATCAGTCAAGATGGAATGCTTATTTCAAACTTTGTAGCGCAAATACTAAAATAAAATGTTGTGGTGATGATGGTTCTCTAGGCTGTGGCGCGAGGCAACCATCGAAGTACAATAAGGATGGTCCTATGAAAATTATGGCAGAATGGAAGGACACAAATGAAAAAACAGATGAAGCGTCAAAGACTCTTCTAGAGTTTACTGCAGAAGATGTTCTCAGAATATTCAAAAGAATCACAGAAGAGGATATGGAATTAATGGGATTCAATCCAAAATGGAATAGACCAGAATGGATGATTTGTACAGTATTACCAGTTCCACCTCCTGCCGTAAGACCTAGTATTATAGAAGAAAACGGTCAGCGACGTGAGGATGATTTGACACACAAATTAAGTGAAATTATTAAGACAAATAATAACATTCTTGATAGAATCAATAAGGGCTCATCTGAAGAGACAATCAAGCTAATTACAATGGCATTACAATATCATGTATTTACTCTCATAGACAATCAAATACCTGGACTTGCACCCTCACAACAACGCAATGGTCGAAAACTCAAATCTGTATCTGATCGGATGAAAAAGAAAGAGGGTAGAATAAGAGGCAATTTGAATGGTAAGCGGGTTGATCAAAGTGCTAGAACTGTTATTACACCCGATCCATATATTAGTCTTGACGAATTGGGTGTTCCTATAAAAATAGCACTGAATATTACTTTTCCAGAAGTTGTAAATGATTACAATATAGAACATCTTAGAAAGTTGATATTGAATGGTCCAGACAACTGGCCGGGTGCTAAATATGTAAAAAAACAGAATGATTCTGTAACAATTAATTTGAAATATGCACAGAATGATATTGACAAGATTATTAGAGAGCTTAAAAATGGTGATGTAGTACATCGCCACCTTTGCGATGGTGATTATATATTGTTTAACAGACAGCCGTCATTACACAAGATGAGTATGATGTGTCATAAAGTAATTGTTATGCCTTATCAGACATTTAGACTGAATGTATTAGATACACCTCCATATAATGCAGATTTTGATGGTGATGAAATGAATTTACATTGTCCTCAAAACATACAAACTATGAGTGAATTAATGGATATAGCAGCCGTACCTTATATGATAATTGCACCACGAGATGGCAAACCAATCATAGAGGTTGTACAGGATACATTGCTAGGTTCATTTAGGTTAACGAAGGACCATACAGAAATTAGAGATAAAACTATGGCTAATCTTCAAATGGTTAATAGTTATTTTGATGGGAAACTACCAAAACCTGATAAAAAGTATATGTATAGTGGCAAACAGGCCTATTCGCAAATATTGCCTATTGGACTTAATATAAATAGGAAAAACAAAGCAGAAGAGAAATTCATTATCAAAAATAGCGTATTAGAGAGTGGGTCATTAGATAAAGTTGTATTTCACGCAATGTCAAGTGGGCTTATACCAGTAATCTATCATGACTATGGGCCATTTGAAGTGCGTAAATTCCTTGACAATACACAGAGACTTATTTGTAGATGGCTTCTTAGTGCAGGATTCAGTGTCGGTATTAGCGATTTGGTAACTGATGCTAAAACTGATGAGAATCTTAAGAATAAAATCAAAGAAATGAAAGCTAAAGCATATGCTCAACTAGATGAGGTCAGAAGAGGAGTAATTGAAAATAATAGTATATTTAATAATGAAGATTATGTAGAAAGAGAAATCATAGGTATATTAAATGAAACAACTAATCAAGTTGGCAAAATTGGATTATCACAAATTGATGAAAAAAGCAATAGAATGATCAATATGATTAAATCTGGTTCTAAAGGTAAAGAAACTAATGTAGCACAAATTATTGCTTGTGTAGGACAACAAAATGTTGATGGCAAAAGGATCAGCTATGGTTTTACAGATAGAACATTACCTCATTTTACAAAGTATGATGATGGACCAGATGCTCGTGGTTTTGTAGAAAATAGTTTTATAAGTGGTTTATCTCCTCAAGAGGTCTTCTTTCATGCTATGGGTGGACGAGAAGGTCTGATTGATACAGCTGTAAAAACTTCAGATACTGGTTACATTGAAAGGAGATTAGTGAAAGCGATGGAAGATATTAAGGTATATTATGATAATACTGTACGTAATGCAGGAGGTTCTATTATTCAGTATGTATATGGAGAAGATGGTATGGATGGATGTAAAATAGAATCTCATTTTATACCAACAATTGATATGCATACAATTGACATTGAACTTAATTATCATATTAGAGAAAATGACAGGCTACAGTATCATTTAACATCAAATGCGTACAAAGAAATCAAGTTGGATACATATAAAAGATGTACGGAACATTATAATCAGATATTAGAAGACAAAGTGTTCTTAATTCATAATGTATTTAAGGATTCTAAGACGACTTCTATCAAATATCCTATTCCATTTGATCGCATAATTAAGAATGCTAATAATAGATTACAAGGCCTAGGTATAAAAGCATTGAAATCAGATATATCTCCAGATTATGTGCTTGATGCTATAGACAATTTATGTAATAATCTGTATATTAAAGATACTCTGCAAGGAACACAGTTTTTCAAAATATTAGTTAGATTGTTTCTATCACCCAAGAAGATATTGCTTGAATATCATTTCACGCAGGATATATTTGATTGGATTGTTTCACAAGTTCACCAGTATTACAAAGAGGCTATTGCACAACCTGGTGAAATGGTAGGAATTGTTGCAGCACAGACAATTGGTGAAATGGGTACACAAATGACACTAGATTCATTCCATGTATCTGGTACAGAAGCTGCAGTAAAAGCCACTTCTGGTGTACCTCGTCTAAAGGAGATTTTGAGTGCGACAAAGAAGACTAAAACACCAACTATGAATATTTATATGAAACACAATATAACAACTGTAGCTAATCCAGTGATGGCCGATGATGGCATTGATACAAATGATCCTAGAATAGAAAAGGCTAAAAGTATAGCTATTAATATTAAGAATTCTATTGAAATAACAAGATTATCAGATATTCTGGAATACAGTGAAATATATTGGGATAATGGACGGTATGAAACCTCAATTGATAAGGATAAAGGAATAATGCAGATTTATAAAGAGCTAAGTGAACTTGATTCATTTTCAAGTAAATGTAAAAGTGACTCACCTTGGGTATTAAGAATGAAATTCAATAAAGACAAAATGAATTCGTTTGGTTTACGTATGATAGATATATATACTAAATTGAATATGGCATATGACAAATATATTGATTGTATTTATAGTGATGATAATGCAGAAGAATGCATTTTCAGAATCAAATTAACAGAAGTAGCATTGAAGGATATTGATGCTAAAGACGAGCTTGCAGCAATTAAAGCTATGGAACATAATATTGTTTATCAGGTCCTCTTAAAAGGTTATAAAGGTATCAAGAAGGTATCTCTTAATAAGAAGAAATATGATAATTACAATAAGGACACACAAAAATTTGACAAAATAATTGAATGGGTTCTCGATACTGATGGTACCAATTTAGTAGATATATTAGCAAATCCCAATGTAGATGCAACACGAACTATTAGCAATGATATTAGAGAGATTTATGATACACTTGGTATTGAAGCTGCGCGCAATGCACTTTATAATGAATTAATCAATGTAACAAGTGAAGGATCAATGAATTATAGACACTTGTCATTATTGATTGATACTATGACATATAAGGGGGTATTGATGTCTATCGACAGACACGGTATTAATCGCGGTGATATAGGACCACTTGCCAAATCATCATTTGAAGAGACTACAGATATGTTGATTAACGCTAGTATATTTGCTGAATATGATAATGTAAATGGTGTTTCAGCTAATGTTATGCTTGGACAGCAACCTCCGTGTGGTACTGGTGATGTAAGTATATTATTAGATGAGGAGCATTTAATGGAACTTATCAAAGATATGCAACCAGTAAAACTTGAAAATATTGCTGAAGAGGAGGATGATGATGAAATATGCATTGAAGATGATATACGGTTTAATTTCAAATTAACTGAGCCACATAAATGCTTTAATATGGAACAACAAAAAATAAAAATTGTATAAATTAGTATACACAATGAATTCAGAACAGATATTCATTCTTAAGAAATATGACCTAATCAAACCAAAAAATATTGAATGTAAGGCTTACACTCCTATTAGTGCTGCAAAAAAATTAGCAAATTATATCATCAAAAAAACTCATAATAATCTAACATTTTCTATACAAAATAAAGTTACCAATAAAGTTTATGAATATACACTAAGATGGTCAAAGACAGATTTTATTGTAAAACCTAAAAAGATTACAAAAGGGGGCAGTCCTGATACGCTGCCATTCCAATATGGAATGCATGTTGTATTAAGAATGCAAGATGAAAATAAAGGCTATTTAACTTTAGATACTAGTAGTGGTAGTCTACCTAATGATAAAGGTATTGAATTAAAAATAACTCCAGAAATCAATAAAAAATCTATTTTTCTTATTGCACCATATAAAAGATTCAGCAAAATTAATGCCAATTTTGTCAACATGTATCAAGACCAATTTCAACGCAAGTATGTTCAAAACGCGCCTCAAGTCTTCAGATATTTCAATATAGTACACATTCCTATAGGTTTCAGTCTTTATAATTATACTAATCATTATGCTTTAACAAAGCATATAACCAATTATGAGATTAAGAATAATAATGGTACTTATTATTTAGATTTAAGTTTACATAATTTACCTAATATAGAAATCATACCTTATTACAATTATGCAAGTTTTACTAGAACATTACGAAATAGGGAAATTGGAGATAGATCTTTTATAAGCAGACATAAAAGATAATATAAATAAAATTAGTAATTGTCTTTTCAATTAAACAGTTCGTTTATTACTTCTAGAGCGCGTTCTGCTTCGCTTAGTTTTGGTAGCTCTTGCAGATCTAGCAGAATTAGGTGATAAACGACCTACAGTACCTCCACGTTTAGGTTTCTTGGCTTTAGTTGCCTTTTTTTTATAATTTCTACTTTTGCCACCACTTGTTGGTGCATTAGGAGTCATCATATTACCTAAACTACTAACTGCATTTCCAACTGAACTACCAATACTATTCAAGAAGTCAGATGTAGACATTTTTGTATCCTATTTATACGCAATAAAAAAATATTATTATTAAGTAATAAATGACTTTAACTTCAGATCAGCTCAAACATTTTTATCATCCAGCTAGACATATTCTAGCAATAGCAGGGGGTATTGTTGGTGCTGCTATTCCAAATAAGACAAGTAATATCCATCCATTTATTACTGCAGCTGTCTTTGCTTTTTTTGCAGTAAAGATTATATATGGTGACTATGATAAAGGTTATCAATGGACAGTATCTGATATATTATTCGCATTTATAATCATTATAGAAGCAATAGTAGGTGCTATAATAATAACACAATTGAATAAAATTAGTTATTAGACATATGTGCATCTACTAATATTTTGATATTATTAGGTACATCTGCATACTTCATATAAATATTATTTTTGTCTTTGTCTACTATTAAATAATAGCCACTATACTGTTTTTCATTAAGTTTATTGAATATTAATAATGGTCTGCTTTGCATATTATTACTAGCTGGATAAAGAGTAGAAGATAAGATTAAATCCATAATTCCTCCTCTCGCATTTTGTGTGACATCAAATTTACCATATTTACCTCTATGTAAAATTAATATGGAAACATTCAATAATTTTGACATTGCTTTAAAATGCAAATTGTTTGGATATAATTTTCCACTATCTAATATTTTAGTACAATAAGCTCTTCTTTGTTCAATGGACAAATCAGTATATACATTATCCCAAAATGTTTGAACAGTAGGATATTTTTTATTCACAACTGCTAACCAATTATTAAAGTATGAAGTATCTTGTAGTAACTCGATCATAGCATCTTTATCATTTAATACATCAAAATAGTTTTGGCGTGTAGTCATTAAAATATCATCAAATGTTATTTTAATTTCCAGACTCTTAGCTAGCCAATCAACTAAATTTATGACTAAATCTTTAGTATAATCAGTTTTGATATAGACCATATTAAACCATTTACTCTTTTTATGTTGCACCCATTTAGATGTCAATTTCTGCATAGAGCCTTTCAACATATCAGGGATATCATTGGTAACAACTGGTCTTGGAATAGTATTCAATTCAAAATTAACATCTTGTATATTTTGATCAATCGGATGCATATATGGCAATGCTTTGTGATATGTTAATATATTTGATGGTATATGTTTGATTCCATTTGATATAAAAGCATTCTGAGAAAATATGAATTCATTATTATCTTCTTTTACACTATTACTTAAAAAATCATATTTAGTTGATATGATAATATTTGATAACCATTTTTTTAGATAAGATTTACTTTCTATTGGTATTTCTTCTAAGATTATTCTTAGCTTCTTTTTATGTGGTAATTTATCATCATTAAAGAGATTCATTAATGTATCAACTCGCGATTCTCTATTCATATTTTTCAATTCGTCAAATTTGTCATCAGAATAATTTTTAATAATTTTATTAACTATCATTTTATGCATATCAAACCAAATATTTGAATGTTTTCCAATACCTTGGATAAATTTATAGTATTCATTTGAAGCATTGTTACTATGTATGATCATATTCTTTGTCAAACTATCTTTGGCTAGAGTTATAACAGAATAATATTCATTACCAATATCACCATTTTGTTTTAAAATACCTGCATTGAAACTAATATCAAATGTCTTACATTTCTCTGCAAATAATGAAATATCTGTTTTCCTAAGACTTATATTATATTGTTTGTCACAAATGTCATCATAAAATACAACATTCTGTTTGGATAATCCTAATTCATTTAATAATAATGGTAATAAAGAAATAGACAAATTTTCAAAAGTGAGTAATATATTACCAGAAGTCATTACTTTATTGATAGTTAAATCATTATTCAATATGATTTTTTTTATTATAAATTTTGTAGAATTTTGCAGTATATTAGATTTTACCCAGTTATTCAATGAATATAGATTTTTAAATATTTTAAAATTATAATTATTTTGACAGTTAGCTAACAATTCTTTCAACTTAGGATATTCATTCAATTTAAATATCGTAACATTTTCTTTGACACCACGACTTTTAAGAATAATAGGTTCGTAATATTTCCCTTCTTTCATTAACATACTTATATCTGGATTCAAATCAAGATTAACATAAGCTTGTTGTGGACAATTTAAATAAATAAGGTCTTTTTCTGTTTTGTCCCATAATAAAATTGTAATATTGTATATAATCATTATCATTGAATATAAAAATTCAGGTACCTTTTCCATATGAAAATTATCAGTTTGAATATACTCAATAAATCTTTTATATGCATAATAAATATTTAGTGTACGCGGTGCATTGTTGTTAAAAGCTATTAATTCAGGATATTGTTTTGTAAACTTTTGATATGATTTAAGCAATTTATTACTGAGTTTCGTGCTTATATCTTCCATACTCATAAATTGTTTGCATATATTACCGTCATCTAAGGATATAAATGTCAAAATGTCTAATTTTGATTTAATATCTTTTATAAAAGCATGTTTTGTATTAAAACCTAGCAAACTACTTATAGCTAAAACAATACTATCATATCTATTATTTTTGATACCAAGTCTTACAAAACAAGGCTGTGATTTCTGAATAATTTTATTACAAATATCAATTTTAATATCCTTACCCCAAAATAATAATGAATGTAAATATTCAGGAATTGTACCATATCGTCCAATGGGTATTGGAGCAATTTGGTTCATAATATAATATTCATCATTATCTGGAATATTTTGCTTGGGTTCAATAATGGGTACAGTGTCCTTATTTGTTTTAAGAAATAATTGACATTTATTATTTTCCTCTAATTTAGGTTCTTTTTTCTTACAACAAGGAACACACATACCTTTTTCATTAGGTTTAATCAATTTTACGTATCGTTTTTTGTTTTTATCTTTATTCCAAAACATTTCCACTGGTTTTTCATTGTCAATAGGACATTTAGCATTTGGATCATCAACAGATAAAGGCACTTTACTTTCCGGACACCATAATCTTGGACAAGCATAATAGTTTTGAATATTTGGATTACTGCCATATTTTATGAAATTATCAAAATGAGCTTGATTATTATTTTGCAAGGCAGTCATCTGTTGTTCAGATAATACAATTGGTTGCTCAGGACTTTGACATTTATCTCTTGCATAGTTTTCGCCAAATAAATCTTTGTCTGCTTCTTGTAACATATCAATCAAATATTTTGCTTTTCCTGCACCACCCAAGCTATCTATATCCCAATCAATTGACCCTTTAGATATAGATGAAGATGATGATACTGAAGGTGATTTGTCAGGAATATTTGGAACTACTTGCACTGCAACTGGTACAGTATTTATAATTGGTTTAGCTGAGATACTGGTAGCTATAATTTTTGATAACCAATACATCATATATTCCATTTCTTTTAGATTAGGACAATTTACAATTGATACATTATAACCTTGGGAATAAGGTTCTATCAGGACAATAGTGCCATTATTTTGTATGTTAATTTTCGCATTAGATGGTTGTTCATGTTGTTGTATTTCTATATTTACCATGTCGTCTATATTCCCAGTTATTCCCAGATTTTGCAATTCTTCTATGATTTCTGATTTTGAAATACCAATTGCTATTCTACTTCTGATATAATCATAGATATCTGTATTTTGAGCGTAATTTGAACTTCTTTTATAAGTACAAGTAATGGTAACCTTATTTTTATTAATATCTGATTTAATAAAATGAAAGATATCAATATATTCACTTATTTTTTTTATAAGAGTTTTGAATAAACTATTATGTACTTCGATCCTAACTGTAGAATTTAAGGATAATTCTTTGAATTGTATACGTTGCTTCAAATTACTTTCTAAAATTTTATGGATTATTTGTTTGTGCCGAATGATATCTCTCATTTTTGTAAAACTTCTAACATCAAAAACATAGTTTATTAACATCATACCTTCGTTATCTATAGAAATCTTACAATATCCATATTTGTTGATAATACTATATATATTGAGTACATTTGACTTAGAAATCTTTTCAATATTTATCCACATATTGAACCATTCTTTTTTGATTCTATGGTTCTTGGACAATTTATATAATACTCTACTAGGGTCATCAATCCATTGTATCATATCAATATGTTTAGATGTATGTAGGGTATCAAATAATTCAGCAATAACTATATTTTTGAGTTTTATGGCAAAATTTAATCTTGAAAAATATTCTCCAATGATTTTTACATTTTGATCACCTATATTTTGTAAAAATATCAATTTATCATCTTGTTTTTTATACTGTTTATATGTCTGCATTTTAATGTCTGAAAAATAATATTTATTTTTTCTCAATTCATTTGGCAAATCACTTGCAAATACAATATTGATTTTATTGTAAGAAAAAAGTTCATTTGTTTGATATTCATAACTTATAGGTTCATTAAGTTGAGATGATTTATGGTCAATTGATTTAAATGGATTAATATTATAACCATCCCATCTTACATTTTTAATGGAAAAACAAAGAGGTTTAGAATCTATCCAAGCATAAAATGGTTCTGTGTTTTGCTTGAGTTCAGATAGAAGATATAGACCTATTCTATGTACTGCATCTATAACAGTTAAATCTTGATATATATTTGTATTGATAGTATTTTGTGCTACATTTTCAGAATCAAATATATATTCTTCTTTACTCGTTGCAGAATTCCATTTATATACCTTAATTGGAATAAATGGTTTTTTGAACATTATTCTATCATATCAAATTATTTATTTTCACATAATAGGTGAATGAAATTGTTAGATTATTTTACAGCTATTAGAGAAAACTTTGAGAATATTAAGAATATTGAAACTTTTACTGTAGATAGTGTTTTTACATATTCAGGCGATTTATCTAGTACTGAAAATCAAAAAAAGGAATTTGAAGCTAGATGGCCTGAGACTAAAAAGGATGTCAAGGAAAATCCCAAATTTCCACCAACATTATCTACAAAAGACTATAGTGAAACTAAAAATGATGATTGTTCATCTGATTTATTTGATGTCAGATGTAATAGGGGCTTAAAAGTAGGTATATGGATTATAATAGTATTGACCATTATATTCACAATTATATTTATATGGTATATCTTGAAACAATTGTTTAGTACATCTCAAATAACGGAACAATCACTAAGACCCGAGCCTAAAGAAGTGACTATTATGAAACCTTCTGTTGAAGCAGTTCCGGCTAAGTCGTTTTTTGGCAGATTGTTTGGTTCGAATGAAAAAGATACTGATATTATACAAACACCAAATACAATGAATAGAACAGAAGCACCAAATACAATGAATAGAACAGAAGCACCTAGTACAATGAATAGAACAGAAGCACCTAGTACAATGAATAGAACAGAAGCACCTAGTACAATGAATAGAACAGAAGTAGCAAATACAGAAATGCGTGTGGATGTAGAAAACAGAGACAATTTTATTGCTAGATTATTTAGTAATAGACCAATGCCAGAAAGAAAAGAAAAGGTTGGATTTCTTAAAAGATTTTTTGGTTCCGGGAAAAAAAGAAATAAAAGAAATCAAAGAAGATAATGCCTATTATTTTGCAAAAAATTCAAAATAATCATACCTTGTTGATATGATTCTAAAGTAACTTGTTGATTATTAAATAATCCAAATTTTTTATAAATACACATTAAAGCTATCAGTATTCGTTTTTTGAGTACATTTTTATGAAAATAATAAACAGTATCCAAACTTGTTCTTGAATCAAGTAATTGATAAATACTATATCTTTTGACAACAGCATTAGGAAAAGTTATTATATTTTCGATAGTAAAATTAACTGTATTTTGTCTAAAGACATCCATTAAAAAGATATATGGGATATCTATTTTATTTAAAACTATAAACTGAATCAAAATATCCTTCATTATTGGAACCAAGTGTAATACATCTAACCATATTTGGCGAATTCTGGACTTTCTAATCTTGATTCCTTCATATCCATATATATATAATCTAAATAGTGGGCATAATATATCAAATAATAAGCAATTATTTTCATTATAAGACTTAAGAAGTTTGGACAATAATATATTCTTATTTTTGCACCAAAACTTCCACATACAGTTTTTGTAAACAAAGGTGGCAAATAAAGCAAAAAAATCATTCACTATTAAACTATCTTTTGAAGATAATGACAAATTTGCTGTATTAAACCATAAATTATCACATATATTTCCTAATATAAGTTTCAAATAATTAATATTTGTATGCGGATATGATAATGATATGAGTGTAGTGAATAAAATATTGTCATTATGACAAGTTTGTAAATATAAGTTGTGATTTATCTGATAATGCATTAATATACTATCATCTATAAGATATGGTGTTGTTGATAAACATAATAATGGGAAATCATATGCGCAAAATATCCTATGATGATTGATAAGATATAACCATACTGCATGTGTATAACAAAAATTCCTTGTTTGATTATGAAGTTTAATAAATATAATGAATTGTTGTTTATTAATACATTGTTGTTGAAATAAAGCAATAATTATATTAAAAGTGTCACAAATAGTATAGCAGTTATTCCTAACAAGTTTCATAAGCATTTTAGCATCATCCATTAATTCATTAGCGGTGTGTTCAATAATATTGATTTCATTATCATTGGCAATACTATAATAAGTGTGTTTGTAATATAATATAGGCGTTGATACTATAACATAATGGTTATCAACACTACGTAACCATCTTAAAACTTTATTATAATTTTTATAATCTAAACCATCAAAATCTATAGTATTATTAACCATTATATAGTAATAAAGTGCCTTTATTTCATTATTGCAAGTTTGAAATGAAATATCCAAAGATATTCTAATAAAACGAAAATCTGTGTTTTGTATAGTAACTAGTTTTTTCCCCTTATCAAAACAATGTAATATTCTATATGCGTCTGCAATAATATATCTTGGTGCATATTGAATATTTACATGCTGGTTCTGATTTGGATATAAGATAGGAATACTATTAATCAAATTATATTCCACGTATTTGTTTGATATCATTCAATAATAACACAATAAGATAAATGCTTATACATAGATGTTAGCCTATCGCAATATATATACATAATATACTGTTACAGTCAACAAAAGTGCAAATAAAAATAGATTAGTATACCAATATCCTTCTTGTAAATAACATTTATCCTTCATATTTTCTTCTACTACATATATTTTTTATTTTATTCCAGTTATTATGAAATAATATTATAACAGCTTAATAATATTTTATATAGAAACATAAACAAACTAACAGTAAATATTACAGTTATAAGCGCATAAAATACATAAAAAATGTCTACAATTGATGATGTATATTTTTTGAGAAATACTGCAATAGTAGTAAGAACTATCATCACTACAGTTAATATGCCTGTAATGCTTGCAATAAGGTCATTATAAATGTATAAATAGTATACTATGGTATATAAAATAAGTATAAATAATGTACTTATAGAATATATTAAAAGATTCCATCGCATTCCATCTGCTTTCACAGCTTTTATAAATATAGTTAATGTCATTATAATAAATGCAAATAGTAATGCATACCATACATTATCCCAAAATACCATATTACATGTTGTTCGTCCTATTTGAGATAATATAGCCCAAAATGCATATAGGTAAATTCCTATAAAATAATACAGTATTATTATAAGTAGACCAATTACAGCATATAAAATAAATTTATAAAAACCAGCGCTCATAATAAAATTTAGAAAGATGAGGAAAAAAGCAGTACCTAATATTAAAGAAATCAGTATAATCAGAAGTATAAATAGAATACTCATTATCTATTCTCTTTACATAAAAATAAAATAATAATACTATCTCTAAATGTTCTAAATAACAAGTGGTTTCAAATGACCTACGCGTAGATCAACATTGATTACAATCTGAAAACCAGCTTTCGTAACATTATGACAGAAATTAACATCCTCTGATGATATATCTTTCATAATAACACCATTGTCACCAACTATTTCTCTCAATTCTCCATTGAAATATGGATATGTCATTTTATCTAAAACTTCCTTTCTGCATGCAAAGAATCCTAGACCAGTATAGTTAATAGGCATATATTTCAGACCAGTTTCCTCCTTCCATTTTGTAAGTGCATCTTGAGTTAAAAATTCAAATGTTCCGTTCTTGGCAAAATAATTGTTGTCCCAATTCTTGACAACTGCAAAATGTTCTAAATCAGCCATTCTATAAATTCCACCCACAACTGGATGCTTTTCTGTAGCATCCAGAAGTTCGATCAATTGTTCTGCATTAAAAATAACATCGCTATCAATTGTGACCCATATATCAAATTGATCTCCATTAAAGACTTTTTGTGTAACACCTCGTTTCACATCAAGTCCTAATGTTTGCATTCTGACAAAAGTAACAAACGATCCACTTGCCGGAGCCACTGCAATTTCATATTTGTCTGACATCCATAATGTAGCCAATGCATTTGACCAAGAAACCATAAATTTCGAACTGAAATTATCTCCGGGCAATGCAATAATTACCTTCTTTTTTTTGGGCACTGTAACTGTTTGTGGTGATTCTGTTATGATTTCATTTTCAACATTCATGTTTATTATACTATAATAAATAGTATTGTTTTTCTTATATATTTTTTAGTTTGTTGGCATTTCATGTTCATAGTATAAATGATGTACTGTTAATACAGTATTACGTCCAACCCTTTGTGCTCTACCAATTGCTTGATGTTTTGCAAGCCCCATATCGTGATAAATAATAACATCTGTGGCATAACTAATATCAATGCCACTACCTGCAAAATTAGTATTCAATAATATTACCTTTATTTGACCAGTCTTAAATCTTTCAAGAACATTTACCATATGTGCTGTATTTCCTTTTAATTCAGATGAGGTAATGTCATTATCTTGCAATGTTCTCATCAATTTCATAAAACCACTATCATATTTGCTAAACACCAGATATTTTCCATCCGGTTTTTCTTTAATTATTTTTAATAATGTTTCTTCTTTAGTCAATATTGAATTTTCGCTTAGACTTGATGGTTCAATAATATGATTAATGTCATCTGTAGATTTAATAGCAATTAAATTATTCATATCTATTTTACCTCTACATTCAGGACAATCCTTTTTCTTCTCCATCCATTTAACAATACATATTCCACAATAAGAATGAGTACATTCTAGAATTATAGGGTTCTCCATTTCAAACATACAAATTGAACATAATTTTTTGTTTAGTTCTGATAATCTTTGTGTTAAATCTTTGAGTTTATTCTTATGTATGTTTATTTCATTTTCAACATTTTTGAGTCTAATAGCCTTTACTTCCGGAGTTATATCTAATGCCATAATGTACTCTCGTTCATGTTCTTTATTTTGCAAATCTCTTTTAATTTCTTTAGTAACTAATTCAATTACACTGTCTTCTGTCTCACTTTTACCACCTAAGTCTCTCACTGCTCCAATTATATCATTTGCATTTATTTTTTCTAATATATCAGCACTTATAAAATTTCGAATTGCATTAATTTTTGCACTAAGCTTGCATTTGTATATTTTTTCAATTGCAGGAGGTATCTTAAAGCTATTTCTTACAAATTCTTTTTTTCCTTTTACTAAAACCAAATTGATAGTATTATAATTAATTGCTTCCCGAACATGATACAATATATTATTATAAGCTCTGGTCAATGATAATATATTTTCATATGTTCCAGATATAAGCCAAATAAATTGATAGTACATTAATGGTATCTTATTAGATATATCATGTGCTTCGTCAATCATTATTCGTTTCCATCTTCGAATATAATGAATCCCATCTGTAGATCTTGTATAATAATATGAAAATAATACTTCTAATGTAGTATTCTTTATCAATACTACATCAAATTGATTGAAATATTCCATAATTTCTTTCCAGTTATTTTCCTTATTCTCAGGTAAATGTTTTTTGATAAAATTCAAATTATCTATTGCGAGATACTTTAATTTAGTATTATCCTGCAAACATTTTAGCCATTGAATATAAACAGGGCCCCTTGGTACTATTATAAGTGTACTTTGTATGAAATCATCTTGAGATAATATATTTGTATTTTCTGTAGAATAACTTAAATAACTATAATTACGACAACTACAGTAACTAACATTTAATTCTTCATTTAAATGCATTGAATTCAAATCAGATGCTGCTATAAGTGATAAAGCTGTTAGTGTTTTACCATATCCTACTATATCACCCAATATACCAATGTTTGTATTAACTTTCACCTTATTAAGAATCCTATGATTATTTGGATTATAATATCTTGTATTGTCGGATAAATTTACATGGACATCATCTGTCAAATTATAATGTAATTTACCAGTTTGTTCCATTAATAAAGCTTTATGTAGACAAGCAAGTTGATGTTCTTTCAATTTCATTTGAATTTTATCGGGTTGTTTTGCGCGAGGTGCTGTTTCATCTATTTCGATACTATACTCAAAGTCATTAGACATCACATTCATATTCACTAATATTATATATTCTTATATATATAAAGATTATACTTATATATTCATTTTTTTATATCTATGATTATATAAAAAATGATTCTCTCTATATAAAAATAGCTATCATATTGTTTATGATATAAAGTGTAATGCTTGAAATATCTAGGTCGAGGACCAAGCAGACAAATGAGGATTTGAAGAAAATGAAGACAGAAATACGGGAGAAGTATAATTTATATAATATAAACGTTCTGACATCAGAATATTTCAAGTATTTTGATGAAAATTGTCCAAGAATAATGCATTGTAAGCAAAATCATTTTTTGAGAATAGCTGCAGAAGTTGCTATGAATTCTTTGATGAATCATAAGCATGGTGCAATAATAGTACATAAAAAAAACATTATAGCAGTCGGATATAATTATCATTATTTAAATCACAGTATACACGCTGAAGTCGCTGCAATTTCGCGACTTAAGAGTAGGGATAAGGCTATTCTTTCTGAATGTGAATTATATGTAGCAAGGATTGGTCCAGATAAGTATGATAATCCTTTAAAATATTCAAAGCCTTGTAATAGTTGCCAAAATTACATAGCCAAAAAAAGTATAAAAAAAATATTCTATTCTACAAACTATGAGTATGACAGTATTACAGAGACAATGACACACGTGGAATAATTCGTCGAATATTCTTCTTTACCATTGTAGGTCTGTCTTCGTTAAAAAGTTTTTCTATAAGTTCTTCACCGGATAGATTCGGGTTTTTTAATATTTTGTCACGAATTTCTGTTATTTTTATAGGTACTTTGACTTCCTTTACATTAGACTTGATTCTACCATGTTGTGTATTTAAATCATTATACTGAAATTTGAACATAAAGTCTTGAATTTTGCTATTCAATGCTTTTTGATAATTTCGCCTTTCCTTGATAGCAATATCTAATTTCCTAATTTGATCATCATACTTGAACCAATCATTTACAAGGTTTTTAAAACTATCTAGTTCTTCTTCTGTAGGTTCTGGCTTATCATGCACAATACTGGTTATCAAATCGTCAGCTGATAATGTACTCATCTTTATCATTGTATGTGACAAGTCTTTAAATTATTTTTTTGCTTTTATGGGTTTATTCTTCTTTTTCTCTAGTAGCATATGTTTTTCAATAAACTTTTGTACATTCTTTGGATTACGCATATCGCTTTTTAATACAGTTGACTGTTTGCCATTTTTAATAACCATAACTGTTGGGAAAACCCTGACTTGGTATTTCGTATCTAGGTTCTTAATACAATCCAATTCAATATTTATTATATTGATTTTATCAGCATAGTGTTGTATAACACTATTCCATATTGGTGCAAAACTTTGACAATATCCACATAATTTCCAATAGTATAAACAGAGTACATTATTATGAGTATTAACAAAATTTTCAAAATGATCTGCTTGAGTAATATTTAAAATAGGCATTGGATTCTTTACTATATATATGAAATATTTTTTACACCTTTATTTATAGATATGATTGATTGTAGCTTATTCAAGGATTCCACCAGTATATCCCTAAATAATATGCGTGAATTGGCTATTCGAGAAACCGTTAAAAATAATTATAATTTAGTAGCAAATTTATCTAGGCCAACTGTTGCATATATACACCAAGATCCTGAAACAGAATATCAAGATGTTGCCGAAATTGAGCATAATATATTCAAAGGTGTGCAAGTGCATAAAAAAAGCTGTATATATAAACGACCTACTTATAATGAAGGTTCATGGGTAGATCAATTCAATAAGATTTTGCCTTATGAACTAGAAAACAAATTTAATATCAAAACCAAAGCTAGAGATAATCAAAAACCAACTAATCTACTTTCGTGACTTAGGTGACTTACGGGATTTGGATTTTCCATACTTGCATTCACATAATTTTCTGACAAGTGTAGCTTTCTTAACTTGTACTACTTTTCCATCCTTTTTCTTAGTGACTTTAACTCCTCTTTTCACAGCAAGTTTTTGTAATCTTTCAACAGTCATATTATTCAACATCTTTTTATACATCAACGCCTTTTTAGACATTTTACCCCCTGACATTCTCATAGGTTGTATAGCAGGGATAGCAGGTGGGGCTACTGGTGCAACTGGAGCGACAACAGGAGGAGGGACCTCAACCTCTGTACACATAAATTGTTTTCCACCTCCAAATAAACTCATGCTGTATTTTTTCATTCGTTTACTTCTTTTCATTCCCTTACTTCTCTTTCGTTTTCCACCCCCATCCATCAAATTTCCAGTTAAAGCATATGCACTATCCAATCCAAGCATAATTTTCTTTACTATTTAAAGGAAATATTTTTTTCTAAACCTTCCAAGATTTAGAACACCAACTACTTTCACTGATCAAAAAGAAAAATGAGACAAACTTATCTCTCGCTTGAATAATAACAAGTGTATTCTTATTGAAAGGCTAATCTAATAAGGTTTTCAAAAATAATTGAGTATCTTGTTTTTATATGCTACTGCAAGTGATAATCGAAGATCATTATAAGGCATATTACAACACGGACATATCATTTTTGATGATAAATATGCATTATCAATCAAGCAAAGAACATGAAATGAATGATTACAATTGTTCATATATGTATAATTACCATTGCTCTCCGAGCATAAATTACATAATTGACATGACATCAACTTATCACTATATTCCACACTGATTGTCTGTGTCTGCATGGTATAATATGTTATAGAACAACACATTATCATTTTTTATTTATATCTGTTGCATGCTTTTCTTTTCTGTGGGTGTAATATATTTAACACATTACATAAACTATTCTTTCATATTTCTCAATATAATTGTCAAACTCGGTCGCTAGCTTTACTGGGCTACTATTTTCTCTAATTAAATATGAATAAATGTACTCTCCCAATCTTAATCTCAAGATTTCACCCTTATGTATATTAGAATATTCATTATCAGTGTATATATAATTCAATAATGCCATGCAGACACTATTATCTTTTTCAATGTTAGTATTTTGTATAGGAGTTTCATCATCATATTTTATATCATCACTATCCACATCAAATATATTATAATTCCTAAGCATCTGCAAAATTTTTGCATTTATAGATTCCATATGTTTAAGCTTTAGGAATGTATTTTGAACTAAAATAGAATTATTTATCATTCTAACACACATACATTTGTCATCTACGCATATAAGCGCCCTATTTTTTGTAAGAAATAATGATTTATTATACCAAGTTATTTTATCATTTTGCTGATCTATGAATATAATCGATAATTCTGTTTTATAATATTTGAGGTAGTAATATATCATACCTTTAATGATGCAGTTAGACATTTTAGAATGCATTCCAATACCTTTATAATCTGGATGCATATTTCCTATAATTTTCATTTTTCTTGAAAGCATTTTTAGCTTTAGTTTAAGAGACATTTTTCTAATAAACACAAATAATTCTTATGTGTACTAAAGATAGAATATATGGAAAAAAAACGAACTTTTACTATAGACAGTTCTTGTATAAATGTCAAAGGTGGTAGATATAATTCTTTAATTCCAATGTCCGCTGCAAAGAAGGCTGCTACACAATTATTCAAAAAAGCCAAAAAATCACGTAAATATAAATCACTTCGGAAGATTACTTTTTGCTTAAGAGAAACAACTACTAGTAGTGATAAATTAGAATATCATTACAAAGCAGCACGCATCAAACTTGATAAACCCGTAGTCAGAATTATTGATAATAAAGAAATAGTAAACCATTATAGAATTGAAATAAGTGCTACCGCTGATAAACATCAAAAAAATAGTTTGAAATGTGAAAAAATGCAAGGTAAAAAAACAAAAGGTGGTTATATCAATAATGATGAAGCAAATGAAATAAACAGTATAATAGAACAAATCAATAATAATAATCCACAGTATGTAGAAGCTTATATTAGCTTATTTGATGCTAATTATAATAAATTACTAAAGTTCACTAGAGATGCTACCTTTAATCAGGTAAAACAATTATCAAGATATATATATTATTATGTACCTAATAATGAAAATTTTTTAGATACTCTGCGACCTATATTTGAAACAATGTATAAAAGACAGAATCCATCTATAGCTACAGGTCCAATATCTAGTACTAAAGATTATTATGATAAAGTTGATGGACCACAATAATATTGCTTAAAGATTTTATTTATTTTACTAGAATAGTATGTTGCATAATACTGTTACCTATGAATTTTTATATCCTTCTAGAACTATTGTCATTGGTGATATTCATGGAGATTTAAAACGATTCAAGAATATTTTAATTGATGCAAAAATTATTAATAATGATTTAGAATGGATTGCAGAACCGCAAGAAACTATTGTTATCCAATTAGGTGACCAAGTTGATAGTATGAATCGCGCTCCTGATATACAGAATTGGGAGGTTCTAGACGATATTACTATGATACATTTTACAGATAGCCTTGACAATATTGCTAAGGCAAAAGGTGGTCGCGTTATTTCACTTATTGGAAATCATGAACTAATGAATGTAATAGGCAATTTTTCATATGTTTCTTCGAAAAGTAATGTTCCCAATCGAACTGACTACTTTAAACCAACTGGAACATTATCAACTGTTCTTGCTAATCGTCCCTTAGTTATCAAGATAGGTCAACTTTTCTTTTGCCACGCTGGTATCAAGAAACAACATTTAGATTTATTGCATAAATATGAAAAACCAGTTTCATATATCAATGAGATATGGAGACAATTTATGCAAACAGGCACTATAAGTGTAAATGATAAGGAACTATTTGACAAATTATTACTTGATATGGATGGTATACTTTGGACACGTACTGTTGATGATAATGATGATATGACCACAGTATTAAATACTATTGGCTGTGAGTACATTTTTATAGGACATACAACTGTTGAAAAAGTTCAACTAGTAGGTAATAGATTATGGTATGTAGATACTGGTATTTCAAGAGCTTTTGGAAGTATGTCTTATCAATATATTGATATTAATAATTATAATATTTCAGTGAAAACTATTACAGATAGCACATAATAGATAATAAGAAAAAATGATATAAAATTGTTATAACTGTAATACATAATAATGCAACATTTGAACGAAAAATTTGATGCCATTTTACAGGTAAAAAGACGAGAGATAGAAGAATTAGTAAAAACAATAAACAAAAAAATGACTACAGACTCAGATATAAATGCATTGACATATGGCACCAAAACGACATTGTATAAAATTGAGGCAGAACAGAAGAAGAAATTGCAATCTTCCAAAGCTTATAAAAAAAAGGAACAACTTTTCAATGTATCATAACATTTATAAGGCTGTATACTTAAAGATTAATTACTTCTATAATAGAATATATAAGCTTTTCATCACGAGTGAAGCAACTCCTATTCTAGTCAAAAAAGTTACCATATCAAAAAAACCTATGAATATTAACGGATCTATAGATACTAAACATATTTTTGACGAAGATTACAAGATTTACAAAGGATCTGTTACAAATAACGAAAGGAAAAACAAAATTGATAATTATAGACAACAATTGCAAAAATTGAAGGAACTACCAGTTATAAAACAGAGGACTGATGAATGGTATTCTGCTAGAAAACTAAGACTTACTGCTTCAGACTTGGACGAAGCTATTTCCAATAGTAATATCAGATTAGCGAAGAAGAAAGCGGGTGTTATACTAGATAATACAAATTATGCTAGTATTCCCGCCCTTAAATGGGGCACAATGTTTGAACCAATGGCAACAAGATGTTATTCGCAGAAGCACAATGATATTTTAATGCACGAATTTGGTTTATTATTGGATTCAGATTTGGAACATTTCGGGGCTTCACCTGATGGTATTAATGATATGGGTATTATGGTAGAAATCAAGTGTCCATATAGTCGTGAAATTATTGATAACACAATCCCTTATAAATATTATATGCAGATACAAGGACAATTGGCTGTCTGTAAGTTACAAGAATGTGATTATATCGAGTGTGATTTTATGACATTTGAAAACGTATTTATTTATATTGATGAAATGTTTAACACTTATAATAATCCTAATATGAATCACGGTGTTATTGCGGAATTCAAACATCGTATTACAGAAGAATATACATATTTATATTCTGATATATATTTGACAGCATCTGATGTTCATAATAATATTAAAACATTGATTGCTGATTTTGAAAAGAACAGTAATGGAGAGTACATTTTTATGAAACTTACTCCTTGGCGATTGAAAAATATGAATGTTCAGCGAGTAACATTTGATGAACAATTATGGGAAAAGACAATTCCAAAGATTGATGCATTCTGGAATAAAGTAGAAGAATGTAAAAAGCTTCCAATTGAAGAAACTCCACAAAAAATAAAGATTACATTTATTGAAGACTCATAATATAATATTTGAATTCTTCTGTATCAGGTTATAGTACATTTTATGATTTTTATTAAGGGTACATATTGTACCTTTAGAATTTGCAGTATTCTTATTTTTTACATATGTTTTAAGGAACAACGATAATCTGTCTGAAGTTGTATTAGGATATATTAGACCTGACTCCGAAGATTTATAATTAGGATATATTATTAATAATCTGACAAATTTTATCTCAGTATCGAGACAGTCATCATCTTGAAATATTATTGTATATATAGGGTCATCTATAAGTTCGCAACTTATCCTTGTTTTTGTTTTACTTATATCATCTGCAATTTTCTCATATATTACAAATGTTGATGTTGCATTAAATTCTTGATAAGTAGTATAACATATATCTTGTAATTTGTATAAAAAATCATCTGAATATGCTTCTGATATGAAACCATATAAATACAGGGGATGCTTTTCTTTAGCATGTTTAAAATCATGAAACTTGGATGAATAACTGTGTCCAACTGGTTTTTCAAAATTACATCTTTTTGGAGGTTTGCTTGTGGTATAGTTTTTAAAATATTCCATACCCTTCATTTCTTGCATTAGCCCAAGTGTATTATACACTATTATTACTATGCTCATTAAAACAATAAAGACTACTGAAATGGTTACATAAATATTCATTCTCTTTATTTAAGAATATATATTATTTATAGCATTCTGACTTAATAATGGTGGATAATCAGCTGGATATACAATTCGTCTTGCGATAGTAGTACCTGATTTAGTACCCACGCTGGCTCCTGTGAATATATTTGTATTCTGTTTTTGTAAACTAATAGATACTTGTTTATCCTTGTCCATAACTGATGATGGTCTTATTTTTATTTTTAGATTAGTACCATCTTTTTGCACAGTTGCAACATTTACTGGTGTTGATGTCATAGATACATCTTGCTCTTGAGATGAAGATGAAGATGAAGATGTAAAACCAGTAACACCTAATTCTGTAGGTGATAAATATATATATAATTCAGTATTTTCTGGTATATTGTATAACGGTATCAAGATTATTTCTAAATTATGATTGAATGTACTTGCTGGTGTACCTGCTGTAGTTGTTAGTCTATATTGTGCTAATACTTCAATATTAGAGGAAGACTGCCAAATAGCAGAATTCATTGCTTCCATTGCTAATCTCATTTTGTTATTTTGTGTCATCATAGTATTGAAATTCATATTTAAAGAATCACTTATTTTAATTTTCACTCTATCCTTATCTAAATATACTTGATTACCAGATACATACATAGGTGAGCTATCAATATTGCTTCCACCAAAATATACATTATTTTGTGAAAAATCGAATTTTGCCATAGGTAAACTAGTACTTGCTGATTTTATTGTCATCATACCAGTTGGAGTATTTGGAGTAATATCAAAGTTATTGTTATCAGTCATACTTAAATTGATACAATTATTTTCAGATTCTCCATGACATATTTTCAAATTCTTATTTGGTCCTGATGCAATTGTCATACCAGAAATTGCATTGACACGTCTCAATAATTTTAATCTATAATCATCTGTTCTTGAATCAAGACTGAACCTATTTTCAAAAATTTTATCTTTTAGGTCATATTCATTGCTTGAAAATTGCATAAAATATCGTAAATTTGCATCAAAATCTCTTAGATCACCTGAAGTTGTTTGAGAATTTAGTTCTGTTCTTGTATTCCGTTGATCTTGTGTATCAATATTTTTATTCAAAATACCTAAAGCACTTCTATTTTGATTAATTGAAGCTTCAATAGCCAAATTACTACTATTAACCATCTGAATTGTTTTATCAACTGCTTCTTTATAACTCAAGTAATCATATACAAAATATATCAATACACCCAGTATGCTTAAAAGCATTATAAAAAAAGCTATAGTTATTAATAAATCCATTAATTGTATACCCAATCTAAACTATTATAAGAATTTATTATCTAAATTTTTTTACTCATCAATAGTAACTATTTTGGTTTGAGTATGACTATTGTCTCCTTCCTCTAGATTTATTGTATGTTTATGATTGTCACTATTGTCACTATTGTCACTATTGTCACTATTGTCACTATTGTTACTATTGTTACTATTGTTACTATTGTTACTATTGTTACTATCGTTACTATCGTTACTATCGTTATCACCTCCAATTAGTTCGTCATATTCATTATTGTTACCACCTCCAATTTGTTCATCATAGTCACTATTGTCACTTTCGTTACTTTCGTCACTTTCGTCACTTTCGTCACTTTCGTTACTTTCGTTACTTTCGTTACTTTCGTTACTTTCGTTACTTTCGTTACTTTCGTTACTTTCGTCACTATTGTCATCATTGCTGTTGTTATCTCCTCCACTTTGTTCATAATCTTCATCATCTTCATCATCTTTATCAGCCATATTTTGATCATCTTCATCATCTTCACTATCTTCATCTTCAATACCTTGTGGAATATTAGCAAGATTATATATACTTCCACCAATCATTTCATTATCTTCGTCAATTGTTGCATAATCTTCAATATCCATCTTCGGTGGCAATATGATTTTTTCTGTGTTCAAACGCATATCAATCCCCATTGTTTGTAACTCTTGTGTTAATAATTTGAAGGAATAAGGTGTTTGAACTATAGCTAAATTATCTTTGCCACAATTTCTACATTTTACTATTCTTTTCTTTTTATTTCCATTATAGATTGCTTGAATTCCACAATTTTTACATATTGGCCACCTATATTTATCAGATCTTTCCATCATACTTTCTTGTAAAAATAAAGATGTACCGTGGCTAATAATACTATCTCTTTCCATTTCACCTATTCTAAGACCGCCTCCTTTGCGTTTACCTGCAGTAGGCTGTCGTGTTAACATTATCTTAGGAAGTTCATTTTTATCTCTATCATGACCTCTTGAATTGATTTTATCAGCTACCATATGCTTCAATCTCATATAAAATATAGGCCCTATAAATATTTCAGTCTGTATTTGCTGTCCAGTGAATCCATTATACAAAATTTCATTTCCATAGCTTTCAAATCCTTGTTCAGCTAATTGTTTATAGACTGTATTTGGGTTATATTCTAAAAATGCAGTACCATCCCCCGAACATCCTTTCAAACAACATAGTTTACCAAAAACAGTTGCTATAAGATGACCAATCGTCATACGCGAAGGCATACAATGTGGATTTATTATAATATCAGGTTTTATACCATCTTTTGTAAAAGGCATATCTTCTTCACGTATGATCATCCCAACAGTGCCTTTTTGAGCACTAGCAGATGCAACCTTATCACCTAATTCTGGTTTTCGCAATTTAACAAATCTTACTTTGCATACTGATGAATTATTTCCAATAGTTTTTGTTGAAAAGAATACCTTATTTACAGTACCATTAACTGAATCATCTGTTGTAATTGACACATCAGTATAAACTGTTTCTTTGACTAATTCAGTGAATACACCCTTTTTAACTTCTTTATATACATCTTTTATGTTCAACATTCCAATAACTATTACACGTTGACCTTTTGCAACATATGTTCCTTCTTTGATAAAACCATTATCATCTAATAATTTGTAATTAGCGTGTTTTATTCCTTTGACGGCTATGCCTTTATTCACATATTCTTGAGGATTTCCGAATATAATTCGTTCATTTTGCGACACTTCTTTGGCTGTCCCCGTGACAGATTTGAAATATGATAATTTAAATAATCCTCTTTCAACGCTCTTTTGATTTATCATTATACTATCCTCTTGATTGAAACCAGAGTATGTCATAATTGCAGCTATTACATTAAACCCATTTGGCATATAACTACTGCATGTGTACTGTGATAATCTAGTTCCAACTATTTGTTTCTGAGGATAATGTTGTACGTATGACATTGTGTCAAATCGTTGATTAAAATTTGTACAATAAATACCCAGAGCTTGTTTACTTTGTGCACCAAAGAATACATTACGCGCTGATTGATTATGATTAGAAAATGGTATATTAGCACTAACTACACTAAGCATAGTTGATGGATGTATTTCAAGATGTGTATGAAATACGGTTAAATCCTTTGCATCCATTGCAATAAGACAAGTGTCTGCTTCTTCAATATCAATGTACTCAATTTGCGCAGCATTCTTTTCTAGAGTCTGAATGATTTGCATAATATCTTGTCCTTTGAATTTAGGCAAATTTTTAGGATCAATGTACTCACTTCTGTAATAGAATTCATCTGTTTTTTCTTCAGTTAGTTCTAAAGTTGAACCACTAATTAAATCAAACCAATTATTGCCTTTTAACTCTTTACTTATCTTACCATCTTTACATATTATCAGAGGTCTACATGGACGACCAGCTTCAGTCAATATTCTAATTTCATTTGCTTTAATATGCCAAGATATAGAGATGAGTACATTTATCAAACTATTTCGTCTATACGCTCTTAGAACTCTAATAATCCACATTGGCTCTTTTGTAATACCAAACCAAGAGCCATTGATGAATACTTTGGTCACATCTCTACTAAGTGCTATATCATAGAATTCAATAGGAATTATTCCAATATCAAGTAAGCAACGTCGAATATTATCAATATTTGTCCCCGATGCTATTTTTGTTAAGAATGCAAGATTTTTCATATAACCGACCGATCCACCATCAGGAGTTTCAAAAGGGCACATAACTCCATATTGTTGTGAATGTAATTTATGAGGCGCAGTTACTTTGATACTTCTATCTAATGGCATATTTACACGACGTAAATGCGACATAAATCCTATATAACTTATACGTGCCAAATCTTGCACTTTGCCTAATTCTGGGTCTTCTTCATCTGCAATACCCCACATTCCTTTCAAAGATTTGGCAAACGTTTGAGCAATCAAAAGATTAGGAATCAACTTATATATATTATGATCTGTTACGAAATTTTCATAATCTTGCTTTTGATTCCAAGAACCAAAATGATACATAGAATCCATCTTATCTCTAATAAATTTTCGGAGTTTCATATAGGCTTCTTGAAACAATTCCGCTAATAGATATCCACTGATGTCTACTCGTTTATATATATAACTATCTCTATCACTTGGTTGACTTATATCCATTGCTACATTGATAAATTGCTTTACTAAATATCCAAGAAATCTACCTTTATTCTGATATAATGCCATATTAGGAAAGACATCTGTTGTTAATATATTCTTAACATGATCAATATTTCCATATTTCACCAGTGGTCGTAAATAGTTTAATGCATCTTCTTGTGTCCACACATTATGAGGATTATTATAAACAGATGGTCTGATAAAATTGTAAAAAAATGTTTTTTCCACATTATTGTTATCTGTTCCAAATATACTTTCAATAATGTCTTTATCACTTTCTATACCCAATGCTCTAAAAAAGGTAAATAATGGTATCTTACCAGTAACTGAAGGCAGTGATACCATTATAGCTCCTTTTTTATCTTGATAATCTTCTATTACATCTTCCTCTGTTTCTATATCAGGATTTTTGACTAGATAAAATTCAACTGTTCTTGGAGAAAGCATTGTTTCGCCTGTTTCACCAGTACATCTAATCAAACCTTTGTAACTAAATGTTTTATCATCTTTAATCTTAGATACAAAAAGTCTATTTGTAACTATTCTTTCTTGTGCAATAATGACTTTTTCTTTACCATCTATGATAAAATAGCCCCCTGTATCATAAACACATTCCCCTAATTTCCTAAGTACTTCAGATCCTTGTCCATTTAAAATACATATATCACTGTGTAACATAATTGGTATACTTCCTATTGCAACATTTTTAAATTCCTTTACTTTGATGTTTCCATCCACATCAGTAATTTCTATTAGTATATTCGCATAAATGTGAGATTCATATGTTAGATTTCTTAATCTGGCTTCATTAGGTGTTATTAATTTGGCATTACTCTCTTCAAAAGTAATAGGTCTATCAACATATATCTGATTGCCATCTTTACCTCCTACATATACATCTACCTTCATAATAATCATTCCAAAATCATCGTATTTAATCATAGTTATAGGATTATATGATTGTATTGTCTGTGGGATATATGTCTTGATAAGTTCTCTGTAACTATCTAAATGATGATTTGTAAAAGGATATTTATGACTTTGAAAATATATATCTAAAATATTCCAGTGCATATTTTTATGTTCTATAAATATTTTATATAATTTTATTAGCAGTATAAAGCTATATGAGAAAAATAATAAATAAATATTATATAAGATGAGTGTTGAAACACCAAAAATATTAGAAAAACTAAACGACATTCAGAAACATGATGTTTACAATTATATTGATAGATATACAATGGCCACACATTATGATATAGCTCTTTTATTACATAAGCTTTTTGCTAATGATTTCAGATATCACGGGAAAAATCGCTGGGAATATTATGATGTTGTTGAAAAAATTTGGAAACATGATATGAGAACACAAGAATTAAAAAACGCAATCAAAACTCACATATCTGATTTGTTTGTATATCGGTATACATTTTGGTATAATAAATCATTGAATTCTACCAATATTTATTACCGAGATATATCAGATAATATGCTTAGAATTGCCTATAAACTAAAAAATATCAATTTTATATCTACTGTAATTAAAGAGGCTCGTGCATTTTTCGACATTTATAATGTGGATTGACGTGAATAAATTTCGGCAATATTATAGATCATTCAATGATAACAATATACAAATTAAATCTCTACCTATGTATAATAAGCAAAAACTCATAGATGAATTATATGATGGTCGTTTTTGTCCTACAAGTATTATAAAGTATTGTAAGGAAAAATGTAATAATTATACCCAAATATCACATTTTAATGAGAATATTATTTATCATATTTATAGTCAAAATTTATCTAAAAAGAAGCTTGTTAAAATAAAAGAATCATATAAACAAGCTTGTTGTCTTTGCAAATATTTCGGATTATCTAAAAATTTCAATATACATTTAGTCTTAGCACCACATAAAAGATTATTTCCTGCTATGAAAAAATTAATTAATGTTGAAAATATTAATGGTGGCTTTACATCTGTAAATGGCAACAATATTTATGTATTTAGAGAAGAAGAATTTCCAAAAGTTATTTTACATGAATTATTACACCATAGTCCTGTGCATAGTGAAGCGTGGACTAAATACCAAACTGATGAATTAAAACTAGCTTTTGATATATCTCCTAATATGAGATTAATTCCTAATGAAGCTGTTGTAGAAGTGTTTGCAACAATTATACATTGTATTTTTGTATCAATTGTAATTAAACAGCCGTTTAAAAAAATAATAAATACTGAAATACATCATAGTGTGTTACAGAGTAACAAATTTTTGGCAAAACAAGGACAGTTGCCGTCTGGCTTATGGAATGAATATACTAACTCGTTTTGCTATATAGTATTTAAAACAATAATGCTAATGAATTTTTCAAAATTGGCAAATATAACACCAGAATATATTACATATTTTTTGATAGCATATAAAGACACCATTCCAAAATTAAAAACAGACAATAATAAATCACTTAGAATGATGGTGACATCTAATTTGTGACATCATTTTCTATAACAGAAATTTGACACGTACTATTACATAATCTATGTTTCAAGTCATTACTATATATATCTTTTATTCTATTTATAGGATGTACACAATCCATATTGAATACAATGCATCCGTATAATTTATAATAATATTCTTTACTTCTAAAAGTGCAATTTTCGATTTTTTTGCGTATATTTGTATATTTTACATTATTTGACAACAGTATTTCATATTGTGAATTTTCTGATGCGATCATTGCAATAAATAAAACAGGTATTTCTTCAATTATTTTAGATCTTATCATACAACATAACTCATTTTCACTATCATCATTAACAAATATCCAAGAAACATAGGGAATCATTGAAAAAGAATTAAAGAATATATTTTTGTTGGAATCAAAATATTCTTCTTTTGTTATTCCTCTATATAAAATAACATTACTAATTGATGGTGCATTATTGATAATTTCATTGATTTTGTAAATATACAATTCTATTACATTGATGATATCGTCTTGTGTAAATAATTCATCATTTTCTATAATATCTAAAATACTAGCATTCAGGTCATCTAAATCATTATAGTCCAAATCAAATTTGTTTTCTAAATAATCAATCAAAATATAAAACAATGGAATTTGTGAAGTGCTATCATCTATTTGGAATTCCTTAAAAACATCTATGACATAATCAGTTTCACGTAATTTTCTTTTATAATTTTGAATAATTTTAACACCTATTTTATTTGTATACGTATATAATAATACCTTATCTCTCTCTGATAGATTGTTTATATAATCAAATTGTGCTTCTATAAAATTTGTATTGAAAATTGCGTCATATGATTCTTTATGTACTGTAAAAATATTATTCATAATATATTTATTATCATTATTTGCATACATCTTGAAGCTATTTAATTTAACTTTTTTGAATTCTATATTACATAGTTTAGTGTTCTTATCATATAAATATCCTTTTTCAACAATTTTTAAAACAGGTATCGATGGTATTTTTATCAAATCCTCTTCTTTTTGTTCGAATAAATTATCAATGTCTTCTTGACATAAAGTTTGATTTGCATGCAGAATTATTTGGCGTGTTATATTTGACATTAAAGCATTAATCTTGTTTTTATCTTCTTCAGTAATATGTTTATTTTTTGATTGAATATACATATTTATGATACTGATAACTTTATCTAAATCCTTAGTAATACTTTCTCGAACATCTATGGAAATTGTATCATATATTTGTACGATATCATACATCAATTTATCAATATCAACTTGATTTGTATAGATAATATCTAAAATTTTATTTATTTCATTAATAAAATCTATATGCATTTTTATTTATAATTTACATTTATTTTGTTCCTGATAATTACATTTTCTTAATTTTATATAAGTGATGACAAGTTATTCAACTACTTTTACTTTAGAAGATTGCCAAAAATTGTTCAATTCTAAGTATGTTAAGAATAGACAATATCAAAATCATATAAACATATACGAGTATATTATGTTGATAGATATATAAATGTCTAATATTGATATCAAGATAGAAGAGTATAAGCAAATGCTTGCTGATTTAGAAAAACAAAAAAAGGACGAGGAAGAAGCATACAAAAATACAATTGATTGGAATATGGAACAATTAGATAAATATGTAGATAGTACAGAAATAAAGGTTAAAAAACAAACAATAGACATAATAAAAGGATATTGTTTAGAAGATAAAGACAAAGTAAACTTAGATTTTTATACGTCATCAATATCAGACATAATTCGTTCAAATATATATAATAGTGGTATAATTACAATATATAACTCTACTGAAAATTTGAGCTTAAAACGTCCTCTAATTAAATTTGGATTCATGGATTATGATATTCGACACAATAGGTCGCATATTTTTGAATTTATTTATAAAATTTTGAAACATCTTTTTACATCAAATAAGAAAATATCAAATTATTATGATAACGTGATATCAAGACTTGATAAATTAGAAGAAGAGAATAAACAATTAAAAACTTGTCAAGTCAATTATTATGATATCAAAGAAAGGTTAAATATATTGGAATATTATGATATCAAAAATAAGTTAGATATTATTGAAGATAGATTAGATAGAATAGATATAGTAGGAGAAAGCATATTGAGTAAATTGTCTGATTATAATGAAATCCGCGAAAAGTAAATCTATTAGAAAATGAAAATAAGTATTTGAAAGATAAATTATATGATTTAATATGATGTTTTTGTCTCATTTTTCTTTTCGGTTGGTGTAACAGTATAAAAGATTATGTCAATTTATATACAATAATGATTTCAAATCTATTTTTATCAGGAGGTGGTCTTAAGGGACTTTGTTATTTTGGTATATTACGCTATTTATATATGGAAAATATGATAGAAGATATCAAAACTATTTGGGGAACTTCTATTGGTGCTTTTTTTGGCGCAGTAATTGCTTTGCGTATTCCTGTAGAAACAGTAGAACAGGCATTTCATAATGTTGTGGACAGAGCACAAGAACTTCTTTCAATAAATAAATCAAATTTATCGAATATTTTTTGCAAAAATGGAATGTTGTCTGTAGACTTTTTGTTAGAACCTATTGCAAAACATCTAGAAAGTACATTCGGATGTAATGATATAACTTTTATAGAGTTTGTTAAAAAAACTGGCGTCAACCTACATGTCAGTTCGAGATGTATAAATACAGGAGAAGATATTTGGTTCTCAGTTGAAAATACACCAAATGTATCAGTTATAGATGCTATAAAAGCATCTATGTCAATACCATTTATGTTTGAACCTATATATATAGATGGTGAATATTATATAGATTGCATTGTGTCTAATTATAATGTACTTAATGATATAGACAAACGTAGTTTACTATTGATTTACTTACCAGATGAGAAAAATACTAACAAAAATATGTATCCCAAAGGTACTAAATTTAATTTATTAGAACATATGATGAGAGTTACTGAAATTATGTTAGAAAAATTATTAAGGAAAGAACCAGAATCACAAGAATATATTTTTAAAATCGTTGATTTGCCATATGACAGTAATATGAAGTTTAAAATAACAGATGAAGAAATTATCATTGATGTAACAAAGCAAGATGTAAGTGATATGATTATAAAAGGGTTTATTGACTTCGCCCTATATATGAAAAATAGAGATAAACCTTTGCAGACTTAAAGACAAAAGATATTGTATATATTTAATCTGATAATGAATATTTTACAAAACTGTTTTGTAGTAGGTGAAGAAACTATCAAAGAAAAATTTATTACAAATGTTCCTGTTACAAGTGACAAATTTGAAAATGTGGATAGGCCAGCGATTATTAATAAAAATCTTTTTGATAATGTACCATTGTCTAACAAATGGTGGAAACCATCTACTAATGGCAAAAAACGCATAATGTTATGTGGGACTTATCCTATTGGAACAAGTAATGGATATTCAAAAGTTGTATACTATATTGCCAAATATCTAGGCGTTCATGATGATATTGAACTAACTATTTATGGCTTCCAAAATTTTGCAAACACAAGTGGAGCATCTATACGCAATGATATTCCATCAAGAGTAAAGATACACGATGCTTATGCTACAGAGAATCCAAAACGCAATGGATTTGGAGAAGTTGAAATTACTGGTTTTATTAAGCAAAACCCACAAGATGTCATTATTATTTTCAATGATAATGTAATCACATCTGCTATTACCAATAATATTCTGAATGAATGTGGATCTGAGAAGCATAATTTCAGATTGGTATCATACATTGATCAAGTATATCCTTATCAAAAGAAATCATATATTGAATTGCTCAATAAACATTTTGATGCAATCATTGCATTTACTCCTTATTGGGCTCAAACAGCTAGGAAATTGGGAATCAAAGCTAGTATGCCTATGTATGTGTTTCCACACGGTTTTGATGAAAAATTGTACTATCCGGTACCAATGAAACTTTGCAGAATGTTCTTCAATTTTGATCAAGATGCTTTCTTGGTCCTAAATTTGAATCGTAATCAACCTAGAAAACGATGGGATACAACCATTATTGCTTGGGCAGAATTTGTAGAAAGACATTATCAAGTAAATGTTAAAGGCAAGAAGGGTGATTTTAAAGTAAACAAACATACAAAACGACCTATTAAACTGATTGTTGGTACTCAGATGGATGGGTTTTGGGACCTAATGGATGTTCTTGAAAATGAAATTAAATTTAGAGATGTACCTTTTGAATATGCAAAAGAAACTATTCAGGCAGTACCTATGCCACAACAGCTATCAGATAGGGATATTAATATATTATACAATTCTTGTGATATTCATACAAATACATGTGATGGTGGTGGATGGGAACTTACAATAGCAGAGCCTCTGGCATTAGGAAGACCAGCAGTATCTTCTCTTGTTGGGGGTATTAGAGAATATTTAGATGAATATAATTCTATTCCAGTTACCCCTATAATGTACACTTATCTTGATAATAAGAATCAAGGGATTGGTGGGAAAAATGAATTATGCAATCCACACGATTTTGCTGAAGGTTTTTGGAAATATTTAAGTAGCCCTGAACTAGTCGAAAAACATGGCAGAAGAGGACGTGAAAATTTTTTGACAAATTATCGTTGGGAATCAGTAGTAGACTATTTTTATAAGACAGTAATTCCTAAATTATAAAAAAATGATTTAAGTACGTTCTTATTTTTATATATATAATGAAACTCATTATAGATGTTGAAACTACTGGTATTCCAATTGGCAAGGATGCCCATTATAGTGATTTAGAAAAATATGCCAATGCAAGAATAGTGCAATTTACTGTTATGTTGTGTGATGATAATTATACTAAAATAGATTTGCATGATTATATCATCAAAGCTGATAATTTTCGTATAGAAAATTCACATATTCATGGTATTACAGATGAAATATCTGCAAATGGCGTGCAATTAGAATTTGTTATGCACTTTTTCAAAGATCTGCTTAGTAAGTGCAATATGATTATAGCACATAATGCTAAATTTGATATAAATGTCATTAAATCAGAATTAGTGAGAAAAGAGTTGTTTGATATTGTAGATTTGATAGATTCTAAACAAATAATATGTACAATGATGAGCACAAAAGAATTAGTTAACATCAAGAATAAATATGGTATAAAATTTCCATCTCTAGCTGAATTGTATTATTATTTATTTAATTGTCAATTAGAAAATGCTCATAATTCTAAATATGATGTAATTAATCTGCATAAAATTGTTGCCGAATTAAATAAAAGACAAATTACACCATTTACATCTGAATAATTACTTATATGTAACCTTACTACTAAACTCTATTTCTTGATGTGTCAATATTCATTTTACTAATTTTTATATTCAAATCAAAATCATTTGTTAGGTTATATGTAATGAAACTTTCTAATGCATCTATCATTCTGCTTTTATAAAAACTCTATATTTTATATATATTTTATATATTATATTTAGATGATAAAAGATACTGTAAATAAAAGAGTGATCAAAACTAAAGCAGATTTAAAATTTTCAATTAATGTTAACAGAAATGACATCATACTTTTAAATAATAATACTGCATTTTATTCAGTCGAGAAATATGCAAAGGAAAATACCATACATGAAATTATAGGTTCATATATTAAACAAGGTAAAATACACATATCAATTATCAATAAAATATACAAAAGTAAACACATTACTGGTGTTGTGAAACCTTATGATAAAGAATATAAATATTGGTCAAGTTTCATATCAAAATTACATGATAAAAAATATACAAGTGATGCCAAATATAGACTATATTGTGATAAATATGTGAAATCGTTGCATTCTAAGATTAAAGTAATAAAAGGAGGTTCAAGTTTTGATACAGTAGCAATATATATAATAAATCAACTAGATAATAATCCAAAAAACGATACAAAACCTATTTTGGCTAGTTATGGTATTGTTTTTAATGATAATGATATAAGTATACATATTTTGAGATTTATCTTATGTTTATTATGTAATTCTCTATCGAAAGCTAATATTACTCAACTATGTTTTGAATTTACAGAATCATTGTTAAATTTTTTTAAACAAACACAGCCACAAAGTATTGACCAGTTCTTTGGTAAATTACAAGAAATATTACCATGCATACATAAGTTTAATGCTATTTTCGATCAAATAAGAATAAACTATATTCAAGGTAATATAGAGGAATTTGCAAATAAAATAACTGAGTTTTCATCTGGAATTCATGCAGAATTAAGCAAACATATAGATAAAGTAGGACAAAATATTCAACAATTTGGACAAGATAGTTTACAAAAAGTAGATCAAGTAGGACAAAATATTCAACAATTTGGACAAGATAGTTTACAAAAAGTAGATCAAGTAGGACAAAATATTCAACAATTCGGACAAGATAGTTTACAAAAAGTAGATCAAGTAGGACAAAATATTCAACAATTTGGACAAGATACTTTACAAAAAATAGATGAAGCTGGTAAACATATTCAACAATTACAAGATGAAGTAAAACAAAATATAGAAAAAATGAAGAAACAATCAGAAGAACTTTTGAAAAATTTAAATAAATTCATACGTTGGGGTGGTAAAGGCAAAAGATATAGAATGAAACATGGCGGGCTTGCACAGGACGCTTTTTATGATAATCCTATATCAATGTCCATTATAATGAATTATTATAAGGTGAAGACTTTGAAAATTGAAGAATTCAAAGATACTATTACAAAAAGTGCTGACCCTGCACTTAATACTTTATATATATGCAAATATCTGATTAATTTTTTATTTAAAGCTATTTTTGAAATTCACAAAGATGAAAATATTTATAATACATTAGATTTTATTGATACACTATTATCTCTTTTTATAGGCATATATATGTCAGGTATGCAAGGTATAAATACAAAATTGTTGAATATTTTGGATGATATTATTCCCAAAAATGAAGCAGGAATGGTAGTACATAATTTTATAGCTAAAGTATTAAATTTGGATAATGGTGCAATGTGTATGCGATAAGAAAAGATATTGATGTTGATTAGATGAAATTCAATAAAGAATTAAATAAGTATATTCACAAATATAAAATCCAGATACCAGTAAGTTATTGGTTTAATTACAAATTTTTCAAGAAAAGCATCAAACATATTTTAGTTTTGCAAAATGATTTAGAAAAACAAGATTTTGTTCAAGATGATAATTGCTTCATCTGTCTTGATAATGATCACTTAATGAAAACATTTTGTTGCAAGCAGAATATTCATCATATTTGTTATATTGAATCTGTATTGCATACATCTGATCTATGTCCAATGTGCCGTAATCCAGTATCAGATTATTTTGCCAAACAAGATACCTTGTGTGTAAATGATAATTATAATATGAGTATATTATCTTTGATAAGCAATATTTATCTTAATATCATCAAAATTGAGAATATATATCATAAGCATTTGATTCGTAATGAACATATTTTACATAAATTTTGTCATGTAAATTATATTGCAGTTGTTAAAATTTGCAAAAAGATTTTAAAATTGTTACACATAGATGTATGGAATTATTTTTCAAACATTATGCAAAAAAAGAATATTATGAAAATATATAATAACTCAAAACATAGTTTATTGTCATATCTTTTGAAACTAATATAAGTAAAAACTGATGTCTAAATATAATCTATTTACAATATTAGTATGAGCATTGACGAAAATCTTGTGAGACAACTTATAGATGACCCTGCTAATACATTAAAAAGACTTTCAAATACAGAAATTGTTGCAGTTTTAGAGAAAGCAGATGAACAGTTTTTCAGTAGTAGCAAACCTTTATTATCAGATGATATCTATGACATTATCAAGAATTATTTGAAAAAAAAGGACCCCAAAAATGTTTATCTGAAACGAGTCGGGGCTGTAATTGAATTCAACAAAGAAAAACTTCCATATTATCTTGGTTCATTGGACAAGATTAAGGATGATAATAAAGAAATTATGAAATGGAAAAAATCATATCCAGCTGAAGGTCAAGATGGGTACATTATTTCAGAAAAATTAGATGGTATATCTTGTTTATTATATTATAATAATGGAACTATTAAAATGTACTCTCGTGGTGACGGCAAAGAAGGTCAAAATATTACACATATATTACCATACATCAAAGATTTGGATATATCTAGACTTGAGTTCATAAATGATACAATAGGAATCAGAGGTGAATTAATTATTTCAAGATCCAATTGGAAAAAAATATCAGACCAAGGTGCGAATGCACGAAATGTAGTAGCTGGTGCTATTCATAGTAAAACGATAAATCAAGATATATGTAAATATATCCAGTTTGTAGCATATGATTTGATGTATCCAAGAATGAAATTAGGAGATGCTCTGAATTATATATCAAGTCTCAATATTCCGATTGTAAAACATATCAAAGTATCCGAAGATGATATTTCAATGACTACACTTTCTACATATTTACAAGACTGGAGACAATCGTCTGCGTATGAAATTGATGGTATTGTTGTTTATCATAATGCTTTACACAAAATAGTAAGTGGGAAAAATCCCAAATATGCATTTGCATTCAAAAGTATTCTTACACAAGAACAAGCAGAGGTTATTGTTACTGATGTAATTTGGAATGTTTCAAAACATGGATATATAAAACCGACTGTAACATTTAATGAAGTTGTTCTTGCTGGCGTAAAAATCAAACAAGCCACTGGGTTTAATGCAAATTATATAGTTAAAAATGTTATTGGTCCGGGATCCAGATTGATAATTATTCGCAGTGGTGATGTTATTCCTCATATTACACAAGTATTGACACAATCTGCAAATGGTAAACCTAAATTACCTGATACAGCTTATATTTGGAATGATTCAAAAATAGATATCATATTAGAAAATAAAACTATTAGTAAAGAACATGATATTCAACAATTCCTGCATTTTATGAATACATTAGATGTTGATGGTGTTAAACAAGGTGTAATTACTAAGTTATATGATGCTGGTTATGATACATTACATAAAATAATAAATATTACTGTGGAACAGATTCAAGAAATCGAAGGTTTTAAGGAAAAAAGTGCAGTAAAAATTTATAATTCCTTACAAGGTATTCAAAATGTAGATTGTCATAAATTGATGGTAGCAAGTAATGTATTTGGTCGAAACCTTGGTAACAAAAAATTAAAATTAATCATAGACAAGTTTCCAAATATGCGCCCTGATATAAAGTTGACTATAGCTGATCTAATACAAATAGATGGTATTGCAGCATTATCGGCCAAACAATTTATTGACAATTTACCTAAGTTCTTTGAATTTTGTGAACAGATAGGCATCAAATGTACACATTCTAAATCTCAAAGTAAGTCAATATCTGCAGAAGAGCAAAAAGAATTCAACAAAGTTTTTCAAAATACGACAGTGGTTTTTACAGGATTTAGAGATAAAAACTTGGAAAAATTAATAACTGATGCAAATGGTAGAGTAGTATCAGCAATCAGTGGTGTCACACATATACTTATTGTTAAAAATGCTGATGATGTATCTGCGAAAGTTAAAAAAGCTATGGAATTAGGCATCAAAATAATGACAAAAGAGGACGTTGAAAAATTATTACACCAATTTTAGGCCAACTTTCTCATCTAAATTGTGTCCCAAAATGACATCAAGTTTAACAGAGCTTAATTCGTTTCCTCTTAGTACTTCTACTTTAATTTTATCGCCTGCATTATGTTTGTCTAAAATATCTAACATTTCATCTGCATTTTTAATTTGTTTATTATCTATAGCTATGATCACATCTCCTAAAGCAGCTTTGCCAAATTCTTTTTTTTCTAAGCCTCTTAGACCAGCAGAGGCTGCTGCTGAACCTTCTGCTACTTTAAGTATGATTACACCAGATTCTACATACGATAATCCGGCTTTTAGTGCTTCAGATTTAGATGGCAATTGAATAAAATATTCAATACCCAATGTTGGATGTTCAATAATACCTTTTTTAATAATATTATCAACAGTTGTTTTAATTGTATCGACAGATACACTTAAACTGATACCAGTTGACACATCTCCGCCAAGAATTGCAGTATTGATACCAATCAACTGTCCTGAACTATCCAATAGACATCCACCAGAATTACCCTTATTAATCGGAACATCCGATTGAATAACATTCGAAATTTTACGCCCAGACGGTGATGTTAATTCTCTGCCTTTACCTGATATAATGCCCATAGTAAAACTATATGGTTTACCAAAGGGGTTTCCAATTGCATAACAATATTGACCTATCTTAATATTCTTGTCAGAACTAAGTGGAATAGGTTTGAAATCATTTGTGTCTACTTTTAATACAGCAATATCCTTATCAGAATCATATCCTACAAGTTTGGGAATATATTCTTTAATTATACCTTCATTATTAATAAACTTTACAGTTGCATTAGTACATTTATTAACTACATGAAAATTTGTGACAATATGACCTTCATTATCATATATAAAACCACTACCAACACCCTTAGGATTTCTATCTAAACCCTGAGACATCTTTTCAGTAACATTATAATCTGTTGTAATGTAACATACCGAAGGTAAAATAGTTTCATAAATATTAATTTGATTGACTTCATCTGGCGTTAACGCTGTTGCTTTTTCAATATCAGTTAATTTATGCATAAATGGTGAAGCTAACAATGATTTTCCACACAACTGCATAAAATTACGTCTGTCTGAAGTTTTTATGCTAATATCATTATTTCTAAGAGTCATTAATGGAGAGACATATGCTGATGCATTGTTGACCAAGAGTAATATGGTTAAAACAAATTTGAACATAGTTATGTATATGTACTTAATGTTTATATAAGAATTTGTTAAGATGATTTCATCATAGGATTATGGATGTAAAGATAGCTAAAGATAATGTATTTGCTCATAATGATACTAAGTTATATTATAAGTTCGAAGATTTGAATTTATACCACGAATCACAAGGTTATTCTGCATATGAAAAAAAATTAAAAATGATACCAGAAGTGATATATCCGGAATTCAAAAAAGGCAAGAAAAGCATTGATGAATTAGCAAATTATTATTTTATTGAAAAATATTTGATAGAAGAATATATAGAAAAAATAGAAAAGAAATCTGAAGATAATAATATTACATCAAGCAAAGATACAATAATAGTAAAACTTGCTTCATTAGAAAATGAATTGATTACTCTAAATAAAAATTTAGATAATCTAATCAATATCGTCACAACATATTGTAAGGTAAAGGCTTTTGAATAAATTTGTAAATAAATCTTAAATAATGCAGAAAAAATGATTAAACCCAATTTAATAATTTATTGGTAGAAGACAAGAACTGAAACCCACAAAATGGCAATGAATGCAATCGAAATTGCTTGTATTATGCAAGAGATCACAAAAAATCTTGGCATAGATATGCCATGTGACGCGACAGAATATATCTATGACATATACAAAGTATCATCCTATATGAACTACACGCTGTTAGAACTCCTTCATATGCTAATGCAGAAGAAGTATGAGATTACTGTTCCTTGGAACAAGAAAGCTCTTATCAAGATGATTGAAGAGCAAAATCTTGATATTCCAACAAAACTAGAACAAATGCTACCTACTCAATGGACTCATACCAGACAGTGCAGAGATGCTGATGTTGACACGCTTCATACACAGCATATGGACATCTATAAAGGATTTATGTTTCAGGACACACAAGGACATGTGCAATTGGTGACAAATTTATCCATATCATATAATGAAAATCAAAAAGATCTTGTATGGCTACAGGATATAACATTGGCATCAGAAGAATATGTCGTAAAAGCAGTTCATGCTGAAAACTTTATATCACAGCTTGATAATGAAGATATAACAATCGTACAACATAGAGATTATGATAAGTTTATCAATCCAAAAGAAAAAAAATATTGGACTCTCTATTATATGAGGGTCGATGATCCTTTATACAATATTGTTAAGAATAGTAATTAGAATATTCTATAAAATGCCAAAAATAAATTTGGCATTTTGGTATAAAGAATAAATAAATTAAATAATATCAAGATGGTAGTCAAATATATAATTTTTATTTTAAGCATTTTTGAAATAGTATCAAGTTTTAAGATTTTACCTTTAAACACAATGATAACACGAAGAAGTCTAATTCAAAGTGCTCTATTAACGCCTTTACCATTAATATTACAAAAAGTAAATGCTGATGAAGACGATAATAACAGACCATTGACACCAGAAGAGATGGAAGAATATAATAGACTTTTAGAAGAAGCAAAAAGAATTAAAAGCATTATTGATGCTAATATTAAAGCAGCTGATGAAGAATTATCTAAAACTAAACAGGAACTCAGAAAATAATTTTAGACACATTTTTGTTTGATTGTACGTATATCACAAACAATGTCACTTATCATAGCATTTAATTCGTCAATCAATCTTTTATATTCATTGGCTTTATTCATAAATCTATCTTTATCAAGAGTGTAAAAATGACCTTTATCAGCATTTGCAAACAATCTATATTCCCTCTCTTTTTGTTTGTACACTGAGAGTGTGATATATATATTTTGCAGAATTGCATCAATTAACTCAGGATCATTTGGATCAATCATCATCAGATTGTATAATAAATATATATATATATATCATCATTTTTTTACATTATCCTCTTATTTCAACATATTATTGATAATCTCCAATCTATACAAATATTTATATTTATAATATTTTAGCTTGTATTCGTCAGCACCTTCAAGTGTTTTTAAGAATTCATCCTCATATTGAGTATTGATAGGTACATTTAATAGTACTTGCTTATCAGTGACAGAGGGTGGTTTAATATTTTTATCAACATACCTAAGAAATCTACCGAAATCATCTGGTTTAATATTATAAAATGTACTGTACCTTAATATAATACTATCATATCCGATGAGAGATGATTTGTTGAATGTATTTTTATCAGTATAGAATAATTTACGCATCAATGGATATATATATACTTTTACTAATCTGCACTGAACAGCATCAATTGTTCTTCTTAGATCATCCGCAATAGCTTGATATCCGTATCCTTTAAGATATTTGTAAACAAGAGTATTATCATCTTCAGTAGTCCATTTTTTGCCAGTGTTTGAGATAACCATTGTTTTATGGTAATCATAAAACTAAATAGAGTCATCATTTTTTTATTTTATCTCATATATCCAACATAAACCTGTGTTGTGATGTATCAGATGACCTAAAACTATCTTTATAGATATATAAAGTTTCACATTTTTCATCACAAAATGAACTTTTTTTATTTCGTTCAATTTTTGAATGACAGAATTCACACTTTGGTTTTGTGAAAAACCAACAACAGCAATAAACCATTTGTCTTGTAAATTACAAAAGTAATATTACTCATTTTTTTATATATTATTCAATTTACAAGCCAATCTCAGATATTACTTTATTGAGTTCTTCATCACTTTTATCATCTATTTTCATATCTTTGAGATACCTGAAAAGTTCTCTTAATTTTGTTTTTTCATCTGTTATATCAGATAATTGTAAATTACATTTTTCTATCAGATAATTTGATACATTTTGCTTTGAGTTTTGTAAACGAACTAACCAACTCTCTATACTATTTTGAATAACAAGCTTATATACATTTACATTTTTCTTTTGACCCAGTCTATAGCATCTGCTTATTGCTTGTTGTTCTTCAGCATTATTCCAATATGGTTCAATCAGTATTATATGATTTGCTTCTGTTAAATTAAGACCACAGCCACCTGCTCTTAGATTCATTAACAATATTCTATTATGCGAATTATTTTTAAAGGAATCTATTACTTGATTTCTTTCAGATATTGTTAATCCACCGTGATATATTAACAGTTGTGTGGATTCTAAAGTATCGCATAAATGATGTAATAACTTAGTGAAATAGGATACAATCAATATTTTATCATCTTTTGGTATATTTTGTATTATATTTGATATAGCTTTTAGCTTTATAGATATGATATTTTTTTCAGAATCTAGTTCATCTAACTCTTCTAAAAGTTGTGAATGATTATTTAAAGCCTGACGCATCCTCAATATTTTGCGTAATATCAAGCTCTCATTAACAAAGAAATTATACGTTTCTCTTTGTTGCGAATCTTGAGAATCTTGTATATCTAAGTTTATTATCCGAGTACATATTTGTGGTAAACTGTCCATAATAGTATCTTCTTTTCTTCTGCGTAATACAATACTATCAACAATTTTGCTTAGTGCTTTATGTTTTGTTACACTGCTTATTCCCTTCCAAAGATCTTGTTGATTATAATATTGCAGATTAGATAAACATATTAGTGATATCAAGTCATCACAAGAATTGCATATAGGTGTTCCTGTTAAGAATATCTTATTTTCTACTAAAGTTGAATATAGATACAAGTGTTTGTAAATCTTTGTCCTACTATTTCGCAATTTATGTGCCTCATCTATTATCCATCTTTTGCAACTCCGAAATAAATAGATACCATTATGTATATCATTTGCAATCACAGCTGGTGTGCTAATAACCACATCTGCTTGTTTTACAGCTTCTCGCATAGATTTATATTTTCTATTAGAGCCATGATAGATGCAGACATTTAGTCCAGTTGTGTGCTTTTCTATTTCTGATTTCCATTGATGAATTAAAGCAGTTGGTGCAATGACTAAAGTTTTTACAGGCTTGGTTACAATGACTGCACAACTAATCACAGTTTTACCAAGACCCATATCATATGCAAGGATGCAACATCTGCCTTCATTTTTGATACACCAGTCAACTGCAGTAGATTGATGAGGTAAAAGAGAAGAATTCAGGTCCATTTTCTACTTGGCCTACAAAATTATGCACTTATTTTAATCAATTTTTTGCAAAAACCCAACAAATTCATTCAAATCATATTTTTGCTTTCAACATATTATTTAGATGTTTTATAATAGATTGTTTAGAAATACTTAATGGACCGGATACATGGTATCGAGAAAGTGACCTAATATTTGTGATTTTATTTATATTCTTTTCATTTTTTAATTGAATAAAATAATGACTTGATGCATTTAATAAATGTAAATTTTCTTGATACACATATCCAGCATTACTACCGACACGTCGAATTGCTATATTTGGATTGTCATTTTTTCTCACGAAAATATAACCATCTGGTGAATATTTTTTAGTTTTTTTCCGCATTATAGTTTTTTTACACCATATTTGAAAGACACTTGGAACATTGTACATCTGTTGATTTTTTATAAATGAATATGGTGGTAATATTAAATTTCGTTTTAAGTGAAAATTTAATGGCACTGATTTTTGCATCGACCTTTTCATAAAACTTTTAGGCAGAATTAATCCAAAAGCATCACAAAATTTACAAATATGTTTTATAAATTTAATAGCAGTTGATGATTTAAAACCAAAAGGTGGATTTCCTATAGCATATATCTTTTCATATTTTTGTGCTTCCTTGGGTAATGTATATGTCAAGAAATTCTGTTTTTTTACTAAGCTATGTTTAGGCGATATATCTAGAAAAATATTATTATTACTCAATTCCTGAATAAAAGGTATGAATGAACCATTGCCAGCACTTGGTTCGATAATCAAATCATTTTTGTCAATTTTTATTATTTTATTGAAGTATCTACAGCATTTTTTGGCTATTTTTGGATTAGTATAGTATTTATCTAGTTTCATTGTATTCTTTAATTTTATCAGAGAGTACATTTTGCATCATGGTTAAGAATAGAGTTTAGAACTGGTTTCTTCTTTAGTAAATTGATGGATATAGTTTACTTGGGTAATAAGTTCCTTAATATTCTCTAGATAATTGTCAGGATTTCTGAACAAATAATCAATAATTGTTGCCATACTTACTTGCATATTTTTAATATGTCCATAGAATTTTTCAAAATTTTCATCAGAGCCAATTAGAGAAGTAAAAGCTTCTTTGATTTCATCTTTTTTAGGATAATCAAAATTAATAATTTTATCAATTCTACCAGGTCTCAACAATGCAGAATCTAATCTATCTGGATAATTAGTAGTAATAATGTTTATATTACCGGATCCTTTACTAAGTGTACCATCCAAAATGTTGATTAGACAACTAAATGATACATTGATATCTTGAGATTTTCTCTCTGTAAAATATGCATCAATATCTTCATACAATATGATTGAATTATCTTTGACATCTGAAGTAAGATCTATCAAATATGAGTCTGTCATAGACTTATTGAAATTCATTATATAAATGGAATATCCATATTTCTTAGCTAAAGCTTTGCAGAGAGATGTTTTTCCACTACCTGGAATACCTGTTAACAGCAAATTTGTCTTGAAATTTCTGCCAAATTTACTATATTTTTCTTTAGATGCCAAAAATCTATCTAAATAATCAATAATGGAATCTTTCAATTTTTTATCAATGAAGATTGTATCCAGAGTTTGTACATCTACGCAATTAAAAGTCTCCCAACCTGCATGATATTGATTACATTTATTAATGTATAATTTCACTTTACCCTCGTCATTCTCTTCAGAAATAAAATTAAAAACACTTTCTAAAAATTGCTGAATTTTATCAAGTTCTTCATGATACACAAAAATCCTCATAAAATATTCTAAGCCATCTGGCGAAGCCTGTACTTTACCTTCTTCTAAGAATTTAATTTTAAAAACATCATCATTGTGATACCAATCATATGTATTATAACTAGGATATATCAAACATTTTTTCTTTGATTTCCCGTATGATGCAATATAATCTTTAATATTGGAATTTCGAGGCTGTGTATGGTGCATCTCACCAAGATATTTCAAAAACTTTTTCAATTCAAAACTATTTAGTTGTACTGAATACATTTGTTACCAGAATAATAATATATATATAATCTTTATATATTTATGACAAAATTACAAAAGTTTTTTGGTTTTTTTGTTCATTTTATTCAATCTGTGATATTAAGTCTATACATTCTTGTATGGTAGAATTGAGAAAGTTTCGCAAATACTTAGGAAATTTATGCATTTCATCAATGCACTCCATAAATTCATATCCTTTGTCGATAACAGTATCTTGGAAATTCTTGCTGTAGTTCGAAGATTGCATGATTCCATCTATGTCATTCATTATATACATATAAATCAAACACACAACAACCGCTTTGATTTGTTTATTTGTCTCATATTCCACGAACTTGATAAGAAAGTCGATAGTATCAAACATACAACAGCTGTAAACAAGCCTGAATTCGAGATTACGCATCATTTTGTATATTGTATAATACTTTCTATGTCGAATATGATAAGCAATCTCACAAAGTTCGATGACATTTACACAAAGATGTTGCCAATCTTGCCAGAATATCCTGTAGAGACTGTCGTGAGGACGCTTGTACGGATACTTGTAATACTTACATATTGCCTTACAACATGTTTCAAGTATTGATTCGTCGTATGCAATATGAACAAATATGGAAGAATTGCATAAGTGGTAATATGGTAAGATGTTCAGAGTGTTCTTGAGCATCTTGTAGTCAATCTTTTTTGGTAGCTTTTTTATTATATCTACCTGTTTGTCTTGCATACGTTCGATATCAATGTAGCTATTGAGAAGCATCGGGATATAAGGCCTAGGATCGTAATCCCTGTAAAAGTTGTAAATGTCGTTAACGTACCATTTAGAGGTATGACGCATAGCGAACAGATATTTGCATGTGCTAATGAAGAAGATGAAAGTCGGAATATCTAATTCATAAACTATATGCCATATATGATCCTCTGTGAGGTCAAGCATATTCATTGTTCTCCTCTTTTCGCTTGTCACTTCGTGGAATCGCTTTGTTTTTTTGTTGATTTCGCTTGGTGGCCCCAATAAGGTTTCTGTATCAGGGCAAATATTTTTCCTCAAATACTTTATCATTTTTTTCCTTATGATTACATTTTCCAAACAAATTTATTATAATAATAATTCTTCACAGTTTTTTTACAATTTTCTGTAAATATATTTGTAAATAGGCATTTGCAATATCATAAGCTATTTGTTCATATGGATGTTCAATACTATGAATGCTACCATCATACACGTCATTAATACCAGATGGTTTATCTGATTTATAAATGAATATCATTTTCTTACCAGTGTATGGATTTATATAGACAGTATCTGTAATATCTGGATTGCTTCTTCGCAAGTCATATTTATCTGGTGAATTACAAATAGTATATCCTTTTGAAGCCAACACTTTGTCCATTATTTCTGTATTATGCCGTTGATAAATATGTACTTTCTCGTGTATTAATGTACTCACAATGTTTTCTTCACTACCTATAAGACTTGATTTTGATAAAAATATAATATTTTCTCTCGTATGTGGAAGACCTTCTTCATATTGGTCACATATTAATGCAAATTTCCAAGGAATTGTTGCAATATCTTTACAATCAATAATATCATACTTATAATGTTCTAAGAATCTATCTGCATTATATGCACATCTTGTCAAAATATTACGTTCAGTAGCTTGAAATGAAAAAGTACATTTTGTGATTTTTTCTAAATATTCTCTGGGTGTTTGTGAACCCCTTGCATGTAAATCAGCTTTAGTTAAGTTTTTGACATATCCATCTCTATCATGTTGCAAAAACATAGCTGACTCTTCTGCAGTTAAAAATGTTATAGATGATACAAACTGTTTATCTTCAAATGATTCCTTCTTATTGTAATATAGCAAAGCAATAATTACAATAACTATGTATGTGATTAGTACTCCAATCATGCTGAAATAAAACAAATCCATCTTATTATTATTTTGTATAATAAAAATAGAATAAATGCAAGAATATTTGAAATATATTATTGTAGCTATTACAATACTGGGATTAGATTTTTTATGGATCTTTATTAATCTACCATTATATACTGCATCAGTCAAATCTATACAAAAGACACCTCTTGAAGTAAATTATTATGCGGCAATAGCGGCATATGCTGTTATTATTTTTGCATGTTTATATATTTCTATTCCATTTACTAAAGCGCATGTCACTAAAAATATTGATATGCAACAAAAAATTTATTATGCTTTCCTATATGCTGGAACAGTCGGATTTGCTATACATGCCATTTACAATTTGACAAGTATGGCAATATATAAAAATTATACATTTCATATAGCATTAGTTGACACAGTCTGGGGTACATTTATGAGCACATTTGCAGTATTTGTATATTTAATGTTACCTTAGCGTATTAACGCATCATGTATTGTACTGCAGTAAGATCTAAGTCCTTAATACGATAATATTCATATTTATTATTTGGTAAGGGTCTCTTAATTATAAATGGAAGTTTGCCCTCTTGTAATTCACGTAAGGCAATCTGTCTTAATTCCATATTTGATTTAATTTTTTGGTCAAATATATCTACAAACGCTTGTGCTCCTAATGCTAATTGATTAGCACGAATGCTAATTACTTGATCAAATTCGTATTTGGTCATAAGAGGTTTAGAAATTTTTGGCTTATCTACATTTGCCATAACTTTATTGTAATCATCAAAAGAAGGTTTGTATTTCTGCATAATGCTTATCTTACTAATATATAATATCTTTATTATCATTATCATTTTTTTATTTACAAAAATACAAAAATTTATATTTTGTATTTGTGTAGATTCAATCACACAATGATGCATTATGCAGTAATGACACGGCGGATGGCTGCCTGAATTATTTGGGCTGATTTGATTTCGTGCAACTCAGTTTTTAACATAGCATTCTCATCTCTCAAGCATCTGAGTTCGTATTCATTATTAGAATTTTGCATGCATTGTGCACGCATACGCAGAAATATATCTCTATGTTCTGTGCGTTCCTCTTCTAATTTGAGTTCAAGTTCTTTGATTTTTGTCTGCAACATTTCGATTTCCGTGAAATATCCAAACTGTGACATTCGTAACTTCGTAACTTCGTAACTTCGTAACAGTGAAAAAATATTATAGTCATCATTTTTTATAAAAATAGTATGTGTTTCAAAGCAAATTTCTTATTCATCATCTTTAAATTTGAGACCGCGCCATCCCTTATTATCGATTGGATAAGGACCTAACATTTTCTCAAAATAAGCCTTAATTTGTATTCTATCTGGTCTTTTCTTGTTCTTTGGCAGATTTTCAGCAGACCAAACTCTGAATTCATTGAATATATTTGTAATATTAATTCTCTCATTTTGAGCTTCCTTATCAATAATGATGCGTTCGTTAATAAATTGTCCAATGACATCATTATTATTTTTGTAACTTTGTGTAGCAATTCTTACCTCCATTGGTTCGTGTATATTATTGGGATTTAAACTCTTATGTCTTTCAATAAGCATACTCATAAATGGTTCAGCCCATCTTTCGAATTTATCACTTAATTCCATATCCATCGCAAATTCATTTGGCTTCGTAGGATTGTCACAGAATTTAGATGTAAATTCTATGACTCTAATTCTGCGCCAAGTACCACCATCGTCACTAGGGACTTCTGGTAATTCATTGCATGTCAATATCATCTTGAATTGAGGTTTAAATTCAAATGGCTCTTTGTAAAGCCCCCTTGTAAGAATTCTATCGTTTCCTGATAATTCCTTCATAAAACCAATATTGATTTTGTCTTGATCACTAGGCTCTTGCATAACTGCAAACCGCCTACCTTTCGTCCTTTCAAGTTCACTTTGTGCTTGATTGGATGCAGCGCGTTTTTGTGTAAGGAGTGCTATAGGCATTATACAATAATAGTCACCTACTGCTTGTTGCACTAAATCCAACAGTCTTGATTTACCATTACTACCCTGACCTGTAAATATATAGAATCGTTCTTGTGCTATACTACCATCAATAGTGCACGCTAACAGATCCAGTACATAATTACGCACTGCTTCTATTGTAAATATTTTGTTAAAGAATTCACTAATTTCGGCTAATTCTGGAATATCAGAATTGTAGACCATGTAATTGATTTTTGTCGAATGATATATATAATCATCAGGCATTCCATCTCTGAACAAATGCATTTTTAGATCATATACACCATTAGCAAATCCAATCAAATGAGTCCGGCTATCCAGTAACTCTTCAAACTTCTCATCCATAAATAAACAACGTAATTCACGCATAATATTATCTTTAAATGATGCATTTTTAAGGTTCAATGCAATTTTAAGACATTTTTTGGCTCGTTCCCCAAATACATCCTTGTTTTCTTGTGATGTAGTAGCATACGCTTGACTATTCCAATAATGTGATCTTTCACTAAATTTTCTGCAAATATCAGTGCTCAATATATTTCGAAGAATAGAGCCTTCAGTTGATATTTTCCAACGATGCTTATCCTTGTTATAATGATACCAAATAGTTTTATTCACAGTTTTGACCTCATCTTTATATATAGCTTGAACAACTTTAGCAATATCATAGTGTGCACCATCACTTCTTACTGCTAAATCAATTAGAGGAATAATAGAATCATCTATTATTTCATCATATTTATTAATATTATCTTGCTTAGCCCACCATTTAAGAGTACCAATACCCATATGATCTTTGCGCATCTTGTTCCATAATTTTTGACATTCTCCCTCAATATATGTACTGCCAATTTTCGAAAATTCTATCCATGTTTCTAATAGTCTATAATCTATATTTCGCAATACCCAACCCAAGCTGATCCAATCTTCGTACTTTTCGGCTCTTGCACTGGCCAAACATTCTAGAACTAGTCTTTTGATAATAGTTAACTCATCATCTGAGGTGTAATTTTTGTTTATATTAAGGGATTTTGCAAATATATTATCATGCAATTTAGTCTTATATTTTATATCTATGGCTGGTAACACATGTTTGACATATTCTTCAACTTCTGCAACAAATTCTGGTAAGACAGAAATTCTAGATACCTCATTTTTCCGCATCGAGAATAATTTAATAAATCCAATTTCATCAATCGGAGTAACATCTTGTTTTTTGTCTACCATTTGTGTTGTAGTTTTGTCATATGCAAATACATAAGAAACACGATAACTATCTGTTTCGATTTTTTTACTACCATACATCAACCAACAATTAACATCAATTATAGCCTTATCTATAATTGCAGAATAATCATTGCATATTGGTAGTCCACTAAATAATTCCTGTCCAATATCCAATATTTTCTTCCGTAAGAAATGCTGGATATTGTTTGATACCATTATATGTGGAAATACAATATGAATACCATCCTTGATTTTATTTTGATATTCAGATGGTTTAGGTTTTTCCATTACATATGCTACATTACAATCAGCTGGAACTGATAGATATTGATTAATAATTCTGAAATAATGATTTATTATATTTCTGACATGTTCGGGTTTGTACACGCGCTGTATATTTTTTTCACCAGACATTGATGCAGATTGAAATCCAGCATCATCTAAGACATAATTTGTTTCATCCATTGAAAACCGGAAGTCAAGATCCACTCGTAAGGGACTTGGGTCAATAGGTTTTTCAGTATAATGAAGAGACATACCATTTGTCAATGCAAGACCGTATAAATTCAAGAACTTATCATATTCATTGTCTGGAATATAAATAGACGCTCTTGGATTTCCCAAACTTGTATTGGTATAAGGTTTACCTTTTTCAGTTACTTTATGTTTTTGTATAAATGAAACAAGATCCTCTTGGATGCCCATAATTTGGGTATATGTCTTAATATACTATATTAATTTTATTTTATATATATTTTGCGTGTCAGTTTTTCTTTTTTTCTCTTTAAAAACATTAACATAATAGTGCTATTATTTTGAAATTATAATATATTTTATGTTATGTACAGTTATGTACAGTTATGTACAGTTATGTACAGTTATGTACAGTTATGTACAGTTATGTACAGTTGTGTACAATTTATATTTTATATTATTTGTGTATATAATTTATTTTATTCATAATTAGCAGGACATTAAAGATAATGCGAACAAAGAAGAAAATGACTTGTTATTGTAGTCCTGCAAATCAAAATAATCATCCTTTTTCTATAAAATCAATGCAACAATTGCTTGTAATATATTACAGGATTATACAAAAGGCAGATTTTGATCCCAGTGCAGTAACAGAATCAGCAACATTATATAGAAAACTAAAAACAATACTGAAAACATATATGGGAAAAAATGTTAATAAATATTGGCTATGGTGTGGTGTCATTGAAAAACTTGCAGAGAAGCATATTACGAAAGATGAAAGTTTGCAAAAAATAAAACGTCAATTACGACTTATATGCAAGAAAGATCTCAAACCAGAGAAACCAGAGGTCTGGTATAAAAATCCTAAGACTTGGCTATCAAATTATGATATTCAAAATGTAATGGTACAATATATGCAGACACCTCGTTACAAATATGTATTCCTTGGTGTATTTCCTATTGACTTTGCCGTTATGTCTAATAATGGGAGCTGTATGTATAGTTCTCTTTGTGCAGTAGACGTAAATAGTTATTTAAAAAAAGGTAAAAAGTTTTTAGGAATTATCACAAATTTAGATAAACACGACCAATCTGGCTCACATTGGACATCTACATTTATTGTGATAGATCCAAAATTGCCTACATATGGAGCTTTCTACTATGATAGTACAGGTAGGGGAATACCGTCATATTTACTAACATTTTTAAATGGCATTAAAGAACAATGTAATAATTTACATCCAGATAAGGAATTCAAAATAATGCAAAGTAAAAAACAACATCAGAAAAAGAATACAGAATGTGGGGTATTTTCAATGCTTTTTCAAATTCGCTGGTTAAATAAACATATTGTCAAAAAAAATCAGACATCATTTGCCGAAATAATAGCTGGAAATCCATACATTGATGATGATCATATGCTTATGATAAGGGATTATCTATTCAGACCAAATACTAAAATGGAATTGAAAAATTTAGGTATCAATGTGTAAAACATATAAGAATCTTAATATCTCTTTATTATAGAATGGAAAGCATATTGCAACAAGCACCTGAAGGCGTTACACTTGCTGATATTGAACCACTTTACCAAAAATATGATGGGAATGTGGCAAATATTTTAGCAGACCTTTGGCAAGTTGTTACAGAAAAACAACCAATTGCAAATATTTCAGTAGAGGAAATGAAAATCAAAAATAAATTTGCAGAAGTTAGAGAGATTTGTAATGCAATGGATGAAGAATACGAAGCTTTTGTCAAGAAATGTAAAAGCATATAAGATTATACTAAATCAATTTTTGTATACACACTTTAGATGAGTTGTAATGCAGAATATTTGCTAAATATAAAAACAATTCAAGCCCCCATTTTTAAACAGGTCATTGATGCATTGAAAGATATTTTAACAGATGTAAATCTCGAGGTTGATGAGACAGGACTCAAAATAGTTGCAATGGATAACACAAATATTGTGCTTATTCATCTCAAATTAGAAGCTGATAAATTTGAAGAATATTATTGTGAGAAAAAGATGTACATTGGTATATGTATGTTGAAATTGCATATGCTAATCAAGACTATTGGAACAAATGATTTGCTTACATTATACGTTCGCAAAGATGATCCAAGTACATTAGGTATTCGTATTGTAAATAATGATAAAAATGTAGAGACAAATTATAAACTATCGACTCTTGATATTGATGTACTTAATATAGAAATCCCACCTGTTGATTTTCATACTATTATTACAATGCCTTCATCATATCTACAAAAGATTATTAGAGATATGCATAATCTAGCAGAATATATTGAAATTCGTAATATTGCTGATCAGCTTATTCTAAGTTGTAAAGGTGATTTTTGTACACAAGAAACTATTCTTGGAACAGAAAAATCAAATAATATTTGTATTTCAAAAAATTCTGAAAATAATACACACGAAATTATTCAAGGTGTATTTAGTCTGAAATATCTAACAATCTTTACAAAATGTACTAATTTATGTTCTAATGTTGAAATATACCTCAAGAATTCTTATCCTATTATTTTACGATATAGTATTGCATCTTTGGGAGAAATTAAATTGTGTTTATCTCAACAGGAATTTTAATGATTGTAATTATATAAATTTTTTATCAACTTTATACAGATATGATAAAGTTGAATACAAAAGATAAAATATTCTACTTCGCTGTGATTATGCTTTTATTTATAATAATTTGCATGATGGCCTTGTTCATATATATTATAATGAATAAAAGATATGAAATTCACCATCATGTGTATACAGAAAATGTAAAAGTTTCGAATCAAGCTGACAATATTCCAGTATATCCCAAAAATCTACCACAATATGACAGTAATGATTTTCAACAAATAGGTTTGCTAACTGCAAATGAAAGTGATAAAGAACCTATTATACTACCATTATTTGCTAAAAAATTAAGGAATAATAAAGACAGATGGCAATATTATACTGCGACTGATAAAAATAATATGATGAGGTTACCGATAGTACATTACAATATGAAATGTGATGAAGATATTGGCTGTAAAGAAATATATGATGGAGATACATTGTCCATTGAAATATATCAGGGAAGGATTTTTACTGCAACAATATATAAAAAAGATTCGCCTAAATATTTTGCAGATGTATATTGAGTTATTTTTTTATATGTTTCTTAACACCTAAGCTTTGTGAAAATATACGCGCTGATCTTCTTGTTGCTGTTGTTGTTTCCATTCTTGTTTTTGTCTGTGAAGAATCAAATTCATTTATTATACTGTTTGTTTTATAGATATCACATTGTTTATTCAAATTAGTTGATATATACGTCATATTTTTTATATAATTCTCTTTTTCTAATTGTGTCATATTAGTTTTGCCTTCAAATTCCCAAAGAATTTTAAGTGACTCTTCTAATATATCTTTATTATAATTAATTTTACTTTTTGGATTTATAACATAAAAAATATGCTTATTTTCATACAATTCTTCTGTCAGAAATACTAGCTTTCTGTAAAAATTTGTACTAGTTGGTAAAGAATATAAAAATAATATATCAACATTATTCATCATATTATTTTTTATATAATTCATCATATATGTTCCTAATCCTTTTCTTTTCGGTTCTGATCTTGTAATAAGTTTATCAATTTCAAGATAATATATGCTTGTTCCATTGTCTGCATCATTTATCATACCATTATATACGAAATCTTTGTACAACAGATTACACCACCCTTCTATAATATTTCGCAAAGTATTATACACTATAAGTATGACAGAGTGCCCATGTGCTAAATTTACATAATCATTCCAAGGGCGTAATGTATTAAAACATAAATTATCTTCATTTGCATTTTGTTTCAGCATATCGTATATTTTCCGTATTTTCTTTTTATTGTGTGTAAATAATTTTACTATATTGTCTTTGATAATTTCTACCTTATCCTTCGTAAACAGTATAAGTACTATATCATCCTTAATAAAGTGTGAACTCGAACTTCTAGACATTATTATGGTATCTATATACTTCATACAAAATTTATGTGGCGTTTTACAATCGTCTAAAAAAACTAGTATCAATTCTTAACGCACCAGTATTTACATTCATTATAATCCTTGCAGGTACATTATTAAACATTCTAAAACCATATGTAACTTCGTTAGGTGATATATGTGTATTGTTGATTGAATAGTAAGTATTTAACTGTAAATTCATCAGGAAATCAGAAGCATGATCTAAAACATTATTATTTTCATTATAATTTATAATATATAAATTATCACTATATTCTCTGCTTAAACGAGGTGGGGATCTAGGTGATTGCCTTATAAGGTTATATGATGCATCTTCTCTGCTTAAACGAGGTGGTGGTGATGTTGATCTAGATGTTCTGGATAATTGCCTCATAAGGTTATATGATGCATCTTGTCTTATTAAAGCAGGTGGAGGTGATGCGCGGGACGGACGAGTTCTTGATGAACGAGGTGAACGAGGTGAACGAGATGAACGAGATGAACGAGGTGAACGAGGTGAACGAGATGAACGAGATGAACGAGGTGAACGAGATGATGTTCTATCTAAGTTAGTTATCGTTGTACCACCATTCTTATAATGTTTTTTCTTTTTTTCTGGCATTCTATAATATATATATTATAATATATTTGACTAGAATTTTATTACAAGGCAAGCAAAAAGTGATAATGTTAGAATAAGGCAAGCATATGGCAATGAAACATATTGTATTATAAACATTGTCAAAAGTAACCAGCCTACAAGCCATATTGAATCAGATATTACAGCACCAAAGTTTACCTCTTTAATATATCTCTGAAAAAAGGCCACATATTTACTGAAGCCATTTGGAAGATTCATTACAATAAATGCAAATGATAAATCATATACCCATTGTATGGCTATAATTATTCCAATGAATACAAGTACCTTAGTTAAATTATCATTCATTTTGATTGTCTTTGATTGCTCTAGCATTTTGAATATCAACTGTGCTGTTAAAAATATAGCAGTTGAATAAATAAAATCACCAGACACAGAAACCCAAGTTGGTAATTTAGTATAATATTCAATTGGTGTTCTATATTTGTTCTGTGAAAATGCTAATATTATATATATAGCTATCCATTCATAAATACTAAATGCAACCAACCAATAAAATAATGTCTGTAGCGAAAAATAGTATATATTCATAATATATAATACGAAATTTTATTTTTAATATATGAATAATATAGATTATGGTTTATTCAAAAGAAAATATAATCAAAAGTCCATACTATGGAAAAATTTTCAAAGATGTGAAAAATGTAATATTTACACCAACCGAAAAGAAAAATGAGACAAACTTATTTATTTTTATACATTCTAAAACTATGCTTCAGGTAATTTGTTAGATGTTCCTTTTTTATATTATGCTTAAGAATGTTTTTTATTACTGATTGTATATCATCATAAGTATTAGGACTTTCCTTTTTGATATAGTGTTTTAACTGACTAAAGAACTCTTCTATGGCATTTGTTTCTGGATGATATGGAACACTATAAAGTAGATGATTACCACTTTCTTCTATGGTTTGCTTTACTATTTTAGATTTATGTATAACAGCATTATCCATTATTATAAGACAGTCTTTATATTTATCTTTGATTACATCATTATAAAAGTCTATAATATTTTGTGTTTTTACACCACCTTTCAAGTCTTTATAAAGAACATACCCAACTACTTTATTAGCACTTATAGCACATAGCATATTATACCTTTTGAAAGGATACTTATTAGTCTTATAAATTGCTCTTGTACCAGTCTTACTTCTACCATAAGAAGAAGTCATATTTAGATATATAGATGTTTCATCCAAACAAATAGTCTTGTCATATTTGTAATGAGAAAGTTGCTTATAAAAGTTACTTAAATCATCTTTTTCTTGTCCTTCTTTCTTTTCAGGATAGTATTTATTCTTTAATCTCTTTCTTGTTATTTTGTTATGATGTAAAATATTGTATATAGAATGGTCTGATAATTTTATGTTGAAATGCTTATCTACAAGTTTTGAAAGTTCCCATAATGTAATAGTAGGTTGTAGTCTAACATTTTGTTTTACAAATGATACTACTTCTGATGTTATTTTCAGATCTTTATTATTTCTTGGTTTTCTTTCAATTTTACCTTCTTTTTGAAATATGATTTTCCATTTTGATAATGATTGATATTTACATTTGAATATTTTTTTACAAACATAACGCATAGGTTTATTGTTTTCTAAATAATACTTGACTGCTGTAAGTTTATAGTCATCAGAATGTTGTTTCATTTCTTACTCTAATAAAGCATTTAAAACTTGATTGAATATATTATATAACATTATGGAAACTATTAATATAGACATATCAGAACTGATAGCAGAAAATGAAAGACTGAAGAAAGAAAATGAAGAATTAAGAGAACATTTAAAAAAATATACTTTCAGTAATAGTCATAAGAAATATTATGAAACTAACAAAAAACAAGTTATGGAAAATGGAGCAAAATATTTACAAAAACTCAAGGAAGAAAATCCAGAGAAATTAAGGGAGTATAGAAGAAGAGCACAAGAGAAATGGAGGAATAAACAGAAAGAACATACTTTACTTTGTAATAATACTGATAATATAGTCTAACTTTTGTTCTAAAATCATCAATTTATTTTCTAATGATAATATAAATAAATATATCTTTTATTTATGAAAAATATTATTATTCATATTTCCGGTGCAATGGGTTCGGGAAAAACAACATTAGGAAATAAACTAAAAGAATATTTCAAAAGTAAAATTATTGTGAAAGATTTAGATGATTTATTAGATGAATTTATAAAAATACATTATGGTAATAAATTTAATTGGGAAAAATTTGATTCAAAACTATATCAATCTTTTTTAGACACATATATTTTGTCTCAAAAAAAACCATTAGTTTTAGTTGGATTAAATCAGATGTTTGTAGATTATAAAAAAATATATTATAATGTTCATTCGCAATATAACTATTATATAAAAATTGATGACATGAAAATTGTTAAACAAAAATGTATTAGATTATTAACAGATGAGTTATATATAAAAGATTTGGTAACAAAAAATAAGGAAATTATTCGTTATATTACAGAAGATAATAAAAAATTTGTTAGATTGATGAAAAATCTTATAGAAAGAGACTGTGGGACAAAAGAAACATTAAAAAATAATAAAATGTGGAAAAAAGATTATAAAAGACAAAATTATAAATTTATGTCAAGAGAATATATATATAAGTCTGTCATAAAAATATTACACCAATCAATAAGAAAATGAGACAACATTGATAGTTAGGATATTTATATGACTAAGAATTAATTACTAAAATGTGATACATTTTTATGAGAGTATGATGTATTTTCCATAATTAATTTAAATCAATTTTTATTTATATAATACTTAAAGATAATATAATAATGGATTCATATATACTTAAAGAATTTATAGAATATTAAATATGATGACTACTACAATTAACTATGATGAATTTATTAAAAATTCATCTATTATACATAGTGATATGGCAAAGAATTATCATGATGCTCTAAAATTTTTTATTTTACAAAGAGAAACACACAAACATCTGGATATGGTTACATATCATAATAAAGAAAACATTTTATTATTTTCAGCTGGTTTCTTACAAGCTGATGAAAATAATAATTATTATTTTGAATATACACCAAAAAGAGATTGTGATATTATGGATAATATAGAGGTAAGACCCATAAATGAAAATGCTAAAATAACTTATTATATAGGCGGACAACAATATGAACCGCAAGTTCTAAAAGAGTTTGTTTTTGCAGCTGCTATGTATAACGATTTCAAAATTAGAATAACATTTTTAGAAAAACCAACTGAAAATTTTGAATTTGTTATTTATTCTAAAAAATATATTATAGAATCGGAACTCAGAAAGAAACTAATGGTAAGTCGTTTAGTTACAGCTTCAAATATATATTATCAAGGTATGTGTGTAAAAATCTAAAATACAAAAAATGATATTAGAAAAGCCAAGTATGTTAAAAATATGTTAAAAATAGTAAAGTCTATATTTAACACTGGAAAAAGACCAGAAGTATTTTGTTGTAGTGGTTAAGACTTCATAGACATTTCACGATGTGTTATAACCAAATTTTAACTATCTTTTATTTTTTTCGCTACATAGTCGGCGTTTTAAATGTTAAAAGATGTAAATCCTCAAGGGTGTAAAACATCTTATGTGATAAATATTTATGTATATGCGTTAATCATTTTTTTTATTTTGTTCCTTAAAAGTATATAAGAATAATATACACATATTATATAGAACTATTATAATGAAGAAAGCACCTGATAAATATAGGTGTATTAAAGTTCCCTTACATTCTATTCTACACAAAGATGAGAATGCTATCAATATTGAAAATACTATTCAAGATGCTGTTTATAGGACTAATTACATTACAACTAAAACAAGTTTATTATTAAGACTATGGTGTCTTGAAAAGTATCATCAAAATGTTGATATACCTATCATAGATGAAAATACAATTAGAATGTGTATGAAGTCTTTACTTTTATCATCAAGTGGTCCAAAACCAAAGAATAATAATCTTTTATTATTTAATGAGTTTAAGGCATTGCATAATTTTGAATTAGAAGATGGTAAGCACTTGTCATCTATTTTAAATTATTGTGCTATTACTATTCTTACATCAATAGAGAATAATATCAAATTACATTTCTTTGATTATGTGAATAGGTTTATAAACTCATATTTCAAACATATCAATAAAGATAATCTAAATGATAAGGAGTTTAAGAAGCAGTTATTTAAAGAACTACATTCTGTCAAATCAGACATTTTGAATGGTACGTTAAAGTCAGATGAAAAATATCATAATTGGTTAAAAGAATATAGATATAAAATTGTCCCAGAACAATATGATAAATCTTATCATTATGATGTTAAATGTCATCCTCAAAAGTACATTAAACATATGATATTTATGAACTGTGAGTTGGAAAAAATAGGAGGTAAAATGTATCAATTCTTTCCTTTACAATCTTCTATAACTCCTAATCACATTCAGATAGATACTAAAGCAGTTATTGAACTTTTAGTAGATAAAGATAAGAAAAAGTATATTGATAATATTCTTCTCTACAAAGAAATATTATGGGACAAATATTTTAGTATAAACCCTAAAATAAAGAATTATCAGTTTGACAATACAATTATAACAGATGGTTATGCTACTGCTTTAAGGTTCATACACACAGACTATATTGAAGGAGAGTTGTTGAAGAAAGAGAAAATGAAACAAGCAAGAAAAAATGCTAAAAATAAAGATACTATAAAGATGAATCAATCTGCTACAAAGATCAATGATAATGTAATACCTTCTAAAGAAGAAATTATAGACTTTCCTTACATAGATGAAGTTGATAAGACTGATTTAGAAGGAAAACATATTTTCATAGACCCTGGAAAAAGAACATTATTTACTATGATGGATGATAATGGAAAGTTCTTTTCCTATACAAATAAACAGCGAGTATCAGAAACTAAAAGATTGGTATATCAAAATAAACTTAAAAAGTATAAGGACCATTTAGGTATTACTGAAAAAGAAAATGAATTATCTTCTTACAATTCCAAAAGTTGCAATTTATATGAATACAAAGCATTTATGGAGAAAAAGATAAGTATAAATAAAGATTTATATAACTTATATCAAGTCAAGAAGTTTAGACAATATAAATGGTATGCTTTTATCAATAAAAAGAGGACAGAAGACAATATGCTTAACAAAATAGAAAAAGCTTATGGTAAAGATAGTATTATCATAATAGGCGATTGGTGTATTGAGAAGCAAATGAAAAACTTTATTTCAACACCAAATATAGGATTAAAACGCAAACTAAAAGAAAGGTTCAAGGTTTATAATATAGATGAATATAGGACATCTTGTCTCAATTATAAGACTGAAGAAGCTTGTAGTAATTTATACTTACCAGACAACAAGAATAAAACACGAAAGATACATTCTATCCTAACATATAAAATGGAAAACAACAGGTTAGGATGTATAAATCGTGATAAGAATGGATGTAAAAATATTCAGAAGATATTTGAATACTACATAAAAAATAATGAAAGACCTGAAAACTATAGAAGAGGTCAAACAATACAAAAACTACAAACCGCTCTTGAGCTGTCAAATTGTAGTTAGCAACTTTAATGTTGTCATTTATACTGATTGAAAAGAAACTTGACTTAATTATTTTATATAGTTTTGTCTCATTTTTCTTTTCGGTTGGTGTAATTTATTGAAACCATACATGAAAAAACATTCAAAGCAAATATATTTGGATTTAATACAAACTATGTATCATATATTTTTTGAGACATTGCCAGAAATAATTACTGAAGACTTCGGTTATATTGGAGTAAACACTAATAAAACACATAAAATACAATTTCATTGTCAAGCTCTTATAATATATAAAATATTAGATATCTACAAATATTTTGATATTATAATGATATATCTATCATCACTAATATCTAATAATTCTTCAATAAATGCTCTTCTTAATTATCAGGATAATATAAACCAATTTTTACAAAATAATCATATCAATATATTTGACTTCTTAACATCACTTATTATATATATAATATATATTGCTTTTATAGATACATATGTTAGATATATATTAAATATTGGCCTAGTAAACGAAATTCAACATATGAATCTTACTTTAGATATGGAAAATGAAAAAATATTTTCTCATAAAAATAAAAATGCCAAAGAAATTTCTTTTAATGATATTGATAAAATCATACCAGATTCAGATAAAAAACAAATTATAGATACTTTAAAACCTTTGATAGATAAAATAAAGGCTTTAATCAATAGTATAAAGCTTCATCCTAATAATTTTAATTTATTTAGATCAACTGTAGACCATACATTTAATGTCCATCAAGACACCTACAGACCTCTCAGTCCAATGAAAGAATCACCTGTATCTCCACATGAATGGTCCCCACCATCATTTAAAGCTGGCAAACCTAAACATGCAAAGACCGCAAAGACTGCAAAGACTGCAAAGACCGCAAAGACCGCAAAGACTGCAAAGACTGCAAAGACTGCAAAGACTGCAAAGACTGCAAAGACTGCAAAGACTGCAAAGACTGCAAAGACTGTACAAAATAACAAAAAAAATAAGAACAAATAAGTTTATATATTATCTTTTTGTTTCATCCTTTTTTCTTATAAATATCAATACCTTTTTTTGATACATATTTAATAAATCGCAAAGTATAGACATCTTGTAGTATACCAAAAGATGTATTAAAAATACTTTTGATAAATGGCAGAATGAACTCATGTACTAAACTATTGCCCAAGAATGTTTCTGAAAAGCTGATAATATTTGGATTTATATTTAATGTTTCCTGTTGATAAATATTTGTAATTATATCTGTATGATCTGCATTCATTATGCATGTATCATCGTCCTCTTCATCTGTATTTACTAATTTTTTGTTGAAATGGATGACTGTCATATTACTATCATTAATATTTGTATTAAATTGTACATAGAGAACAATTCTTGTGTTTCGCAAAATTTTTTCGACATATTCTGGTTTCTTAAGGACAGATGTATATTTCACAATAAAACACTTATCTGTATGTTTAATAATCTCGTGTTCTGTATGCATATTTATTTGAATATTTTGCAAATTGGTTTCTATTATACTTACAAAATTATCTGGGACCTCGACTGCTTCTAATTTGTTCAAATCTTTATAAGAATACATTCTTTCAAAAGTTATCTTCTTTCCATCATCTGATTTCTTGAAATTGGCATTATCATCTAATAAATATATTTTTTTCAAAAATTTCCTTGAACATACCAAATCATAAACATCTTCTAATCTTTGATGTATTATAAGTGACATCTAACTGATGAATAATTAGTGCAAACATCTGTTTATATACTTTCTTCTGAATGATTTTTATACATTAATGTAGAAAACTTAGGTATGGCAATATTATAATTATTTTTTGAAGCATATTTATTATCCTTGATCCATATTCTAATAATATAGTAATTTTTCTTTGGACTAATAGATATACCATTGATATTGCTACTGAATTCGTCTGTTTTACCTAATACTTCACCTAAAACTTGTGCCGACACATCAAAAAAATATTCTTCTAATACATATTTATTCAGTTTAAATGAAAAACAGCCTCCTAGTTTATTATGTTCATCCTCCCAACGTGGCGTAATATGCTCTCTCATAATGAAAAACATACCTTTGTAAAATAAACTTTTGAAAGTTACAAATATTTTCAGAAATTCTTCAACAGTGCTTATAGTACTTATAAATCTATAACTCTTGATATCCCAATTATGATCCAATGGATCATGAAAATATATGGCCCATATATCATTGAGATATGTTTGTGACATTTTCTTTATACTTTGTAACTATTAAATATAAGGTATTCTTATATAAGATAAAAATAAATTTATTCATCATCAGAATAATCATCTGATATATTACCGAAATCTATATAGTTATCATTATCAGTTTCAGGCCCATTACCAATAACAGAATCTGTTGACACGTGAATGTTATTATATAGATTGCATAATATATTTGATATTTTTTGCTCTGATATTAATGTCTGAACTTGGTCTGAATTATATTTATGCACAATATCAACCTTGTCTTTTTGATAATCTCTTTTTGATACAACAACAATGTCGCCAGTTTCAATAATTACACGTTTACTGAATTTCCTCAAAGAACCACGGATAATACCAATACCCTCTGTACCACTATTTGTTATCAAATGTACTCTACAATTTCCCAATAATTTTTTAACATATGCATATTCCTCATATGTTGCATTCATATCATAATTGTCAGACCTTTGCTGATTAAAAATTTTGTGTTTCTTTTTGTCTCTTATACTAGCTTGGTACATTAAATGTTACTGTTTGTGTTTCTCTCATTAAGAGGGATATAAATAATTCTTATATGCTAATCAGAGATAATATTTGTATCATCGTTTTTATTTGACATTTTATTCAAGAGGTATTCTTTTAATTTTCTGACTGTATTATATTTGTTCACATTATTTTTTCTATTTGCAATATCATCAAGAGTTATACCAGCTTGTGTTTCATATCTTTGGATAGCCACCTCTTTATCAATATCAATCTTACGTATCTGTAAATCAAAATATGCCTTATACTTATTGAATTTAATGATATCTTCATTTCTTAGATATTCCATCACATTAATAGTCTTGATATCATTATCATATTCAGCAATTTTTTCATTGAGAGATATAATATCTTCTTTTGACAAATTGTCAAAGGCTAACAAGTTGAGGACTTTTTCATATTTTTTATTATATTTTTCACGATATCCTATCAATAGATTTTGTTTGTCTTTGAGCTGTTCTAATATTTCTCTGTAATTTTTGAACCTAACAATACTGCTCAATATTGTTATGACTGTACCAATCGATAATGTAATTATATTCATTATAAATGAAATAATATCTGTTTCAGCAACTATACTTGTATTATTGTTCACAAATTCCATAATACTTAATCTAAATGCTTCTATAAGAGTTACTATTGATGATAATATCAATATACACAATGATATGTTATTGAATTTCTTATAGACCTTATCATATGCAGCAGATATGATAAATAATTTATCATTTGTTTTTTCCTTGTCTGTAGCAATATGATTCAACAAATCAATGATTGCCTGCATATGTTTTTCTTCTTCTTTTTCCTTTGGATTGTGGTATTGCATCAATTTTTGTGTAATGTACTCATTGCTTAATAATTGTGGCAAATTTTGTTTGAAGTCTTCAGTCACATCGTTTGACATATCTACTATTTTGTGTACATATATGTTTTTTGCTTGTATGATTGCATTATTTTTTAGACCTTTGAAATTTTACACCTTTTAACATTTAAAACGCCGACTATTAGTCCTTATAAATCTTGTATTTTCTTATTATGTTTTTCTTCATATAATCTATTCTATTATATGTCCCTTTTAGTATATTTTTATAATACGACTTTGGTATAGTCTTTATTATTTCTTTTATATTTTCATTCAGTTCATTATAAATCAAACCTTTCTTCTTTTGTAATCTTGATTTCAGCATACTAAAGAACATTTCTATAGCATTAGTATAGTGTTGATATGGTACTGAATATAATAGTTTATTTCTTTTCATTATTGTTTTCTTAACACCATCATTTCTATGAGAACTTGCATTATCTAATATGATAACCTTATTTTGGTATTTATTCGTAATAAATGTTTCCAAAAACTCCATCAATCTAATGCTATCTATCCCACCTTTCTCATATAATGTATATCCTATAACACCTTTTATTGAAATAGCAAAAATAGCAGTATATTTCTTGAAGACTTCTTGTGAATGTGTTTTTATTATACATCTTTTACCCTTTTCACTATAGCATTTGTTTCTTGATTGTAAAGCATTTATACTTGTCTCATCTATACAAATTATATCATTAATATCATAATGTTTTATATTATCATAGAAGTCTTTAATCTGTTTTTGAATAAGTTTCTCATACCAATCCCTTGTTTTTGAAGAATTTCCACAGTTTTTTCAGGAAGATCCAAATCAAACATTAGATCTGCAATGATACAAGTCAAAAAATGTCACCATATTTGCACATCTGCAAATCTGCATTATGAGAATATGATAAGAGGAAGGAAAAATACCTCAACATTTTTGGAGAGTTGGTTCGAAATTTGGTGGGGAAAAAACGGCACTATTTTCCTCTTTGAAATTCGATAAAAAAGTCGTTTCAAAAAATTCGAACCCAAGGAATCCGAAGCCACGCGAATATGGCCGCGATGGGAACTGGCCAAGATCGCATTTCTCTTCTGGAGAATGACATGGAGAAGATCAAGAAGGCTCTCACGGATATTATGAAGACCTTGGAGGGCGTTGTCAAGCCTCTCAAAACTCCTGAGCTCAGGGATTTCAACCCCATCCTCACCAAGATCAAGGCTGGATCCCGCATCACTACCACGGAGTTCCAGACTCTGGAAAGCTACTGTGATGCCAAACAGTTTGGTGCAGCTGACAGCACCCAGTCCCACGTCCTCACTGCATTCCAGCAGATGGCCAAGAACTCCCTATCTAAGGAGCTCTGGAAGAGCAACAAGACTGCTGTGATGCAGTTGGATGTCTGGACTGCTTTGGGCCATCTCTCCAAGATCTCCAAGCTCAAGTCAGATCAGGCTGTAGGCACCTACTTCACCAAGGAATTTGTGAACTCCTTAGCCAAGTAAAAAAATAGCAAAGCCCTAGTAACTAGATTTTCGGATTCTAGAAAGAAGTTGGTTGCTACATGTAATAAATCCAAATTGAAACATCAATCACTATAAGGATTGTATGATTTTGGTACTCTATTTTGTGGAATTAGAGTTCCCAGAGGCTTCTCAATTTCCTTCATCAATTTTCCCAGATTGAGCATAATTTCATCATTGGTCTTTCCCAGATTATGCAGGAGATCCTTATTTGTATTGTCTATATTTTTCAAGATTTCTTTATTGAAATCATCCACATTTTTGCATTGCTTTTGAAAATCCTTTAGAAGATTGTCCAAAAAATCGCCCATATGTACCCTACTATAGGTATAAAAAATAATTGTAAATCAGTAGCTTCTATTCTGGTAAATTATGCAAATAATATCTGAAATGGGTTACTGCTAGTTTACCTAAATGTGTTCTTATTAGTCTCTCAACCACATGTTTCGAATTCAATTCAGGATGATCTCTTAAAAATGCTTCTGCTTTAGAATATGTGTTATCAAAACCTTTTTATATTATATATATATTTTAATAAAAATAAAAAATGTACTTAAAATTTTCTTATATATTTATATTGAATCTGGTGCCATCAGCAATGATTATAGATGATTATCTTGATTATATGAAAACATACAAGGCCAAGTATGGGGATAAATGTATTGTTTTGATGCAAGTAGGCAGTTTCTATGAAATGTACTCTGTAGTTGATGATACATCTGAAGATATATACAGTATTGCTGATATATGTAATATTCAAATTTCGCGGAAGAATAAATCTATCAAAGAAGTGTCCATAAGTAATCCACTTATGGCCGGATTTCCTCTATATACATTGCAAAAATTTACGGGAATTCTATTGAATAATAATTACACCATTGTACTTATTGAACAAGTAACTGAGCCTCCAAATCCTCAGAGAAAAATTACAGATATTCTTAGCCCAGGTATGAATCTCAATATTACTAGCAAAAAAACAAATTATATGATGGTCATATATTATGAATTCGTAGGAAATCTACCTATTGCAGGAGTAGCAGGCATTGATTTATCTACAGGAAATTGTTTTGCATATGAAGCTGGCGCTAATAAAAGTGACCCCGAATTTGCAAATGATGAAGTCTTCCGAATGATGGCAACATATAACCCATGTGAAGTGGTTATCTTGTCTGATAAAAATTATGACAATGATTTGAAGACATATTTATTGAATAATCTCAATTTAACAAGTGGCAATTTATTAGTACATTATAAATGGGATACTTTTGATTATATGAAATCTATGCAAAAATTGTCATTTCAAACTGCTATTCTAGAAAGAGCTTTTGCAGAAAAAAAACGAGTGTCTATGTTGAACATTATTGAAAGTCTTAATTTAGAAAAGTATTCAAGTGGCAGAATAGCACTTTGTTGTCTGTTACAATTTGCTTATGAACATAATGTTGATATTATTCAACAGCTAAATGTACCTGAAATCATCAATGATGATGTGCATTTGACCATTGAATATAATAGTGCTGTTCAATTAAATGTACTTGGACTATATCCACACGATAAACCACTGATAGATATTTTAAACAGATGCCAGACTGCGTTTGGATCACGAGTCTTTCGCGAAAGATTATTGAAACCAATGGTGGACAAAGATGTATTGAATAAAAGATATGATGCAATTGAGTTCTTATTGCAAGATTGCAAATTTAAATTGGTTAACAAACATCTTGCACGTATTCTGGATTTAGAAAGAATTAAACGGAAAATAATGATTGGGAAATATAATCCTCAAGATTGGTGTGGATTTAATACATCTCTTGAAAATGCTGTAGAGATTCTTGAAAAATACCTTGTGGTATCTGATGCTGATTTGTTGGAATACAAGGAGATGATTGATTATTATAGTAATATTATTGATTTAAATGAAGCAACTAAATACAATATTGGTGACATTAAAGGTAACATATTTTTAAAAGGTGTGTATACTGAAATTGATGCATATACTGAAGAATTTGAGAATGCTTATGATAGGATTGTAAGAACGTGTAATGATATAAATAAATTGGATGTTGATTGCAAAATTGAATATTCTGATAAGGATGGACATTATTTACTTATTACTAAAAAACGATATGAGACTGCTAAGAGTAAAAATGCAGAATATTTCAAGCATTTCACTGTTAAAAATGCAGGAACTACTGCAAATAGTAATTTGAAGATATATAATCAAGAAATCTTGGTTGCTTCTGGGGTGATGGATGATAAACAAAGTATGATATCTAAGTTAGTTACTGAGTACTATCACAAGTTCATCAAAGATTTCTTGAGCAAATATGCAAATACCTTGAATAAATTAATTAGGGCTATTGTTGATATTGATATTAATTGTTGTAATGCCAGAAATGCATTTGAATACAGATATTATAGACCTCTTATTGCCGAGGGTACTGATAGTAAATATTCTTTCATTAATGTTGAAAATTTGAGACACCCTATTATCGAGCGTATTGATGATAATATTCCTTATGTAGGTAATGATATTCAGTTGTCAGGGTCAGGGAATGATGGGATGTTGCTGTATGGTATTAACGCTGCAGGCAAAAGTAGTCTTATGAAATCAGTGGGACTCTGTATCATAATGGCACAAGCAGGGATGTATGTTCCTGCAAGCAAGATGCAATATCATCCATACAGACATATTTTTACGCGCATTTCAGGAATGGATAATATCTATAAGGGTATGAGCAGTTTTACAGTAGAAATGACAGAACTTAGGAATATCTTACAACGTTGTGATAAATACAGTCTAGTTCTAGGTGACGAGATATGTAGCGGAACGGAGGCTACATCTGCATTAGCAATTGTAGCAGCAGGATTGGATACATTGGTGAAGAAGAAGGCATCTTTTATTTTTGCCACTCATTTGCATCAACTTACTGGACTAGATATTGTCAAAATGTACTTGGATTCTAGGATTGCTGTGAAACATATACATATTACCATTGATGAGAATAATCGTATAGTATATGAACGCAAATTACGAGAAGGTCAGGGTTCATCTACATATGGAATAGAGGTTTGTAAATCTCTGGATATGCCAGTAGATTTTATGAAAATAGCAGAAGGTGTGAGGAAACAGATTGAAGGATATGATAGTATAATTGTGAACCCAGAACATTCGAGGTATCACAAAGATATTTATATGAACAAATGCAATATTTGTGGTGGTGTCGCAGAAGATACTCATCATATTCAGTACCAATGTGAATCTGATGCTGATGGAAATTTCAGAGATTTTCATAAAAATATCAAACATAATCTTGTACCTTTATGTAAAGAATGCCATAAAAAGGAACATAGTGGTGAAATTGATATCAGGGGGTATAAAAAGACATCAGCTGGTATAGTCATAGATGTATCTGTAAATCCTGTAGCTGATAAGAACGAGACGATTGTTGAGACTGATAGATTGACAGAAGAGGATTGTGAGTTAGTGAAACAATATGTAAAACGAGGGAAATGTAACTGGTATATGCGTTTGTCACGGACCAATACATTCAAAAAATGTACTGATGAGAGAAAAATGATTGATAAGATAAATAAGGTATTGAAAAGAGTAGTTGTATATGGCTTAGAAGAACAGGGATTGTATAATCTGCTGTATGACCCTAATATGTAGTTCTTGCTACATAATATTCTTGTAATTTAGGGAATAGGATATGCCTATAATAGATGTTTTCAATTTGTGATAATGTACTCTTGAGGACCTTGATAATTTCAGTAAAACAGGTTGTATATCGGGATGACATTTCATCATCAATAATGTTGAATAATTGGTTTTTTATATTTATAAACAGATTAATTATAAATTTCTTCAATATCATTTTTAATTGTTTAATTACAAAAATGTGAATTATATTCTTTATATTAGTTATTATTAGAATATAGACCAGCACATGTAAATCTACAAAACATACCAGCACAAGTGCTACATGCAAATCGACCAGTATCACCACAAAGAAATCAACAACATCAAGCACAAGCAAATCGGCCGCCATCACCACCCGCACCTGCATTGCTTAACCGAGTGCCACATGTACCAATACAAGTTGTGAATCCCAATCAACAAATACTTCAATTTGCACCAGCACAAGCATATCAACCAGTGCAAGCATATCCATATCCACAATTAATGTATCAAAGATTACCCTAAGAATATTTATATAAATTTACTCTAATCAGTATAAATTGAATAATATTGAAAATCTTTAAAAATATTTTACATTGTATTTGTAGAATTGAGTAGTATGAGTAATCCTTATGGCGAATATAATGTGCCACGAGGAACATTTAGTAATGCAAGAGCTATATCTGGAGCACCACCACAACCACAAGTATCATATGGAGCACCACAACCACAAGTATCATATGGAGCACCACAACCACAAGTATCATATGGAGCACCACAACCACAACCACAACCACAACCACCCGTATTATATGGAGTACCACGACCAGTAGTAATGAATGTAGCGCAACCAGAAATGCCTTTAGAGACTTATAGGGACCACATAGATAAGAATCCTGACCTACAACATTTTTTAGATAAATTCATAGAGAAATTAGCATTTAGAATATTAAGATACATTAACAAATATTATATGCAAAAAATATACAAAGGAACATTAATATCTACAGACGATATTAGTAATATAAAAAAATTTATAATATATTTATGGATAATATTATCTTTTTATAGTGCGTATCAAACTACTATACAAAAAAATGATCCTAATGCATACATAGACCATTTTAATACAAATTTCGATGTATGGTTTAGACGAAATATATTTGCTGAATGGCCACATGATGTTAAAAGTGAAGCACTATTAAAAAACTTAGACATTAATATAATACCTACCCCATTTTTTTTTAAAGGTGATTTACCTGAGGACAAATATAATAAGTTAATAACATCAATAGAACTTAAAAAATTAATAAATATTATATACAATATAATATTACAGCTTCGCACAGCTGATTATAAATTATTGTCTTTAATGTTTGCAGATAAGTATAATATATATCCATTTATCTTTCATATTCCGGTTTGTGTAAAGCACAATAATTATTTAATAAATTATATAATTTTAAATAATGATCACTATGATAATGTTGCATCAATTGAACGATTATATTTAAAGGAAAATGGAGTAATAATTAATTTAAATGATTATACTGAAATTATTGATAATTTTTACTATAATAATAATAATTATAATAATATTAAGAATATTAAGAATATTAAAGTTATAGATTTTATTCCAGTTTATGTTGATGATGATAAAAATGTTAAAATATTGTACACTAATACCGTGGTTTTAGATTATACGAATAATAAAAAAATATCAAATTTTACAGATAATAATATAAATAAATATTTCCTAGGAATGATAGTTAATAATGATAATTCTGAATACCTCCATAATTTCAACACAAATACTGCACCAAATCTTGACCCTACTCTTGATTTAAAATTTAAATTATATTTAATTAATGATAAATATGAATTAATTAATCATCAATTTTTATTTACCAAATAATAATAGATATGCTCCGACATAAGAGAACATCTAAAGGAGGAAATAATGCCTTATTTTCCAAGATTAGTGAAGTCGCTGAATTAGGTTCACACGCTTCGTCATCATTAATGCAGGAAATTACATCATGCACAGTAGACAAAAAACAATCAGCAATGTCAAACATCTCAAACCTCATGAGTATGGGAAAACAACTATCAACATTTGGTATTGTTGGCATATATATAAATATCTTCATATACATCTTAGGGCTATATGTGTTCCCAGTTGCAATATTTATATTAGCCTTAGTGTATTTTATTGACGTCTATGTAAATTTCAGCAGACTCAAAACATCTAAATTTTATGCAGAAACTCTAGCATATCAGGAGCTGATTAAAGCCAAGAAACTAGGCTCCATTTATGTAAGTGATTACATTCTTACTATTTTCAGTTTCATCATACTTTCTATAATATGCTTCGGTTGGTGCTTCTATTTGTTTAGGAAAATGCCCACTGACTGTGGAATTAAACAAAGTTTTAGAAAAAATGCAATAATAAATGCTGTATTCCTCCTTGTATTCTTCATAATCTTCATTATTGAGTTAACAGTCTTTAATATGAAAACAGGAGGGCAATATCGCGATATTCTTTACTCACAAGTCAATCAATATATGAATCTCGATTATGCTAAAAGTATACAATCTGCCGAAGATGTATATCCGAAATTGGTAGCATATATCAATGAACAAATATCAGCATACAATAATCCCACTAATCCTATCAAATTAGAAGAGTTGCAAACAAGAGCAAAATCAGCAGCTATTACTTATGCTATATTTAAAAAAATCCAAGATAATGATTATAAAATTGATAGTTACAACACATTTTTTGATAATTACGACAACTTAATAAAATCTATCAATATCCAGAACAACCAGCTAATTGATGCAGATGTTTTTAAGATAGATATTCTACAAAAACCACAATTAAATGATAAGATGAAAATGATAGATGAATGCATAAAAATTGGTAATCAAATCAATGGCATCATAAATGAAATGAAAAACAAGACATCTGATGTCACTATTTCTAAGCTTGTAATTGGTCCGATATTATTAGTTATTTCAATTGCGTGGCTGATTATGCTATATTGGCCCTTGATAAAATACTTGATGCAACTACGCCGCCAATACAATGCAATTAGCCCCATAATTTAATTAGTTTTTTTATGTCTAAATAGAGTAAAGATATGACCAAACGACATCATCGTCAGAGAAGAATTGGAGGAAATGTACCATCAATCAATACAGATGAACAAATACAACCTTTCAAAATTAATGAAATCATAAATAACATATTTTCTGTATCATTTAATGTATCAATGATTTTGATATTCTTCGTGGTGCTTGCTATTAGCTTGATGGCAACAGTAAATGTACTTATATTGATTATATATGTTATTTATGAAACAGTCAGTTCGAGAGAGGATACTATCATAAAAGATACATTAAAATATAAGATCATTCAATATGCAGATTTTTTGAGTGGGTTTTCATCACAAGAACCATTATTTATGATTAATACATCTGCATCTCTTGTGTCTTTAATCATAATGATTTATGTATTTTTAGTATTTATTTGTATGCTTTGTATTATTTTATATTTTACATATACTGTATTAGTACCTGCACTATATCCAAATTTCCTAATAGATGGATCAATGTCTGGGAAATCATTTGCTGAATATATTTCAATAGCAATGTTTGCAGGTCTTATATTTGCAATTGTACTTGGTGTATTTCATACTTTGTATATGAATAATTTAGTCAAACCTGAGGTAATGAACATTAAAAAGAAAATAGCTTCTATAGATAAAACAATTAAACGCCAGCTCAATACTCCTGATAATAAATTTAATGCAGAGTTGTTTGATAATCTTATTACGAAAACTAAAGGCACAGCATATCTTAGTGACTTTCGAAAATATGTTATGAACGATTATAAGCAAAAAGATTATGCTAAAGCTCAGCAAAAGATTATAATGATAATCCTATATTCACACTTATATGATAACATTCCTGATACTAATCCAAGGGCCTTGCAACTTGTCAATTACTATTTTTTCAAGGAACCATATATACCATCAGCAGAAATGGAAATAAATGCCGATGACACAAGCAATTTATCATTTGTATCTTTGCTACTTGAAAAGAACAATGTTGGGGCCATTGGTGATGAACTTATAAATTATGATTTCTATACTGGTATAGAAAAAGATGCAAATATTCGAAAAGTAAGAGAGAATGTTATGAGATTTTTCAATAATCTGAACAAAGAGCTTACTGCATTTACATTTCAAAATAAGCTCCATCTGTTTATTTGGTATATTGTGATATTTTTCGTGATAACTATAATTGCTCTGTTTATTTATATGCGAGTTGTTTATAAAATGTCAAATGGAACTTTCAATAAACCAATGCAAGAATTAGCTGGCAATATCACAAATGGTATTAGTAGTGGTCTTGGAATAGCGACAGCAGTTGTGGTTCCAAGTGCCCCAGATGCTCCTAATAAAACCGAAGCCAAGGTTGATGGATGGGAACCAATAGTCTCACCTGCAAACACTGCACCCAGACCAAATTATATGGAATCTGAGAATACTTCTACAAATGATATGACAAAAGAAGTAGACAAGTAGATAAGTAAACAGTAAATAACAAATATAAAATGTCTACTAGAATAATAGTATTATGGTTCTGCAAACACTATTAGAGTTGTCTAGTAAATTTCAAGTAGCTTCTCTAATTTCAGTGAATATTATCTTGACACAATTTTATGAGTTATTGAATTTGAAATGGCAACTTGATTATATGATAACAAAGGATAATTTATGTAAAAATTACAGATGGACTAAATTTGAAGTAGAATCTCTGCGCTATAGTCTGTCACAATTTTTTTACGGCAATGATAAAACTTTTGAAAAACTACGTCAAAATAATATAACAATTTACAGTGTATTTGTAACTTATTTTGTTTTGATTTTGATAATGCTAATAATAGCTCTAATATTTTATCCTATAGTTGCATTCGGCATAGCTTTAGTTATATTTATGATATTTTTCATTATAATTATGGTCATTAATAGTCTATTTATGAAATCATATGATGATATCTATAACTATATTTATTTGGAAGATAGTGATATATTCAAATACTATGCTGTTTATAAAATATTAAGTGCTATAATGATAATAAGCAATTTGAAAGATGAAAAATTACAATATGCATATGATAAACTAAATGATGCAGAATTGACATTTGATGATATACTTGAACGTAATATTGCGTCTTATGAAAATATTTCACAATCGTCTAAAGTTGTCAGTATCAAACAAGATGCATATAAGAAATTAGATTTTTTGAAATATATAGTCTTTGACAAAACATCTCCTTATTATCTAAAATATTTTGATAATGTTTATGCAAGACTACCAAATACAGACAACTATTATTTCTTATCTGAGCTTAAAAAAGATGCTCCATCAGAAGATGATCAGAAAAAAATAATAATAGAGTTTTATGATAGACTCAATAAATTTTATGATAATGATAAAAATGGTGACAAATCACCCATTCAATTTATTAAAGAGGCAAATAATAATAAAGAACCAATATCTGCTATAACTTTAAAAAAAAATATCGTTGATATGTTTGATAAAAAACAAAAAGAACTTGAAAGCTATACTGATCTAAAGAATATTATAAAAGACATTAAAAATTATGTAGCCAATACAGACAAGTATTCTATACTTGACAGTCTGATATCAGATATTTTTAACAAATATGATATTAATATAGAAGTCCCTGATAATGAGTATATCAAATTTTATTTAGATAACAAAGATGTATTAACTGATGATACAAAAACTGAAGATATTGTGAATAAGTTAAAATATCAAGCAAATTTTATTTATTCATATTTTGTGTTTTTGACAATTGTATTTTTCTTTATATCACATCTGATGTATATGTCTTATAATAATACTATGTATGTATATGTATTAATAAGCATATTATCAATATATATCTTATTCATTTGGATGTATACACATCAAACTTTTGTAGACTACTAGTAAGAACACGAGATGTTAAATATTTTTGATTTTTTCACTGCTTGGGTATTGATTCTTGTATTATTCCATAAAACTACTCATAAGGTAGTATGTTTGCCATTTTTGACATTTATAGTTATGACAAACGGCTTATATTTTTCATATATTAATCCTGGCAAATTTGTATTGAAGGATTGTGATACTACATATGAACCCAATGTGTATGAAAAACTCTTAGTTGATATATTTTGTCATGTCGGAATTTTCATTTTCATATATTTCATTTATGGTATGGAGAGCATATTTAATGAAAAAATATTGCCAACTGCATTGTTATTAGCTATATATGGTACAATTTATTATCCGCCAGATACATATTTGATACCATTTGAGGAAATTATAACTGTATTTTTATTTAGCATATTTATATATATATTATTAAGCTATACATTTGTATGAATTTTTTTGAAAATACAAAAAAAATGAAATAAGAGTCATTAAATATTCTTTCGCCAAACAACAGGCCAACAACAAGCGAACGAAGAACAACAACAAGCGACATTTACCAGAAAATGGTAACAATGAGCGAACAACTCAAATCCGAATTCTTGCGCGTCCATATCGCAGGAGCAGTGTACTGTATTACCGATATGATAGTATTCGATGTCCTCAAAAAGATTGGCGACCAGTATTACTTGCATATGTGTATTCAGATTAACGAGTTTGATGAGAAAAACTTTCTCTTCCGCTGGGATGAGATTCCAAATGATGTATCTGATATATACGAATACGTCAAGTCCACCTCAATTATTGAGGCAACACCTAACGGTCCATATACTCTATACGGCGATCACATTGCAAGGCGTAACAGCCATAAATACACACTGATAAATTTTCCTAACGATCCATTCGAAATCATCGAATTAGATGTAGAATACTGTGAACTAGACGATGAAAACATCGAATTCATTGCAGAGATTGCCGAAACCATGCGTAGTGTTAAAGTGTTGTAAAATAGTCATAAAAATAATGTAAATAAAAATGCCAGATATATTTTTGGCATTTTACACCTTTTAACATTTACACCTTTTAACATTTAAAACGCCGACTATTAATTCTTATAGTTCTTATTTTTTCTTATTATCTTTTTCTTCATATTCTTTCATATTCTTATTATTATATTATCATATTCATATTCTTTCTTCATATTCTTTCATATTCTTCATAACCTTCTTGTCTTTAGAGTAATATGATTTTGTCTTATTATTCTATGGAGATGCATCATACTAATATTTATATCTTTGAATTTGTTTTTTATGTTTGTCAATAACTCTTGCATTGTAATAGTTTTATTGTTTTTGATTTCACCTAATATATATTTGATATGTGTCTTCTTTACTTTGTAAGCAACAGGATATCTATTATGTCTTTTTATTGAATGTTCTAATTTATATTTTCTTACCCATCTCATAAGACTTCTTGGAGAACATTTGAATATATTACAAGTATTTATTTGTGTATCTTTATCTTCTAAATAGTATTTTACTGCCGATAGTTTATAGTCTTTACTCTTATGTTTAGGCATAAAAATATTTAAAGTTATGTACTATATAATAGTATGATAAAGTATCATAATGACTGATAAAATAGACATTAATGAATATCATAAGGTTGTAGAAGAAAATGCTACACTCAAAAAAACAATAGAAGAATTAGAGGAAAGACTAAAAACGTATACTAATAATCATAGACATAAAAAATATTATGAAAAAAATAAGGATACTATAAAAGAGAAGGCAAAGGAATATACTCAACGAATGAAATTAGAAAATCCTGAAAAGGTGAAAGAATGGAGTCATAATGCTTACCTAAATCAAAAGGCAAAGAAGACACAACAAGTTAGTCAAAGTATTGTCTAACACCTTTTTTATCAAATACATATAATTCAAAATTATATCCAGCATCAATACACGCTTGTTTTTTCAAAGGAATATCTTCAATATCCTTCTTATAAGTCCATGTTGATTTTACTTCATAAATTGTATTTGTTTTAGGAATATATACATCACAATAGTATCTACATTTTTTATCATTTTTATTATACCATATATCAGGCACTTCAGTTCTTTTAGTTATAATATCATCAAATGTATAACCTTCTTTTACAAGCATATCTAATAGCAAAGGTTCATATCCTTGTACTTGTATAGTATTATTGCAAGGAAATTTGAAAGGTTTTAACTTAAAGGAGTTCTTAAATTGTTTTTCTGATATTTCAGCATTTTGTGCTGGACGTTCAACACCATATCTTTCCTTACAAGTCTTTATTGATTTTTTCAGGATAATTTGTGATTGTTGAGGATAACTTACACCATAATTAAATAAACAAGAATGTATTTTTTTCTCTTTAATTTGTTGGGATTGTGAATTATGTTCTACACCATATCTATCTAAACATGTTTGTTTTATTTTTGATTTTACCTCTGGTATATACATTTGGTGAATTACACCATATTTTTGTATAATAGATTGTTTCTTTTTTTCTTTAATATTATTACTTTGATTATGACTTTCATAACCATATCTTTCCAAATTAACTTGTTTTATTTTATCTTTTATCTCTTTACTTTGTGCAGGATTTTCTACACCATATCTATATATACAGGTTTGTTTTATTTTTGATATGCTTTTTTGTATAGAACACATCGCACAATATCCTCCATTATTCCTTGATAACATTCTAAATGTTTTATTGTGTGTATTACCACAATAGCATACAAACTCTATTCTTATATCTCTATTGTATTTCTCAATCTTCTCAAAATCTACTATGCACTTATCTCTTTCACATATCTGTTCTAATAATTCCCTATTATATTTGACCTTTGTTGTCATATATTACACTATTGTTATATTATAAGTTGTATATAACTTATATCAATTTTTATGTTTATGCGTAAAAACATATAAAGATTATTTTATATACATATTATAGGAAGATATGTCTAAAAAGAAAAGGAAGAAAGATGTACCTATACAAGAGACTGAAACATTTGATTATATGAAAACCATCAAAACTAATTTATTGAATGTTCTTAAGGATGATAGTATATTACCAATCATACAAGACCTTGTAATTAGAACAAATAAAATTGTCATACATACTTGTCAATTTATAAAACTATATTGCATTCATCTATTTGATAATAATATACAACTACCGACAATTGATAAAAAGTTCATTAGTAATGTTTTCATTATAATCACAAAGCGTAATGATAAAAGGGGTAGTTTGTCAGAAGATAGATACAATGATGAAATGAAAAGAATGAAAATATTCTATGAAGAGCATTATAAACAATTACTATATGACAATGAAGTTATATACTATGATAAACTATCATACATATTAGCATATGAAGCAATTGACATAGAAACCAATATAAATACTAATATCAAAGAACATTTTATTACACATCTTCGTAAGTTTGTGAATATCACTTTTAACCTACAACAACAAAAAGATGAAATAAAAAAACTAAAAGATAAGTCTATTAGAGATGAAAAATATAAGGCAATTACTGATGAACTTGATAAAATAAAATATGACTTGTTATCATTATCAAACGACTTCAAATCTGATAGTAAATACCATGAATGGATTAAAGAGCAAAGAAAATATGTATTACCTGATAAAAAGACTTTTGATAAAGATAGTATTCATTATGATTTATGTTCTAATACTCAAGATTATTTGAAAGGATATATTTATATGAATAAACAACTTGAAAATTTAAATGATGAAAATATTAGATTATTTAATGTTTTACCATTACGAAGTAATATTGTTCCTAAACATATATGTATTGATACTTGTGGTCTAATTTCTAACTTTCTTGGTGATGAAAGTACAACTCCTTATTACAAGAATTATAAGCAAAATGATAATCAGCATAAATTATGGGATAGGTTCTTCAATTTGAAAGATAAAATATTCAAAAAGAAGCATTATATTTTTAACTATATGATTAAGACGGATGCTGTTGCTGTAAGTATTTTGTTTATTCGTTTAGACAATAATAACAAACCTTTGAAATATAATCCTTGTCAAACAAAACCAGAAGAAAATATTAAATATATAGAATATGAAATCATTACAGATGAAATACGTAATAAAAAGGTTGTATGTATTGACCCTAATTATAGTGATTTAATTTATTGTGGAAGCAGAGATGAAAATGGTAAATTGCAAACGTTTAGATATACTCAAAATCAAAGAAGACTTGATACAAGAATAAAGAAGTATAATAAAATGTTAGACCAGTTCAATAAACAAACTACCATTCAAGGACATAGTGTCAAAGAGTTGGAAACATTTTTAAGTCATTACAATAAGAAAACCTGCAACTATGATAGTTTCAAAGATTATATAACACAAAAAAATAAATTAAACTATTTATTATATTCACATTATGAGAATAAATTGTTTCGAAAGCTAAAATTAAACATTTATATAAACACACAGAAAAGTGAAAGTAAAATGATAAAGAACTTTAATAAAAAGTTTGGAATCCCTGATAATACATTATGTATTATGGGAGATTTTGATAAAGGTAATCAACATATGAAAGGTTTAGAACCTGTCATTTGTAAAAGATTTAGAAGACTGTTTAGAAACGCAGGTTATAAAACATATATGATAAACGAGTTTAGAACATCTAAACTATGTAATTGTTGTCATAAAGAAATAGAACCATT